CATCTGTACCGCTAGTTCCTGAAGTTCCACTTGTTCCTGAAGTTCCATCTGTACCGCTAGTTCCTGAAGTTCCGTCTGTACCGCTAGTTCCTGAAGTTCCACTTGTTCCTGAAGTACCATCTGTACCGCTAGTACCTGAAGTACCACTTGTTCCTGAAGTACCATCAGTACCTGAAGTTCCTGAAGTTCCATCTGTACCACTTGTTCCTGAAGTACCATCTGTACCGCTAGTACCATCTGTACCGCTTGTTCCTGAAGTTCCGCTTGTTCCTGAGGTACCTGAAGTACCGGCAATAACCCAATTTGTTCCATCACTTGTTACTTGAATACTAGCTAAATTAGTAAGAGTTTGAGTACTAATACCATCAATAGTTTGTCCTCCAGTTGTGTTTACAGTTATAGAACCGTTACCTGAGTTTTTAATTATATATGATTTACCTTTAATACCTGATGCGGTAGGTAAGGTAATATTGAAAGTTCCACCTGTTGCTTCGACAAAATAATCGTTTATGCCAATAGTATATCCGTTAGATACTTGAGTTAACGGGAAAGTAGCCCCGCCTAAGGAAATTATACCCGACCTTACAACTAATTCATTTGCCATGTTAAATTTTTTTTATTTTTTTTATTTTTTTTTATTCTATAATAAATATCACTTTATTTTAAAAATCACACTAAGGTTTGTTATTAAAATATTATTCTTGTACCACCAATTACATCCCACGTTCCTGATGAAATTTCAACAGTCAATGTTACGTTAGTTCCGTCATTACTTACTAAAAACTTAATACTATCTGTTTTTCCACCAATATCAGGTGTTGATAAATCGGTTAATGTTGCTAATGTTGAATTCCATATAACTATAACAGTCCCCGCTCTTGAGTTTTGTGAATCGTTGTATACAACATAATCAAATTGTAAACTTCTACCTGATACAACAAAAACTTGTTCTATTATATGAGAACCTGTTGTTAATGAAGGACTTTGAGCAGATTGAATATACTCATTACCTAATTGGTAAGTATCACCAGTTATCGATAATGTTGTACCATCAAAAGTTAAGTTTTCTTGAGCAATTGCGGAATTTGTAGACGAACCTGACGCGGTTAACATTCTATAATCGGCAGGGGTTGAAATTGTATTAAATCCCGTTCCTGAAGTACCTGAAGTTCCACTTGTTCCTGAAGTTCCATCTGTACCTGAAGTTCCACTTGTTCCGTCTGTACCTGAAGTCCCTGAAGTTCCGTCTGTACCTGAAGTTCCACTTGTTCCGTCTGTACCTGAAGTTCCTGAAGTTCCATCTGTACCTGAAGTTCCACTTGTTCCGTCTGTACCAGAAGTTCCTGAAGTTCCATCTGTACCGCTAGTTCCTGAAGTTCCACTTGTTCCGTCTGTACCTGAAGTTCCACTTGTTCCATCTGTACCTGAAGTTCCTGAAGTACCATCTGTACCTGAAGTTCCTGAAGTGCCATCTGTACCTGAAGTTCCACTTGTTCCTGAAGTTCCACTTGTTCCGTCTGTACCTGAAGTTCCTGAAGTACCATCTGTTCCTGAAGTTCCACTTGTTCCGTCTGTACCAGAAGTTCCTGAAGTGCCATCTGTACCTGAAGTTCCACTTGTTCCTGAAGTTCCACTTGTTCCGTCTGTACCTGAAGTTCCTGAAGTACCATCTGTTCCTGAAGTTCCACTTGTTCCGTCTGTACCAGAAGTTCCTGAAGTTCCATCTGTACCGCTAGTTCCTGAAGTTCCACTTGTTCCGTCTGTACCATTTACACCTGAAAGTCCTGAAGTACCGCTAGTTCCTGAAGTGCCATCTGTACCGCTAGTTCCTGAAGTTCCGTCTGTACCGCTTGTTCCATCCGTACCACTTGTTCCTGAAGTACCATCAGTACCTGAAGTTCCACTTGTACCATCTGTACCGCTAGTTCCTGAAGTTCCACTTGTTCCTGAAGTACCATCTGTACCGCTAGTTCCTGAAGTTCCGTCTGTACCGCTTGTTCCTGAAGTACCATCAGTACCTGAAGTTCCACTTGTTCCATCCGTACCGCTAGTTCCTGAAGTTCCATCCGTACCGCTAGTTCCTGAAGTTCCACTTGTTCCATCCGTACCGCTAGTTCCTGAAGTACCATCTGTACCGCTAGTTCCTGAAGTTCCGTCTGTACCGCTTGTTCCTGAAGTACCATCAGTACCTGAAGTTCCACTTGTTCCATCCGTACCGCTAGTTCCACTTGTTCCATCCGTACCGCTTGTTCCTGAAGTACCATCAGTACCTGAAGTTCCACTTGTTCCATCCGTACCGCTAGTTCCTGAAGTTCCACTTGTTCCTGAAGTACCATCTGTACCGCTAGTTCCTGAAGTTCCGTCTGTACCGCTTGTTCCTGAAGTACCATCAGTGCCTGAAGTTCCTGAAGTACCATCTGTACCACTTGTTCCATCTGTACCGCTAGTTCCTGAAGTTCCGTCTGTACCGCTAGTTCCTGAAGTTCCGTCTGTACCGCTTGTTCCTGAAGTACCATCAGTACCTGAAGTTCCACTTGTTCCATCCGTACCGCTAGTTCCTGAAGTACCGCTTGTTCCTGAAGTACCATCTGTACCTGAAGTTCCGCTAGTCCCTGAAGTACCATCTGTACCAGAAGTTCCACTTGTTCCGTCTGTACCTGAAGTTCCTGAAGTACCACTTGTTCCTGAAGTACCATCTGTACCTGAAGTTCCTGAAGTTCCTGAAGTTCCATCCGTGCCTGAAGTTCCTGAAGTTCCACTTGTACCGTCTGTACCGCTAGTTCCTGATGTACCATCCGTACCTGAAGTTCCACTTGTTCCATCTGTACCAGAAGTTCCTGATGTTCCACTTGTTCCGTCTGTACCGCTAGTTCCTGATGTACCATCTGTACCTGAAGTTCCTGAAGTACCATCTGTACCTGAAGTTCCTGAAGTTCCTGAAGTTCCATCCGTGCCTGAAGTTCCTGAAGTTCCGTCTGTACCTGAAGTTCCACTTGTTCCTGAAGTCCCGTCTGTACCTGAAGTTCCACTTGTTCCTGAAGTCCCGTCTGTACCAGAAGTTCCTGAAGTACCATCTGTACCGCTAGTTCCTGAAGTTCCACTTGTTCCTGAAGTTCCACTTGTTCCTGAAGTTCCACTTGTTCCTGAAGTACCATCTGTACCAGAAGTTCCTGAAGTACCATCTGTACCGCTAGTTCCTGAAGTCCCATTTGTACCACTATTTCCATCAACACCACTTATTCCAGATGACCCTGAAGTACCATCTGTACCTGAAGTTCCTGAAGTTCCATCTGTACCACTTGTCCCTGAAGTTCCATCTGTACCGCTTGTCCCTGAAGTTCCATCTGTACCTGAAGTTCCTGATGTTCCATCTGTACCGCTAGTTCCTGATGTACCATCCGTACCTGAAGTTCCTGAAGTTCCACTTGTTCCTGAAGTTCCGTCTGTACCACTTGTACCTGATGTACCAGCAATTGCGCCAACGGAAGTTAATACAAACGAATAATATGAATTACCTTCAGTGTAATAAACAACGGAATGTACGTTTGAATCGTTATTATTTAAATATAACCTAACAATCATTCTATTTGTTGGGTCAATTGTTGTTGTTGGTAAAATAATATCAACATTGACTTCAACTGGAACTATATTACTAACCCAACCAATTAAGGAAACGTTAGAGGTTATGGTTGTCCCAATAGGGGTTCCAGTAGAATCGGCTAATTGTATTTCAACATAAGCTTGAATAGTATCATTACTTGCATTTTTTAAGTAATGTATATGAAATCTTTGTACTCCACCTGGAATAACCGAAAAACCTAACTGAGGCGTTATGTATTGTGAAACTAATTTATTTTGTTCGTCTCCTGTTAAATTAGTATTTAGTGTTTGTTGAGGACTATTTGGCATGGTTGATAAAACTTTATAACCAGAGATATCACTATTTTGGGATTGATTGAAATAATATACTTGTCCTGCGGATATTCCATTATTACCTGAAGTTCCACTAGTTCCTGAAGTTCCAGTTGTACCGCTTGTCCCTGAAGTACCATCTGTACCACTAGTTCCTGAAGTTCCGTCTGTTCCAGACGTTCCTGAAGTACCATCTGTACCACTAGTTCCTGATGTACCATCTGTACCTGAAGTTCCGTCTGTTCCAGAAGTTCCTGAAGTACCATCTGTACCTGAAGTTCCACTTGTTCCGTCTGTACCACTAGTTCCTGAAGTTCCATCTGTACCGCTAGTTCCTGATGTACCATCTGTACCTGAAGTTCCACTTGTTCCGTCTGTACCTGAAGTTCCGTCTGTACCACTAGTTCCTGAAGTTCCATCTGTACCGCTAGTTCCTGAAGTGCCATCTGTACCGCTAGTTCCTGAAGTTCCTGTTGTACCACTTGTTCCTGATGTACCATCTGTACCGCTAGTTCCTGAAGTTCCTGTTGTACCACTAGTTCCTGAAGTTCCTGTTGTACCACTAGTTCCTGAAGTCCCATTTGTACCACTATTTCCATCAACACCACTTATTCCAGATGACCCTGAAGTACCATCCGTACCTGAAGTTCCTGAAGTTCCACTTGTTCCCTCTGTACCGCTAGTTCCATCTGTACCACTTGTTCCATCCGTACCAGAAGTTCCGTCTGTACCGTTAGTCCCTGATGTTCCATCTGTACCTGAAGTTCCTGATGTTCCATCTGTACCGCTAGTTCCTGAAGTACCATCTGTACCTGAAGTTCCATCTGTACCGCTAGTTCCTGAAGTTCCGTCTGTACCGCTAGTTCCTGATGTACCATCCGTACCTGAAGTTCCTGAAGTTCCACTTGTTCCGTCTGTACCGCTAGTACCTGATGTGCCATCCGTACCTGAAGTTCCTGATGTTCCATCTGTACCTGAAGTTCCTGAAGTTCCACTTGTACCTGAAGTACCTGAAGTTCCTGAAGTTCCGTCCGTACCTGAAGTTCCATCTGTGCCGCTTGTACCTGAAGTTCCGTCCGTACCTGAAGTACCATCTGTACCGCTTGTACCTGAAGTGCCAGATGTTCCTGAAGTACCACTTGTTCCATCTGTACCAGAAGTTCCTGAAGTTCCGTCAGTACCACTAGTACCTGAAGTTCCATCCGTACCTGAAGTACCCTCTGTACCTGAAGTTCCATCTGTACCACTTGTCCCTGAAGTTCCTGAAGTTCCTGAAGTACCATCTGTGCCACTTGTTCCTGAAGTACCACTTGTTCCTGAAGTCCCACTTGTTCCTGAAGTACCACTTGTTCCTGAAGTACCAGTTGTTCCTGAAGTTCCATTTGTACCACTATTTCCATCAACCCCACTTATTCCAGACGAACCTGAAGTTCCGTTTATACCTGAAGTTCCATCTGTACCACTAGTACCACTAGTACCCGAAGTACCTGTTGTACCTGAAGTTCCATCTGTACCACTAGTACCCGAAGTACCTGTTGTACCTGAAGTTCCATCTGAACCACTAGTACCCGAAGTACCAGAAGTCCCATCTGTACCACTAGTACCCGAAGTTCCTGTTGTACCCGAAGTACCTGTTGTACCTGAAGTTCCATCTGTTCCTGAAGTTCCATCTGAACCACTAGTACCCGAAGTGCCTGTTGTACCTGAAGTCCCATCTGTACCACTAGTTCCTGAAGTTCCTGTTGTACCTGAAGTTCCATCTGTTCCTGAAGTTCCATCTGAACCACTTGTTCCTGAAGTACCATCTGTTCCACTTGTTCCTGAAGTTCCATCTGTTCCCGAAGTTCCATCCGTACCACTAGTCCCCGAAGTACCTGTTGTTCCGCTTGTACCCGAAGTACCTGTTGTACCGCTTGTACCTGAAGTTCCATCTGTACCTGAAGTTCCTGAAGTTCCACTTGTTCCGTCTGTACCGTTATCTCCATCAACACCACTTATACCATCTGTACCCGAAGTTCCATCTGTACCTGAAGTTCCATCTGTACCTGAAGTACCAGAAGTTCCGGCCGTACCTCCACCACCAGTTATAATTAAACCTATTGACCCACCACTTAAATTAACAACAGTTGCTCCTGTAACATTTATTGATGTAACACCTGTTACACTAGTAGTCCCATCTCCAACGGTAAGAGGACTTCCTCCTCCAGAAGTAAATCCTGTAATGTCAACCGTTTTATTATCAGAACTATTAAGTGTTAATGTTTGAGAACCAGTATTATAAGTTCCACCGGTAATTGGCGCAGTAAATCCTGATATGGTAATTGTACCACCAGTATTATTATATAACTCTAAGTTTGATGTTCCTGAATAATATGTTCCTCCAGTTATTTGAACATCACTTCCCCAAAATATTCTCCATCTAGCATTGTCTCTTGTTATACCGTTAACACCTTCAATTGTTGAGCCAGTCCACGCATTAATAAAATTTTCACCATCAGGTGTTGAATTTATAGCATAATAACCTGATTCTATGTCAACAATATCACCACTATTTAGAGCGTTTGTCCAAAGTTGGTCATAATTTGGGATTGTGTATTGATAGACAGTTTCTGTTTCTTGAACAAAAACTTGCATACCTAACCTTCTTTTACCTGTAGATATTCCATCATTAAAGAGGTTGAGTTGATTAATTATTGGTAACCCACCATCACTACCGCCATAAACAAAACTAATCGGAATTGAATTTCCTGAAAATTCAATAAGACCTCCCGCAGCTAAATAAGTGTCAGGAATTGTCCAATTTAAATTTTCAAGGGTATAAACCTCCATGTAACCACCAATGGCGTTTACACTAAACGAATCGCCAAAAGTACTAGTTCTTTCAACTGATACTGGTCCACTGATTAGTACACCTGATGTTGGATTTTTATATTCGAAACTCATTTTTTTAGTCTATGATAAATACTTAATTTTTTATATTATTTTATTTTTTTTTAATTAAATAAGTGTCCCCCCTTGAAAATAATAATCGTTCGCACCTGGAGATAATTGGAAATTAGTGTTACTAAATGAACTATATAACCTATAAGTCCCTGCTGGTATATTAGTAGACCCTGAATAATTAACTAATAAATTATAATACGATGAGGTCATAGTAACATTTGTAGAAACTGAAGACGTAGTACCAAATTTAATTGTTGATTGTTTAAATCCACCAGTCGCTCCTGTAGAAATTAACCATACAAACCATGCACTTCCACCACTTACAGTACCGGCCGGAACTCTAGTTGTTTGAAATGCGTAAGCCACAATTGGGTTACCGTACGCGTCGTTTCCACCAGATGTTGCTGAAATATCGGCAGTAATAATTCCAGCTTCTTGTCCAGTCCATCCACTCCACGCAATCCATTTATTTAATTGAGTATCAAATGTTGCTTGTACTGTTGAAGGTGCAGTTGGAACTGTATTATATCCTTTCCAAGTTGAAGCTGGGGCAGATTGCATATATGCCGATAACGGAACTCTAACATTATTCATATCCATAAATAAATAAGCTCTTAACCCTGGTGTTGTAGGTGTTGGGGTAACCGTAATTGTAGGAGTTATTGTAATTGTCGGTGTTATCGAACTTGTAATTGTTGGTGTAATTGACGGGGTTAACGATATTGTAGGAGTGTTTGTCGGAGTTTCAGTAGGCGTTATTGAAGGGGTCACTGATATTGTTGGAGTAATGGTTATTGTTATTGTAGGAGTTATTGTTGGCGTAATTGACGGTGTAACAGAAATTGTTGGTGTTGTTGTAGGAGTTATTGTTGGAGTAACTGTATTAGTAGGAGTAATTGTAGGAGTGATTGTCGGTGTTAACGATATTGTTGGCGTTATTGAAGTTGTAATTGTTGGCGTTATCGAAGGCGTAATTGAAGGGGTAACTGTTTTAGTTGGAGTTATTGTTGGCGTTATCGAAGGCGTAATTGACGGTGTAACAGAAATTGTTGGAGTAATTGTTGGTGTTATTGAAGGTGTTATTGTTGGCGTTAACGATATTGTTGGAGTTATTGTTGGTGTTATTGTTGGTGTTATTGAAGGAGTAACTGTATTAGTAGGGGTTACTGTTGAAGTTATTGTTGGTGTTATTGTTGGTGTTAATGATATTGTTGGTGTTATTGTTGGAGTTATTGAAGGGGTAACTGAAGATGTGATTGTAGGCGTTACAGTATTTGCCGGAGTATTTGTCGGAGTTTCAGTAGGAGTTTCAGTAGGGGTTATTGAAGTTGTTATTGTAGGAGTTACAGTAGACGTAACAGTTGGTGTAATTGTTGGAGTTATCGTATTTGTAGGAGTAATGGTTGGTGTAACGGTAACTGTTTTTGTAGGAGTTACTGAAGTTGTAATTGTAGGCGTTACAGTATTTGTTGGAGTATTTGTCGGTGTTATAGTTGGGGTTAACGATATTGTTGGGGTGACTGTTGAGTTAATAGTACTTGTAGGCGTTCTAGTCACTAAACAAGGGTCATATGTTGTTGTAACACTAGGTGTTACTGTTGGAGTAGGTGTTGGAGTTTTTGTTGGGGTTGTAGTTGACGTTGGAGTCGGAGTAGGTTCAAAAACATTTAAAATATATGAACAATCACTTCTACCTGATACTCCATGTACCAATATGGTATAGACACCATAAACATCTCTTGGTGGTGTTAACAGACAAGGTTCAAAAGTGTAAGGGAGAGTAACATTTCCTAAATTTAAAACAACAGATTCTCTTGAAGGGTTAAAAATAATTTGAGCACTTTCACCAGAGTAATTAACACTACTAATAATAATATCTTGGTCGCAAGAATTAACTAAACTTTCAAAAAGATTGTATGTTATTTGTCTAACCACTTATATTTTATGTAAATAAAAGAAATAGCATTATTTTGCACCTCCAATATAAATACAAGTGATAAGATTTTTATATTAGTAAGTATTAATCATTTTTAATTTTTGATTAAGATTAACCGTTATAATTATTATGGACAATCGTAAGAATTGATAATTTCTCCATTCGATGATGTTCCACCAGATGATATTAGAACTGAACGATAAAAACTAGAATCATCTGATAATAAATGCCATAGATTATCTCCCGAATATATTGAAGTTAAACTTGGATTAATATAAATTATCTTTCCTGTGATTGAACCTCCAACAGGGGGCGCTAACCACACATCTAATGTTACGGTTCCACCTATACAAGCATCCATATTAACCATAAACCCATTCTCATCTAACGTATAATGTATTGCCGGTTGCGTTGGAGTTGGAGTTATTGTTGGTGTTTGTGTAGGAGTTTCAGTCGGAGTTTGTGTCGGAGTTTGTGTCGGAGTTTGTGTTGGGGTTTCAGTTGGGGTTTCAGTCGGAGTCTCAGTTGGAGTTTCAGTCGGAGTTAATGTTGGTGTTATTGAAGGGGTAATTGTAATTGTCGGAGTTATTGTTGGTGTCACAGAAATGGTTGGAGTTATTGTTGGTGTTACAGAAATGGTCGGAGTATTAGTTGGAGTTTCAGTTGGTGTTTGTGTCGGAGTTTCAGTAGTAGTTGGAGTTAATGTTGGAGTTACTGTACTGGTTGGAGTTAATGTTGGAGTTACTGTACTGGTCGGAGTTGGCGTTAAACATATGGAGTATGACCCAATTGTTTCACCACCATTATCTAATTCTATAACAATTCCATTGTTACTATAAAATCCTGCAATTACCGTAGAAATAACCTCATTAGCATCATTATAAAAAATTAAATTTTCATCAAAATAAATTTCATCACCATAAATGGTTGTTGTGGTACTTCCATAACAAGCTAAATTACTAGTTATTCCACTAATAACCGTAAAACCAAACCTTAAATTTGTAGGTGTAATTGTTATTGTCGGAGTAATTGTTGGTGTTATTGTTGGAGTAATTGTTGGTGTTATTGAAGGGGTAACCGAAATTGTTGGAGTAATTGTTCTAGTTATTGAAGGCGTAACTGTTGGTGTTATTGAAGGGGTAACCGATATTGTTGGAGTAATTGTTGGAGTAATTGTTGGAGTAACTGTCTTAGTAGGAGTTATCGTAGGTGTCACCGTATTAGTAGGGGTAATCGTATTAGTTGGAGTTAATGTTGGGGTTGGGGTTATTATACCAATACAACCATTAGGGTCATCAGAAATAATTTCTCCAGTTCCTCCAGAAACAAAATACCACGCGGTACCATTAGAATAATAACCATCAGGAGCGAAAACAGTTAGGAATTTATCGCTATATAAAATTTCATAAATGTTAGGACCTGGAGCATTTCCTGGTGCAGTATACACACTTGTTGACGCTGACCAATAATTATTACAAGCCTCATATGTTGTTAAACTATCATAACCTAATTGATACTCATAATATATTGGAGTTGATGTTGGAGTTAAAGTCGGGCTTGGTGTTAAAGTTATTGTTGGTGTTATAGTCGGTGTCGGAGTTAAAGTTATTGTTGGAGTTAAAGTTGGAGTGATTGTAGTAGTTACAGTAGGAGTTGGGGTAACATCTGGAGAATATACGCAAGAAATATCGTAATTAATTTTTAAATTAATTTGTAAATTAATTGCCGCGTCTTCATAACATCTGATTTTTACATCAAAGGTATTTTCAATAATATTGACATCTACTTTGCTAACAATCTCAAAAGATTCAATAGCGTCTTTAACATTTTCAGCCCAAACATTATCAGGCGGATAGTCATTTAAAGTATCCCCACTATAAAAAAGAAGTGATACATACTCTGTATTAAGAAAAACCTCTACGTAAAATAAAGTTTTATTTAAAATACATCCTATATCATTTGAAGTTAAATCAAAATACCCTTCAACAACCATCTGTTCCGCACTTCTTTTTAAAATTTGGCCGTCATTTGTAAAAACCGAGTTACATATTTCAAAAGTACCCCCACTTGATATAATCATATCACCTAAGATTTGAGCACTAGCTGAAGTTGTACATCCAATACCATCAGTAACAAAAACAGTATAAGTTCCGGCGGTTAAATTTGTTGCGGTAATTCCAGTATATCCGTTACTCCATAAAATAGTAAAAGGAGTGTCTCCATTTGTTATATTAACGGAAGCGGTACCATAACCTCCACCATAAGCGTTGGTTGTGGTTATAAATGTACTAGTAACATTTGCCCCATTAATTTCAAAACTTTTACTAATAACACAATTTAAAGTTGTATCTGTTACAGAAACTGTGTAGTTTCCAAATGGTAAATTTTCAAAAGTTGCAATATTTGACGGACTAAAAATTCCCCCTTGTCCTGAAACTTCATAATTAAATGGTCCAATTGCTCTTGAATCTAATTCTATTTTAACAATTCCATCAGTCCCTAAACATGTTGTTCCTGTTGTAGTAAAACTAAAATCAAACAATGTATTGGCAGATACTGTAATAGGATATGAATATGTACACCCTCCACCACCAACAAATAAAGTATAATTACCACTAGTAATATTTGTAAAAACATAACTACTACTTGAAGTTGTAAAAGTTTGACTTATTGTACCCCCAGTTAAAGAGTACGTATATGGCCCAGATGAGCCAAATAAAAACACTTCAATTGACCCTGTTGGTATGGTACAATCCGGATTTATAACGTTAATATTACCAACTGTTATTGCCCCAGGGATAAACACATTAGTACTAGTATTAAATTTACATAACGCAGCGTCAGTAACTTCAATAGAAAAATTTCCTGAAGGTATGTTGTAAAACGTTTCAGTGTTGCTAAATGATATTTTAACTTCTCCTGTTGATGCGGAATAATAATATGGTGTGGTTCCTCCAGTTATTGTAACTGTTACTTCGCCATCATTTGCCGAACAACTTGGAGGTATTGATATTATACTCCCTAAACCTAATTGACCGACAGTGCCTACAACAACCCCTTTATTTAAAAAACAATTTGCGGAATCTCTTACTGTAACGTTATAATTGCCAGCGTTTAAATCAATTAATGAAGAATTAGTACTACCATCATTCCAAAGATACGTAAACGGAGCAACCCCCGTTAACCCAGTTATATATATTTTACCAGAATTAGTTATACATGAAGAATCGTTCACTATATAAAACCCATAATCAATTGGAATACTTTCTTTAATTATAAAAGATGGAGTTTCCCCAATACACCCAGTTCCATCGTCAATTTTTATGTAATATACACTAGCCGGTAAATTATTAAAATTTGCAAATTGGTCAATTGTTTGAACTGACGACCTAAAACCAAAAACCGCATCATATAATGAATAAGTTAAAACATTAGTACCAAAATTATTGGCTTGAACTAAAACCCCACCGTTATTAAGGTTACAGGTTGTGTTATCAACAGTTATAATTGTACCAGTAGTTCCAGTGGTTAATGTAAATTGTTGAGCATACTGCTGACCATCTGAAGGGTCAAATAATGTAAAACTATAAAACTCTGGATTTAAATTTTCTAACCTATACGTTGTTGGTTTTCCGGCGTAAGTTATAAATCGACTTTCAGGTATTAAATATTGAGGAGACAACCAAGTTATTTGAACACTAGTTGTCGGCCCAATACCTAATTCTAAATTAAAAACCCCAGAACTAGTTCCAGAACAATCACCAGTGTATGTTACTACATAACTAAACGCCATAATTTATATACTAAATATTTTTACAAATGAAAAGTTTATGAATAAAGATAATTCAAAATTTATTTCAGCATCATTAGTACCGCAAACAGAATTAAAAATAACTAAAGTGTTTGAATCGGGCTCATAATATTCATAACCATAAGTTTCATTTAAATTATCTAAAGCTTGTCTCAAATAATTATCATAATTTAAATTCGCATCTGAAAAAGTTGATGCTCCTGGCGGGTATGAAACACCATACCCACCGGTTAACCCATTACCATTAAAAAATGGAACAGATTCAACAATCTCACCTTCAATTTTAATAACTATATTCCAAGTTGTGGTTAAGGTATTAAATTGAATACCCTGAACTAATGTTCCAGAACTTGTTAAAAAATTTTGCCAAACTTGATTTAAAACACCTGAAAAATCTGAAAAATTTACATTTACATTCCATGGATATTTTGAACAAACAACGGTTTGAATTGGACAATCGGTATTGTAAATAGAAACAATTTGTGAACACGGTCTACACGGTATCGGTATTAATTGACAACCCATTTGTCTTCTCCAAGCATATTTTTGTCTATGAAAAATTGAATTTTCAATCCTAACTCCAGTATTCCATATAGTTGTCGCAGGAACCATTTGTTCTATTAGTTTAATCCAATATGAACCTAATCCTTGCACATATTCTATCAAATTATTGTAATTGTAATTATTATTTTGAATACCAACTTCTTTTTCAGATTCTAAATATCTCCAATAAATTGACTGTAATGTTGGATATCCACTTGTCTTACCATCATAACTAAATAACCTATTTCTAACATTAATGGTGTTTAACCAAAATGTTTGAGCGAATTCAAAAAATGTTTTATTTTTTGGTTGAGGGTTAATTACCGTCCAATCAATCCCACCTCTTTTTGGATAATTTGAGTCCGGAGTTGGGTTACAATGTGTTGGGGTTATATAATCTAACCCTTGATTAGGTATTGGATAATTATAAATACGCGACATTGTCCACACATCATAAAGTATTCCTTGAGACGGGTTTAAAAAAACATCCGTATTTTTTACGTTAATAACTAGTTTATCATTAGAAGTATAATAATACGCATTTATATTACCGTCTAAATTTACTCTTTGGCCTGTTTCATAATCAACCCAACTTTTATTATTATCTATTTGAGACCTAATATTAAACCCCAAATTCATATAAGGAAAATATCTAAAACGATTTAAATATACTTCACCATAATTAAATGGCAATAAACTCGTTTGAAAATTAGGATTATTACCAGTAAAAACCGCATTTGTTGGGTTAGTACTTGCAGGGGCTCTGTGTTGTGGGGTTTGTTGATACCATCCACTACCTATTTGATAAAAAAAACTGTCACTATTAACCGGTGACATTGGATATCCATTTTCATCAATTGGGTATTCATCTAAAGTGGAAGTAACGTCCTGAAAAGATAATAATGTAGTGTACCCAGTATAAGTCACTCCAGATATTTTAAAAGTATTACCATCCTCAAGAATAGGCAATTCAGTAACTAATGTTCCTCCAGATATTTTAGCAAATTGTAAATCAAATTGGTTAACATTTATCCTTTGGTCAGCCAAATAAACATATTCATTTATCTCAACTAAAGAATCCGGAGCTCCAATTAATCTTAATAACATTTCAATAGATTTTCTAGTTCCTTTAGATTTAAATAAATGGGCGGAATTTAAAATTAAATTTCTATAATATTGATAATTTAATTCGTCAGGAGTTGTTTCTACAGCGACCCCAGAAAATTGTGATTTATTTGAATTTTGTTTTCCAAATACAGAGCTCAATAATTGGTCGTTAGATATTGGTGAAAAATTTGTACTCCACCCTAAAGTTCTTGATAAATTTTTTAATAATTGCGAAGGTATATCGTCCCCAACATTATAATTAACAGAATTCATGTTAGATAATGCCGAGATAAACTTTTGAGTTTCATCAAAACTTCTACCATAAATTTGTAATATTTTTTCAACTTTTTGGTCTGAAGTGTCAAAATCTTTTAATGCCGCTGTTGTTAAAAAACGAGATATTAAATTTGTTCTATATAAATCAAATTCATCTCCAACATTATTTAAACTAACTAAATAATTGTTAAAATTTTGAGTTATAATATCTAAATTCCAAGGCCCATAAAAAGGCCAGCTTAAAATTTTATTAGAAATATAATATTCCCCATCATCAGTAATACTTGGTATTTTAAAAGTAGCGGTATATTTTGGTGTTACATTTCTATTTAATAAAAAATTTTCAACCTCATCTAAAGTTTCATTAAAAACTTTATTAACTTCAAAATCATTTGGTCGTATAATTAAATTTTTATATGTTACAGTTTCCCCTGAAAAAGGATTACCATTTATATAAATTTTTAAAATACCATTTGTTAATGAAATTGTTGGTACAATTCTAGTTAAATTATAACCTTCATCGTCAACATATAATGAATATTTATTAAAATTAACTGTTAAATTTCTTAAATACGACACTTCAATTTCCCTAAGAGATAAATTTCTTGTGGCGTTTACACTAAAATCAATATCAAAAGGATTTCGTATTTTTTCAATATTTAACTCAAAATTTGTTTCATTAGTTTCCTGGTCAAATATAATATTCATTGCCGTTGCTCCAGTTGTAAAATCAATTCCAAATAAAAGAGATTCTATTGCTCCAGGAAAATAATTAATAATTTTAGTAACTGAAGATGATAATCTTTTAACTAACGAACCGTATTGCGTAAAATTAGTAACTTGACTTAAATCAAAATTTGGATAAACTTTAAAGTTATTTTCAATTAATTCTTTTGATTCCTCAATACTATTAATCCCTAAAGTTTCTAAATTTATTGGACTGGAAAATACACCAATTGAAAAGTTTCGGTCTGTTTTTTCTGAAATGGTTGTAGTAAACACAAAATTTCCTTGTGTAAGACCACCACCTTGAACTGTTTGCATCCCAACTAAATCATCCGAAAATGTACCTTTACCTGAAACTGATTGGGGGATAGAAATGTATTTTTTAACCGCCATTATTTTGTTATATTTGCAAAATTCTTGCTAAAATCAATATTATTATCTCTATTTTCTTTAACCTCATATAATAAAGCATTGTATTGGTCTCTAATCTCATACAAATTATATTGTTTGAAAATATTATTATCAAAATCATACATTGTATAGATTCCATCTTCCATAGATTTTGTTTGGTTACCAAATAACCCAACAGATAATGTTGACATATCATTATCAACAATCTCTATTTCTGTAGTTATTGGATTAAAAAAAGTATTTGTTATAATAATACTTTGATTTGGTTGTCCAATATATGGAATAGCATTTGGTTTATTTGTTGGTGCCGCAGAAGGAGTTAATGTACAAAAAACTAAATTTGTGTTATTATCGGTGTACCGATATCTAATTGCTTTTTGTGAAGAATTAGTTAAATTTTGTATTACTGGCTCACAAAAAAATGATGATGTTATTAATCTAAAAAAATTAGGTATTTTTGTTCCATCATTATTTAAATACTCAATTCTATAACCAACTAAACCTTGACTTATAAAATTATTTCTATATTGTGACGGTACTGAATTTATATCAATAATAATTCCTCTAACATTAGGTAGAGCACTTAAAACACCACAATCTAAAATAAGGCATCTTATCTGCGCGGGTCTAATATATAACGTATAAATTCCAAGTTTATTAAAAATGTCAGTTGGTAAAGTCATATTATATAACCCACCTAAAATTTCAACATTTGCGTTACCGCCAGTGTTTTGATTATTATAATAAGGTCTTAATAACGTCGATGCGTTTAATTTTGTTAAAACAAAGTCATTTGTTTCGTCCCTTGATGGTGTATAATTTAAAATAATTTCTACATCGTCAGGTGATACATCACTAGGTCTTGTTGTTCCGTATGTTCCTACAGCCATAATTTATGTGTTATTAGTTGTTAATATGTTAAAAAATTTATATCCGTATCTAACCAAATCCCCGATATTGTCAACTTCACCTAACCTTTCAATACTTTCAATCCCAGATATTTTTCCTCTCTCAATAAATACATTAGACTGCAATTCTGGCGCATCAATAATATTTAATAATGCCTCATTTTTTGTAATTGCGGAAGAAACTAACCAATCAGACGTAATTCCTGAAGATTCAACAATAAACACTGTAGTCCCGTCTTTATAATCATAATATGTTATTTCATTAATAGTGTACGCGGTATATAATCCATTTCCTCCTACCCCAAAAAATTCACCAACAACCCCCGAACTTCCAGTAACTGGCCCTAATACAAATTTACCCCCAATTAAAGTTGATGTGTTTCCGTATTGAATTAAATCATTTATTGAAGAAGTAGTATAACCAGTGATTATAAATGGTGTTGGTACGTAATTTGAAGAAATATGAGCGTCAACATCATTATTTGAATCACCGGTAAATAAATAATTATACTCTAAAGGAGTTGCGGACCAACTATTCCCTTGTGGAATAAAATAAGCGGTTCCGTTTGGATTATCAACTTGTGCAAGTTTAAATGGCACATGTATTTTTTTTTGAATAATATTTATCCCCCACGGACTCATTCCTGACATTGTTACTAAAAAATCATTTTCAACGTTTTGAATTGCATTACCTCCAGGGGTTTCTCCTTGTGGAACACTATATGTGTGGGTATAATAATTTGGTGGAAAATCGTTTACAGTTTCTATTGGCGTATTATCCCCCCAATCAATTTTATATTCAGAAAACTCAAGATATTTTTTTACTTCCCCTCCAGATGTATTATAAATATTCCAAGTATATGGGTCTTGAAGTGTTGATGTAAATAAAAAATTACCCATATCTTCTTTTTGTGAAATAAACCCATCAAAAACAGAATAATACCCTAAATCAATATTTGTTTCTGTGAATAAAATTGGTATCGTTAACCCAGTTAATATTGACACCCCATTAGTCCCTCCAGATAATATTTGAGTCATTGATGAATACACATAAGTTTCACCCGTAATAAAATCGGTTATTGTTGTAGGTATTACCTCGTCACAACAAGGGTCTGGCTCCGTAGGAATATTATATGTCCCACCAGTATAATAAAATTTAAAAATTTTATTTTTTATATTTTCCGGAGAAATATTTATTTTATAGTATCTGTCGTTCATTTATCTCATTTATTAAGGGGATAATGGATTTAAATACTCATACATTTTTATAGGATTATTTTCAGTTCCAATTCTTTGATTTTCCACATCAAAAACTTGGTAAGTTTTATTATCATAATCAAATACAACTTTATTATAAAAATAATCTTTATCGCTAAATCTCCACCAATTACCAGCATTTAATGGAGAAGAAAATTGTCCTTTATTCATTAATCTAATAAACTGTCCCAATTTCGCATCAAAAAATTTTGCCGACATATAAAATGTATCAATATTGTAAAACTCTTTATCTCTTAACCAATAAAGAAAAAAACCTTCTTTATCCCCAATATAATCCAATTTAAAAATTGGTTTTTTTATTTTTTGAGACGGTAAATATTGTGATAAAAAAACCTCTGTAGTTTCTCCTTGACTAGTCGGAATAATTACCGTAAAATAATTAATCTGATTAGCCCCACTTGTAGTATCATAAAAATCCAATTTAAAAAAAGAATTTGTAAACGACCTTCTTTGATAATACAAATCAGATATTGTAAATGTTTGTTGTATATAACTAGGTAACCAAGAAGTACTAGTTGCCGCGGTAAATGTATTATATGATGGCGTCCCTGAATAAAAATTAAATTCATAATTAATACTAGACTTACCCTCATAATCCGCATGAGCAAACCTAGAAATTTCAAAGTTTTTAGGCGGTCCAATAACCTCTTTAGTTATAATGTCTTGATATTCTTGTATAGAATTTTCCCTATCCAAAAAATCCCATTTTATTTCTATCGGTATAGAAATATTTTTATTAACGTTATTTAATAATATTTTATAGTTATTATTCACAATTATCTGTTATTGGTGAGTTTTCGGATGTTGTCTCATCATACCAATAAGTAGTCCCTTCTGGTATTAATCTAAAAGTAAACGAACTAAATGGATAATGAGCATTGTTTATAAATGGATAATCAACCCCTTTTGAATTTGACTTATTAATACCATATGGTAAAAAATCTCTCCAAATAAATAAATTTTGAGACTTTGAAAAATATGCGTAATTTGGGATATCAACAACAGAACTCTCAGCGGTTTCAATATATTCTGAAAATTCTTTTATTTTTATAGAATAATGTGGGTTATAATAATATCCATATGGATTAAGATTATAAATGGTGTTAGGTGTAAAGGCCGTAACAAAATTTAACCCTGTTGGTATAGGCGTAGTTGGTTGAATATTTGGCATTTGTAAATTAAATGAACTATAACCATCCTCATCAACTCCATCATAAATGGTCGCAGTAATATTTGGGTAAAAACTAAAATTTGCTGGGTTAAAATATATTTTATGATTAACTTTAGAAATTACTTTTTCAATTTGTTCACTTTCATTCCATTCACAAAAATCACCATCAATAATGTCATCTTTTTTAAGTGAGTTAACATAATAAAAAGTTTTATCATTTTTTGTATAACTTGTAAATTCTATATTTGAATGATTTAACCCTCCATTAGATGTTCCCCAAAAAGATTGCGGTAATGGTACTAATCCTTGTTTTGTTTCTCCAGAAAAATTTATTGGAAATTTAACATAAATTGTTTGGTCTTTCATTCCTAAATTAAAATCCCAACCTCTTTTTAAATAGTTTGGGTTAATTCCGTTAGGCCCACCGTAAGTCCACCCTAAATATCCTTTCCAGATTGTTGTTAAAAATAACTCAGAAATTGGTCTTTTTTGATTATCAAAAATATTTGAGGTATTAAAATCTTTATTTAACGTAATATTATATGTTTGAGAACCTTCTTTAATTGAAACTCTTGATTTATAATCAGGCGTTGTTGAAGCACTCTCATACTTTTTATTAACCCCAAAAACATTTTTTTCGAACCCGGTTTTAGTTAAAACAATATCTTCAGAAGGAACTAATATTTTATGCAATCGTACATAATATTTAGAAGTGGTATCACCAGTATTATCAATTGATATTACTCTTTTAGCCGCCCCTTCATTATCTTGATTAAAGGCCGTACCTGTATACCCTAAATTTGCAATATTAAAAACATGCTCATCGGTTCCATATTGTCCATTCCCCAAAGAAAAAACTTGAAATACATTAATACTACTTGAAAAACCAGTATATGGTAATTTATTAGTGTTAATGTCATTACTATTATATATTTTTAACTTAACAAATTCGCCGGGGGTTAACCCATGTTTAACCGGACAAGAAAAACGTATAATTCTAGTTCCTTGATATGTAACATTATCACTACTGCCAACACTAATTCTAAATGGTATACCTTCATTTGCGTTCCAATTTACATCCCCTTTTTGAGCCCCAGTTTCTTTAGGGTCTAAAAAAGCACTCATTTCTAATGTTGTACTACTAAATGGATAAGTTAAATAAAATTCCCAATTATACGTTCCAGCACTTTTAGAGTTAAAAACTATTTGTTCAGTTAAATTTTCAATACCCGGAGCTTTAGTATATCCAGTTACATTATAATCATTTCTAATAAAATCAAATTCATTATATTGCGGAAATCCTGACCAGATAACCGCATTATTTTTACTACCAATTGGAATTGTATTATCATTAAAAACAGAACATGCTAAATAAGACGCTTTATTCTCATTTACATAATATAAGTTATTTTCAAATGGAGGATAATTTGTAGTCCCAGAATAAAAATTTTTAAATAATAAATCTATTTTAAATGTTGGTCTAAAGATTGTGGATAATTCTCTCTCATCATTATATAATTGAACTAAGTCAACATTAGAAACCCTATCATACTGAATTAATTCTTTAACATTTTGTTCAAATGGAATAGGTATAATTAAGTTTGAATTTGGAGCTGATTTATATTTTAAACTCCCTAATAATATTTTTATTCCGTCTCGACTCATTTTAATTTAGTATTTTATATAAAAACATTTTCAGAATTAACCCATTTTTTATTAAATAAATCAATAGCCGTTTTTCCTTTTTTTAATCCAAAATAAAAATAAAAAGGTGTTCCAAACGTTACTAAATTATTGTTATCACTTGGACTAGTTGAATTGTTTTTTGACCATGTACTAACACTATTATTAATAGTAATACCTGTACCTGGTCCTACCGCTACCCCATAAATATAACCCTTAAAAAAATTAGTTTTTGTCTCTATATTTGTTTTAAAAAATCTCGATTGTGTTTCCAACCTATCTAAAGATTGGTATTTATATGAAAAAAATGTTTCGGTGTCTCCAGTTGTTGTTGTAACAAGCCCTGTATACCAATCATTTGTTTCATTACCAAAAATAAATGGTGTGGGTGACGCATCTAACATTTCTTTAATTTCCCATTGATACATAGGGATTTTTTGTGAAAAATTAGATAATTCGTTAAATGCACAAAAACTATTTGGTACGTCTCCATTAATTAATGTTCTACGTGGCGATACTAAATCTCTTATTTCCAAATCAGATTCATAAAACACACCAAAAGTTGGACCAATGTTAGAATAAAATATTGGTTGACTAGTAAATCCAGTATTATTCCCATAATTAGCCTCATCAAAAGGAGATACTCCAACTTGAGAATTAGTAGCGACCATTTGAGCATAATCCCCATCAATATATAATGACCTTGAAAAAAAACCAGTTATTAAAAAACTAAATGATTTTGTAACTGTTCTACTTAATATAAATAAATTAAGTAAAGGTTCAACATCACTAAAACTAGTTTTATTTAAATTAGTAATATTATACCCGTCTAAATCGTCAGACATGACAATCTCTTGTAAATATTTTGACCTAGGTCCCAAGTCCATAATTGTTGTTGGGAATTTAATAAATTTATCGTTTCGACCTCCACCAGGCGACTGATTGTTAATACCTATAAACGCACCATCTTCATTTGTATCACCTTTTAAAAATGGACTTGACCTATAATAAAATTCATTTGTTTTAGAATGTAATCTTACAGTGTCCTTACAATATCTACTATATGGAAAATTCGCACTAAAAAATACACCATATTTTGTTAAATACGGATTTGTTGGGGTTACTTTCTCAAAAATTATACTAGCATTTACAATTTTTTTTGTAAATATCGGAGTAAATACCCTGTCATTTTTAATTGGAAACGCAAATAAAGTACCGTTAATCCAATTATTTCTAAAAACATGACCAAAAACATTTCGACATGCGGCATAATTTACATTTATTCTATTTCTCCATTCATATAAAAGTTCTAAATCTTTAGTTAAAGTCTTCCAAACTTGAGTTATTAATACATAACAACCCCCTTTCATTATTTTATCGGTTACTTCGGTACCAACTCCATTATAAAAACAAGCGTTATTTGGTGGTAAAACCCCAATCGTATTATTGCCAGTTGTGTAACAATCTAATGGAACTAACCCATCGCAAGTTGTGGTTGCAAGTGCACTAGTTGCAAAATTTTCTCCAGCATCGTCTTGTCCTGAAGCAAAACCAATAGGTATTTTTGGAGCTCCTCCTAAAGAAAACGAAAGTCCATTTTCATCAAGTAAATACGCCGTAAAAGATTGATTAGTGTGTAACGTAAAACTACTATTACCCCCATATGAACTATCTACTTTATTTTCAGTAGTTGATGTTGGTAACCTATCAGACCTCATAATTAATTTACTAGTGGCTTCAGTTATTTTAATTTCAATAACATTATCTTTACTATATGTTGGAGAATAATAATACCCCTCGTAAGCCCATTTACCAACACCATTTAAATATTCCGTTTGATTTTGATAACCATTATTTCCTGTGTTATATTTATTTTTAAGTAACATAACCCCACCACCTTCTAAAAATTCATTTGAATAATACCCTCTATTTAATGGTTCTCTATTAATAAAAACAGAATACGCGTCTTTTATTGGGACCCCAGATGCCGTATTTTCTTTATATATCACATTAAAACTTGAAGGAATTCCGTAGTTAGTCCCCATATCAAAAATAGTGGTTCCAGTTTGAGTATGATTTTGATTTGGGAGTAATACTGGTGAAGGAAACTCAGTTTTAGATGAAGTAAAAAATTTCATAGTAAACACTCCTTTTAATGGTGTTTGCCAAGAAATCGCCATTTCTTTTGTAGGTCTATTAACTTTTAAAATAACATCACTTGGTGTTCCATTTGTACCACTATCAAACGTCACTTCAATTTGATTAACAGTTTTTAAAGTAATATTTGGCATAAAAATTATACCAGAACCACTATCAAATGCGTCAATGGACACATTAAATGTTTTATAATATATTTTACCGTCACTATTAATCCAACACACAATTAATTCTTTAGAAAGAGGGTTAAAATCTAAAGAAAACGATGTTACAGTATCAGTTGTTAATATTTCACTACCATTAAAATAAGTTCCAACGTTATCCGCACTTGTAGGACCAAAAGTTTTTACTAAATTTCCATTGTAATCAAAAACACTAAAATATAATGTAGAATCACTAGTTTTTCTATATCCACAAGCGTAAAGATTTACAATGTCTGAAAACCCAACACCAAATGAACGAATTAAATCAGATTCGTTATATATTGTTATTTTTGTTATATCAACAGGGAATGTAGAAATAGGTAAAAACACACTTAAATTTGGAAATGTATCAGGACTAAGTTGACCTGTTACATATCTTTGAGCTCTATTTATAAACATTAATACTGGAACCCCTTGAGTTAGTGGTGTTCCTCCAACACTCATATCTGAATATGATGGAACAGGAAACATTAAAATAATTCCGCTACTGAGATAATCCACTTCAATATCAAAATCAATAAATGAACTATTACCCCCATTATTTAAATAACCAACATCTATTAAACTCTCACCTAAAAAATTAACAGATGGCGTAAGAGTATTAGGAAGACTCACATCAAAATTAGAATTCCAAAAAGATATGTTAAGTTTATTAAGTGATGGGGCACTATAAGAATCTAATTTAACAATTGCAACTTCATCCCATTTAAAAGTTAAAATTTTAATTTTTGAAATTATAATATTAATATTTGGTGGCCTGTCATAATATAATAATTTTGAATTTACAAATGACGTACTTTCATTTCGTATTGTTATTCTAGCAACTGTTGAGGCTGAAGGCGTATATGGTGTATTATCTAAACTATACGCAACTAAAGAATAACTTTTATGCGAATATAACGAATCTCTAATATATGTGTTTCCAATGCCAAAACCAATGTTAGCCCAATAACCATTTGCAACAGCGGTTATTGTTCCATATGTTGCTCCAGTAGTACGATAAGGACGAACCGCATAATTGTAAGGAGCGTTAATATTCATATTACTAGGACTTGGTTTAACACAAGACCCCCATAAATCATAATTCCAACTTGAGCCTGTAGTCGCTACTATCCAAGTCGGATTAAAATCAGCACATGGCCAACACGCTCCACTTCCACCTGGGGCCGCTATTGACAAATCCAACTCAATTTGACGTTTAAATTCTCTAACAAAATTATTAGATTGGTTAGGTAAACAATTTGTTTCTCCATTATAATCTTGAATTGCCTCACTAAATGGTGGAGTACTAATTAAATTATCCGGCTTATAAATATTATTACCTCCAGAAGGGGTAAGTTTATCAAAACTAGAATAATACATTGGTAAATTAGTTGTGTATGAACTAAACGATGCGTTTCCGGAAAACGCTGGTTTAAATCTGAATGAATCATGATAGAGTGTACCACTAGCTTCATTTAAATCAATATCAGGGTCTAAATTACTTGAAATACTATGACTAATACTATTAATATTACCTTTTATTGGGTGATTTAAATAATAATAATCCTCAATTATTAATTGGGAACGTTTCCCCCATTCTTCATCTGAATTATACCCAAATAACCATGATAAATCATATTTGTTTTTTTGTTTTGTTGAATTTGGGTCAACACCTCTAACACATATAACAACACCTTGTTTTTTACCATCAGAAATCGCACCTAAAGAATTAACTGTGAACGCGCTAGATGCTTGATAATCCCAACACCCATAATCCGTTTTTAATATTTCAAACTTATTAGAATTACCTAAATAACGCCTGTTTAACGTTACTTCTGTTTCATTAGGATTACACATTCCTGAAAACGTATTGTAAGTCATTGCAGTAATAACCATAAAATACTCAATATCGGTCGCAAATTTTGCGTACATATCCCCCTGTTCTTGTGGTAAAAAATAATCAACGCCTAACTCTCCGCTACCATCTGGATTTGCATATGTTATATTAATAATAGAATTATTACCAGTATTAATCGCTGTTCCTGTTACACTAAGACTACCATATTGATTTAAGTCGGTAAGACCGTTCAAATTATTATCCCCTGAATTAATAGGATTTTGAAAAGACAATAATTGTCCAGGTTTAAGTTTTTTTAATTGGTCATCATTAAGTAATAATGTTAAAGTATTATCATAATGAAATTTATTAGGTCCCCCATTTAAATCACTACCAAAAGTAACTTTAATACGGTTAACCCCTAATCCATGATAATTATTTAAATTTTCATTAAAATATTTTGATTTAAGATTAAACAAGTTCATTCTTTCACTTATTGGTAAACTTAATGAAAACGCCACTCTTTTATTAATAACAGGATTTTGTGACCTTACACTCCAATAAAAATAGTCAACGTTTTCTCCAATTTGATAAGATTGTGGTACTCTTGTTTTAGAATTTACGAGTAAATTGCTATCATTTTCTATTCCAGAAATTATCGCTGAAACTTTTGTATTTTGTTCCCTATAAAACATTGAAGTCGGTGTCGTACCAATAGTAGCGGTTCCTCCAGATATCACAGGCGCCATTAATAATGTTTTACTAGGAAGATTTGGTATAAAATTCTTTGTTTTGTTAAAAATTAAACCTAATGTAATAGGAGCCAAAAAACTATTTTTATTTAATTGTTGAGCAACTATTTTTTGAACACCAAGTTCAGGGTCATTTTCAACTGAACTTACGTCATTACCAGGAGTTGATTCCCCAACAGAACAATCACAAAGTTCACAATCAGGATATGTTAACATTGGAACTTGAACGTTCTGAAATTTTTTATAAAGGTTTTCTATAAAATCAGCCCAAGCTGTTAAAGCATCGGCAGCGTCATCACACCAAGTAACATTTTGCAAATCTTTAAGAGGATACCAACCGTCATCACAAAATGCTACACAACCCTTATAAACGGCTATATCTATATTTATCGCGGCAAATCCAATACCTCTTAAATTTTCTAATATTATATCATTTATAAAATCACAAATTAATCTTAAAATCTTTACTATAACACGAAGTACAAAACCAAGAAATTGACCAAGAATTTTAACAAGTATACCTACAATGTGAAAAATAAGGACAATAACATTCATTACTATATATGAAACAAGAAGTAAAATTGAAAATAACAAAAATATAATGTCAAATCTATATTGACCATCGTTTACTGGAAATTTATTATTTTCACTTGCACATTCAGAATTAAGAATATGTTTGATAGCGATTTTTCTATTTAATAAAACCCCACTATTATAACTGTCCATCATTTGGGAAACAGTGTAAACTTTATTATATGTTAATTCATAAAAATAATCTTCACATTTAATCGCCACTTCTGGGTCAGGATAATCATTCCAATCAGTACTAAACGAGTATGATTTTTCGGCTAGTGCTGCCGTTTCACTATAATTTAAAAATTCTGGATTAATAACTTGAATTGCTCCATTATTTTCATTAAATGGGTCTTCATTTTCTGTACTCCAATATTCTCTAACATTAGGCACTAAAAAATATCCTCTTTTAATAGGTTCAGATAAAGTATCCCCTTGAGCCCATTTAATTTTAAAACGATATTTTCCTTTAGTTGGAATACCAACGTTTGGGTCAGGAGAAATTACTTGTTCTCCAAATTCATTAGTTATAACATAATCTAAATTCATTGGCACGTCTATCATCCAAGCCCCATTGTCATCAATGACTTGACCACCTTGTTCTAAATCATAAAACTCTAACCCAGGATAACCAGTGTTAGGGTCAATAAATAAAGTTTGTCTTAAAGATTGAATAATCCCTGGTCCGGCAATTAAACTACATTGGTCTCCTAAATTTAACTTTGGTTTACAATTTCTTTTTTGGTAGTCCTCGTCATTACCAGTAATTAACGACCCCATGAATATTGAAGTTGGCGTTATTTGGATTTTAGTTTCTTTTGTTAAATCAAAATCAACTCTATTAACCCCTAAATTACAAATTTCAGGTTGCCCCCAAAGTGGTTGCACATCTACAGCTTTATTTAATGAGATAATTTGAGGTAATTCGTTTAAATTTTCAGACGCATTAAATTTAACCCCCGCCACTTGTCCAGGAGTTGCAATACCCATCCTAATTAAATCTTGCGGAGCCAATGAAAATTCACCAATGTCTGATAAATCAATATCAACATGAATAGTATAAGTCCCAATTGGAGCCCCAAAAATCATATAGTCACCACTAGAGTTTGTTGATGCGCAATATTTATAATATTTATCGTAAACTTCAATTAAAGTCGGTGAAGTTAATACATCTTCCCTATCAAAAAAAGTACCTGTTGGATTATGAGCAGAATATGATTTTTTATACGGTAATAAATTATACCGATAACCGTCAGCATTCTGGTCGGTTATTTTTTCATAAGGATATAAATCATAAATTAACGGATTTAATTTATCTTGTTCTGAAACAGGTATAAATATCGATACTTTAACGTTAGGTATTCCATACCCACCATTAACAGTTAATCTACCTACAATAACACCATAGTCAGCACAAGGCCTTGTATAAATTTGTTCTTGTAAAATTTTAAGTGATAAAATTTCTAAATATTCAAAGTCTTGGTCTAACTGAACACTAAGATAACTATCAACACCAACTTTAGTTCGTAATCTGTAAGAATTTGCCATGGATATTAAAAAAAATCTTTCAATGATAAATACTTACGTATCTATTTTCATTAAAAGATAGTCTGATATCTTACAAAATAAATTGTTATGAAAATTTAATATTCGTTAGGTTTTGAACTCTAACGTTTATGTCTTTAGTTGGGAATCTAATTTGATATGTTTGACTTGATTCTGCAAATATAGTGTCACTTATCAATTCAATTTCTTTTGTAACCGAATCTTTATATCTTTGAGATGTTTGTGATGATGAATATAACCCTCCAACTTTATTAAAAAAACTTATACTTGATATGGATATTACACCGTTTTGATTTTGTATGTTTCTTCTAAGTTCCGACACATTTACATTTTGACCCATTTGTCTATTTCCACTAGAAAAGAAATTTGAAATTTCGTTCGCTATTGATGAAATTACAGTTCCTTGATTTTGAGTGTTATCAAGAATGACATCAATTAATACCCCTAAATCAATAACATTTGCAGATTCAATTGATATATAATCATTTATCATTCTATAATTAGATAAATAATTTGCTATATTACTTTTAAGAGTGTTTGAAACAGTTTCAGTTAACGTTCCATTCTCGTCATAAGATAACATTTTTATTTTAATTTTATTATTTTCTTCAGTAATACTTACTTTTGCCGGAGCACCAAATTGTGATGGCATTGTTCTTATTAATGATTCATAATCATTAATTGTAACTGCTCTATTTTGAGCAGAAAAATTATAACTAACTAAATTCCTAACTTCTTCTAAAGTAGGTGTATTAGCACCGCCAATAGCAGCAGTAACGTTAGTACAACTTAATGAATTAACAACACTTGTATTTACAGATGATGATGGTCCGTTAACTGAAAAATTAACAGTTCCTATTTGATTAATGACATTAACCCCAACATTTGTTGAAATCCCACCACCAATTCTATATTGAATAAATAAAGTCGTATTTGATTTAAGTGTACTACCTAAAGCAAAATTATTTGAATATTTATATAAATCCAAACTATACCCATTTCTTGCAAATTCATTTAATTGTTCATCAGCAGATTGACTCCCACCTCCAAAAGTCATTTTTAAAAACCCTTCAGGTGTAAACTCAGTAATAAATTTATTAGAAACCGATATATATTTTCCAATTTTTATTCCAGGATTGTCTGAAACTTTAGTTGGGTCTTCAATAAAAACTTTATCTTCAATTAACGCATTTACCTCATACCACCTTTCATTAATTGTCATAAAATCTTGACTACTAGGTATGTTTGTAAATTGAGTCCCATCTTTTAAAATAACGCTGGTGATACCTAAAACATTTTTTTCAGGTAAAAATAATTCAAAAAATGGTTTTACGTCATTTGACGTTATAACTCGTTTAAAAACTTTTGTAAGTCCATTTACAACGGTTTCTCGTTTTTTAATCGTATAGTTAAGTAATTTACCATTATCATCAAAATTAGGAATTTTAATTCTATTAGGAAAACCATCACTTCCAGTTGCAGATGCAAAATCAATATCATAAACAGATTCAAATATCTGTCCACCACCTATAACTTGAGAACCTCTTCTTAATATTCCACAATAACTTAAATCTTCATTATCTCCAAGAGGTGGTACCGTAATTGAAAAATCAACTAAGGCAACTGAAGGTCTTTGTCCTGGTATTTTTAAACCATATGTTCTAGCAATATTGTAAATTGATGAAGTTTGTTGAGCGTATTGTAATACAGTTTCTTGAATACTTCTATCAATATTAAATTGTAAATTATCAGTTACCGCAGCGTTTAAATCCATTAACGCTGAAAAAATAGACGCGTCGTTAAAGTTTTGGATTAAATCAGGATAGTAAGTCTTAGTAAAATTAATTAACTCTTGTCTTATCCCTTGATAATCTCTTGTTACATATGATATTTTTTTGTTTGCCATTATATTACTAAATATTGATAATTACAAAATCACTAGATGCAAAACTATCGGATGTAACTTGATAATCAATTTTTATTTTTGCAGTGTGTTCTTTTTCCGCAATCCCAGGAACGGTGAATGTTTTTTCTCCGTTAGCATCAACATAAGTGCCTTTATTTTCTTCACCATCAGATGCTGCGGTAATTGAAATATTTTGTAAAGTTAATTGTGGTAAATATTCCCCAACAGTTTCCCGTATTTCAAATTCAATTTGTGAAAATGTTTGAGCGTCAATAGGTTCGAAAATATATTCATATAATCTAGTCCCAAAATTAGGCATGTAATATCTAGTACCTTTTCTTGTTAATAACAAATGTATTAAATTACTTCTTACTTCTTCATCAGAAGTAAATGTTAAACTTAAATAATCTCCGTATTGAGAGTCATTAAATGGGAAACTAACACCATATGTTTTTCCAAACGCCATTAATGATAAATATAGTGTCGTCTTTTTTTATGCGAGATAGAAAATATAAATTTAAACTATCTTACGATGAACACCCAAAACATTCAAAATCAGAATCTAATCCTTTATTACTTTTTGGAACGTAATCATACGTCATTGTTTTTACCGGTGTTGTTAAAGGTTTTTCTATTTTTGACATGTCCAACGCTAAATGTTTTGCTCCAGTTGAAATTGCCTTTGTTCTAACATAATAACACAAAGTTTTTAATCCTTTTTCCCAAGAATGAAAATGTGATGACGTAATTTTAGATAAAGTTGGATTAGACATATATATGTTCATTGATTGAGATTGGTCAATAAATGGAGCTCTATCCGCAGACATATCAATAAGTTCCTTTTGGGAAATCTCCCAAATTGTTTTATATTTAGGTATTAAATGTTCAATTCTTTTTACTTTTTTATTGTAATTTTTATCTTCAACATCTAAATGGTTATTAAAATTAATGTTTTGAATAGACCCCTCGTTTAAAATAATTTCATTTTTTAATTCTTCACTCCAAATCCCAATTTTTTCAAAATCGTTAATTAAATATTTGTTTACAATTGTAATTTCACCGCCAACAACTCTTCTATTAAATAACGCTGAGTGAGCGGGTTCAGTCATTTCAAATGAACCAGTTATTTTAGCTGAAGACGCAACTGGCATTTGAGCAGTTAATAAACTATTACAAACTCCAAATAATTTAACTTCTTCTTTAAGTTTGTCCCAATCCCATAATCCACTTAAATCTTTTTTAGATAATCCCCACATATCAAATTGAAATTCACCTGATTCCATTGGAGACCCTTTAAAAAATTTATAAGGTTCTCTAATACCTTGTTTACATAAATTATTACTTTCAGTTATTGCCGCATAATAAATTGTTTCAAATATATTTTTATTTAATAATTTAGCCTCGTCAGAGGTAAAAACATAATCCATTATGTAAAAAACATCCGCCAACCCTTGAATTCCAATAGCAATTGCTCTTTGTTCTAACCCACCTTTTAATCCTTTATCGGTAGAATAACTATTTATATCAATTACATTATTTAACGCTCTTACAACTTTTCTTGTTTCGTTTAATAATAATTGATAATCAAATTTACCATCAATTACAAAATTCTTTAAAACCATTGATGAAAGAGTACATATAGCGGTCGTTGTTTCATCCGTAAATTGATAAATTTCACAACATAAATTACTTTGTTTAATGGTCCCAATATTTTTATGATTACTTTTACGGTTAGCACTATCTTTGGCGGATAAATAAGGAACTCCCGTTTCAACTTGAGATTCAATTATTTTACTCCAAATATCTTGAGCCTTAACTTTTTTACCAATTCCTAAAGAAACCGCTTTATTATAATTTTCTTCATATTCTTTATCGTAACATTCTTGTAACGGTTTAATTCCAGATTTTATTAACTCGTTTGGACAAAACAAATACCAATCTTGGTTATTTTTTACCGCTCTCATAAAATTATCAGGAATCCATAACGCTGTAAATAAATCTCTAGCCCTTAATTCTTCAGCACCAGTATTTTTTTTTATTTCCAACAAATCCATAATATCTTTATGCCAAGGCTCAATATAAATTGCGGCACTTCCTGGTCGTCTACCTTGTTGGTTAAAAAATCTTAAAGACTCGTTAACAATTTTTAAATATTTTAATAACCCGCCAGCGTATCCTCCAGAAGAATTAATTCTACTTTCTTTACTTCTAATATTTGACATTGATAGTCCAATACCTGCAGCGTCTGACGAATAAGTTGAAATATCATTTAACGTTTGTAATAACCCATTTCTTGAATCTGAATTGTTATAATGTAACACACATGACGCTAATTGAGGTACTTTTGTACCGGAATTAATCATAATTGGGGTTGCAGGAGAAATACGTTGGTTTGATAAAGAATTATAATATTCAAGAGCTTCTTCATAAGTATTAGTAACCCATAATGAAACTCTCATATACATATGTTGAGGTCTTTCTACAACCTTACCTTGAGGGTTTTTTAGTAAATACATTTCAGATAACGACCTCCAAGCAAAATAATCAAAGTTATAATCATTATCATGATTAATAACGGAATCAATATTATTTTCTCCGTATTTTTCTATAATATCAATTAATTTTTTATGAATTATATTATCAGTATATAATTCTTTCATAGTTTCACAAAAACTTGGATTTGTTTCTTTATGATAAGAAGAAATTGCAACTGATGACGCTAATCTAGAATAATCATGATGACTTCCGGTGTAAGACGCCGCAATTTCATAAACAAGTTTATCCAATTCTTTAGTAGTGATAACCCCTTCTGTTGGTACCGAAGTGATTACTTTAATAAAAACCTCATCTGAATTAACATTTAAACCTTTTGAAGATTTTTTAATTCTATTATATATTTTTTGTGGGTTAAATGAAACATCGTCCCCATCTCGTTTTTTTATTTTTAATGACATAGTTCTCTTAATATAATAAATTAAAAATCAGAATCAAAGGTTAATGTCTCATTTAATTTTGCTTTTTGATATTCCATAGTTCTGGACTCAAAAAAGTTCCCTTTTGTTTCAATTGCAATTTGTTCCATGAATTTAAATGGTTGTTCAACATTAAATACTTTTTTACAACCAAATTTAACTAATAAACCATCAGTTACAAATTCAAGATATTGTTTCATTAAATTTGAATTCATCCCAATTAAAGAAACAGGTAAAGATTCTGTAATAAATTCTTTTTCTATTTCTAATGCGGAAAGTAAAATTTCTTTAATTTTATTTTCACTTGGTTTATCTTCAATATGGTTGTTTATTAAGTGTATTGCAAAATCACAATGTAAATTTTCATCTTTAAATATTAATGAATTAGCATTACAAAGACCTTGCATAACCCCTCTAGATTTTAACCAAAAAATAGAACAAAATGAACCAGAAAAGAAAATACCTTCAACAGCGGCGAATGCAATTAATCTTTCTTGAAATGTTGAATTTTTAATCCAACTTAAGGCCCAAGTTGATTTCTTTTGAACCGCAGGTAATCTATCAATTGCGTGAAAACATTCATCTTTTTCATTAGGGTTTGACACATACGTATCAATTAATAATGAATACATTAATGAATGAATGTTTTCCATCATAATTTGAAACCCATAAAAGAATTTAGCTTCAGGGTATTGAACTTCTTTTAAAAAGTTTTCTGCCAAATTTTCGTTGACAATCCCATCAGAAGCGGCAAAAAACGATAATATATTTTTTACAAAATATTTTTCATTTTCTGACAAGTTTTCCCAATCACGAATGTCATTTGACAAATCCACTTCTTCGGCGGTCCAAAAAGCCGCTTGGTGTTGTTTATAATATTCCCATATATCATTATGTTGTATTGGGAAAATAACAAATCTATCTTTGTTTTCTTTTAATATTTTTTCCATATTTTTTAACTTTGTCTTTGTTTTCTTTTTTCCATTAAATCTTTAACTCTATCACGTTGTCTTTCTTCTTGTTTTTCTTCAAGTCCCAAGAAAGTGACAGAACTTTCAGTATCAATCTCAAGCATTCCATTATCAAATTTACAATTTTCAAAAACAACACCATCATCTCCAATCCTTGATTTTGTAATCGCTATTGTTGCTAATTTCATTTCTTTTTGTTGTAAACTTTTTGCCACTGTTATAATAACGTGACCTACTTGAGCCTTTTTAATTGACCCTCCCATTTGGTCAGTAGTTACTACTTCAGAAGAAATAGAACTACGATTTCCTTGAGTTGCTGTCCACCCGACTAAATCCATTTCATGACACATTGCTTCAAAAGCTCTCATTACAGACCCTTCAGATTTCCATTCGTCTCCCAAATTTTTATCTGGAACAACACAATCAATATAATCTAAAGTAACCATATCAATTTTAATACCGTCAGCGACCATTTTACGAATTTGATTTTTAATCTGTAACATAGTCATTGTATCTGATGGTAATTTTTTTAAAATTAAATGATTTGGCATCGCCTCTTTGATTTCATTAACTTTAGTCATCACTTCGTCTTTTCTCAATGTCAACTCATCCGGATGTATTTTAGTCCACAATGTAATATGTTTTCTTTGAATAATTTTTGGATTATCTTCAAAAAATAATTGTAAAACATTATAACCTAAATTAAATGCGTGATTTGTAATTTTAGTCATTAGAGTGGTTTTACCGACCCCAGTTGGAGCAAGTATAACACCTATCTCCCCTTTAGCTAAACCACCTTTAAGTAGTCTGTCAATACCTGAAATACCCATCGGTATTGGGTGACGATAATCTTCATTTAAAACATCATCCAAATTAGAAAACGCGTCAAGTAATCCGTCTCCTTTTGTTCCAACTTGTATTGCTTCTCTAATTAATTCTTCAGCTTTATCATAATTTTCAAACTCACCACCATCAATTATTTTTTGAACTTTAACCATGGCTTTTTGAAGTTCTTGTTGTTTACAAAACTTCATGCCTTTTTCTTGAACAAAACCTAATCCACTACTTGGAGCTTCTTTTATTTTTGTTAAAGTATCTAAAACTATTTTTGACGCTAGTTCTTGTTGTAATTCAACTTTGGTTATTTGTTCTAAAGTTTCAAATGATGGGGTATGTTCAAATTTAACATAATATTCTTTAATCATTTGAATTATGATTTTAAAATATTTGTTTTCAAAATAATCAGATTCAATAACATCAATTATTGACCTACCGAATTCTTTATCTATTATGATTTGATTTAAAAGTTGTAACTGAAAAACGCTACCTAAATATTCAAAATTTTTACCAGTTCCCATTTTTAATTCTTCCTTTTAATAAATATTACACATCTAACTTTACTTCCGCATATTCATAAGACAATTCATTTGATGAAAAAATCTCAGTTAAACTTGTCAGTAGTCTTTTTATGTGCGGGCGTATATCTACGGTGTATCTTATCTTAGGTGGGTACACTTTAGCGTCAAAAATTCTGTGACAAATTGTCGTATCATTTATTTTAATATAAATGTTAAAAATTTCAGGACCGTCAGTATATGACGTATTTAATAGTTCTGGATTATCTTTAATTTCTTCTTTGTTTTCTAAAAGATAAACAACCGATTTTAATTTAAACTCAGAACTTACTAAGTCTTTAAATTCTTTTAGAAAAAGATAAAGCTCTTCTGAATTTTTAGCATTTGGATTATAATCCCTTACATTAAAAAATCTTTGGACAATAATGTTTTGATTAACTGTCATTAAAAATTCTAATTTTGTTGAATCTAGGTCTTTCATATTATGTTATTTTTTTGATATTTATTTTTTTCTTTTCTTGTTAATTTTAAAAATGGTTTTAAGAAATAAACCCACGCATTGTCTGTTTTAGGTAAAAATTTAAAAAGTCCATCCTCCATCATCATTTTCATTAAATTTTTATAACCTCTACCATCAGGGTCTAAAGTTTCTTTATAATATTCTTGAACAATTTGTTTAACTTCATCAGTTATTAATGGTTCCGACAAATCAATAATTTTTGAGTTTGTTTCAAAAAATTTATTCCCAAATATACCATTTTTTGTTCTACCAGACAATAAATTTTTAAGTGATTTATTATTTTTATCTTCATTTAATAACGTTTCCGCCTTTATTAAAATATCATTAAAATTTATGGGTTTTTCAAGTATTTCGGGAAATAATTTAACTAATGTTTTTTCACCTAAATAATAAATCCCATCAATATTGTCAGATTTATCTCCTGATAATATCTTATATGTTTTAATATTTTCGTGAGGAAATTCATAATGTTTTATTCGAATTTTATCTCCGTTTTTATAGGTTACTTTACTCATTGGTGAGTATATAGAAACCTTTTCAGAAATTAATTGAGTTAAATCCTTATCTGAAGATACTATGGTTTTATTTTCGTCTTGAGAAATTAAACAATAATACGCAATTAAATCGTCAGCTTCATTATTATCCTGTTCAATTTGACGTATAAAAGTTTCTTCTAAATATTGTTTAATTCTACCTTTTTGTTCGTCAAAAGAATCATTTTCCATTTCATTAACCCCATGTCTGCGGTTTTCTTTATATTGAGGATATAAAATTTTTCTAGTTGACGAATTGTCGTCACCGTCCCACATAACAACTACTTTATCAAAGTTTTGTTCATCGATAAGTCTTCTAATAGTGTTTATAAAATACCATATTCCTCCAACATGTTTATCATTATGGTAAAAATCTTTTACTCCACAAACCCCAATTTTTAATAAATTGTTAGCGTCAATTAATAATGTTTTTGTCACTTCCTTTGTTTATATTCGTTACTATAAAATTTTGTTACTCTTTTTCAAATTATCTTCCGCCCATAATGGTTGAAGATTTTTATAATGACACAACTTATAAAGTTCGTCCTCTGTTTTTACCGACGATAATGGAATGATATGGTCAATATGCCACTCACTCCTGTTATCCCAACTCATACCATCAGTAAATTGGGTTTCTAAATATTCTTTTAGAAATTGGGGGGTACAACCTACAATATCAAAAGTTTTGTTTCTTTTGGTGATATTATGAGTAATTAAGTATTTTCTTAATCTACTTCTCATTCTATTAACTAAATTAAAAACAGGGTCATTATCACTCCTTTCTTTTCTTCGTTCGTATTTTCTTGGTTTATAATTTTCTCGATATTCTTTTCTTTTTCCCGGATTTTTATCTAACCAATTTTTTCTTAACTCTTTAACTTTACCGGGGTTTCCTTCTCTCCATTTTTTGTAACGATTGTAAACCCATTCAGGATTTTTTGCTGTCCATTTCCTATGTTGTTCTAATGTTTTTTGATAATTTTCATTACGATAAATTTTACTTCGTTCATTATTACATTTTTTACAACAATATAGTAATCCATCGTCAGAAGATTTTGAATTACCAAATTCACAATTTTTTTTTTCTTCTTTACATTTAGAACAAACTTTAGTTTCCATTTTTAATATATTCTTTTAATAATTTATTAACAAGGGAAGATAAATTTATAGATTTATTTTTGAAGTGTTGAGGTAATTCGGGGTCAATCGCGACCGAAACCTTTACCTTTTTTTTATCTTCATCAATCTTATGTCTTCCCATATTATATAAATACCTTAAAAATACTTAAAAGTAGTAATAGTATCAATTTTTTTTATTCTTCTTCAAAACTTTCGGTTTCTGATTCCTCAAGTGTAATCTCCCCCGTACCACTAAGTATGGCATTCCAATACCCGGAATACTCTTTTTTATATTTATCTAACGACTCTTTTGTATCTGCAATATATCCTTGAGGGACCACAATAATTTTACTATCCTTATATTGTATTCCGTTTACGTGATTTTTTAATATAGAAATTTTTGTTCTAGTTGCATATGAAATAGTCCTTCCATTTTTAGTCGCCGTAATATGGTTTATACCCGCTTTTTTTTGATTACCAAATAAAAATACCAAACTACTAGCTAACCATATCGCTTCACCACCTTTACTCTTAATTTCCGGTTGACCAAAGGGGTTATCAGGTAAAAGAACCCAAGGTTGGTTCAAAAAAACTATTGTATTATAATACGGATAATCTTCTTTTTTAGATTTTGAAATTCTAGAATGAACCCCCATACCTACTTTATCTGCCAACACCCTTGCCGAGTGCATAGACCCACCTTTTCCCTCAAAAGTCATTTGACACGGAATACTACCAATTGAGTCCCATAGGAATAGTAAATTATACGGTACGTCACCTTTTTCTTGAGCATCTAAAACATCGTTGATAAAGTCAGTGGCCTGTTCAATAACATCAAAACTATCATTAAAGATGAAATGTCCATCCCACTCACCATTCTCATTCTGTTCTGCTTGTAAACCTAATTCAACCGCGTGAAACCAGGACCATTTTTTTTCCGTTATAATAAACACCGGTAAGTGACCCTTTTTTTGAGCATCAACCGCTGCCAATATCATTGCCGTTGATTTTGAAGTATTTGAATGTCCTAAGAACATATTAATACCCCCCATTACAGGTCCTGGTAAACCACAAGCATCCATAAATGCGTCACCACAATTATAAAAACTTTCAGGTTTGTATTTTGTTTTTGTTGAGTATTTCTCTTTTATATTTGAAAGAGAAGTGTCTTTTTTTTTAATTGCCATGGTTAAATATATTTATTAAAATGGTTAATTGTTTCAAGTTTGTCTTTAGCGTTTGCTAATTTTTCAACAAATTTATCCATTTCTTCTAAATGTTGTGGATGTTCACCAATACCAACCGGATTTGTAAAATAAATAAGTAATGTTGTTTCAGCTTCACTAATTTGAGCTTCATATTTTTTTACAAGTGATTCATACATCATTTGTGAAATTTTTTGTTCTGTTTTCATAATTAAAATTAAAAATTTACATAAAAAAAAGCGTGGATTATAATTAATTTAATCCACGCTTACTTAATTAAAACGGCATTTCTGAATCTGGTTCTGAATCAGACTGCGGGTCTTTATTTGTTGTTAAATTTTTTCCACCCATGGAAACGGTACTTTCTGTTGTGTTACTATAAGCGTATTTTCCTGCTTCAGAATCCCAACGTGGAGTTTCACCTCTTGCGATTGATTCAAGATATTCAACAGGTTTTTTAGAGTAAACATCGTCCCAACCTAATTCATCGGTAATCCAACCACTAGAAATATCTTTACTTTTATGTAATGGAGTTGGGTCATCGTGCATAATAGTTTGAATAACAGTATATGTTGCCCCTTTTGGAGTTTTCGCTTTCGCTAATTCAAGGATAATGTCTCTACCATTTTCAGCGTCAGTAATATCACCTTTTGCTCTCCAAATAGGAATAATTTTATCTAAAACACCTTCATTTTTATAATTGTGTTTAAATCTCCAAAATTTAACTCCGTCATCTTCATTATCACGGTCAATAAGTTTAACAATATAAAATTTGCGAGCTTTGTATTGTTTAGCTAATTCTTTGTCAGATTCTTTACCAGTTGACATAAGTTCTTCATAAACTTCAGTTAAAGGAGAACGTTCGTTATCATTTTTTCCTGGGTCATAAAACTTCTGCCATTTTCCGTCTAATAAAATCTCATGAAACCAAACTTCTTTAAATGGAGAACTTCCATCATTTGTTGGTAAAATTCTTAATTTACGCTGACCTTGTTTTTCATTGTCTTTTAGGATAGCCGCAAAATATTTTTTCATTCTTTCATCTTGTGACATTTTAAAAGTGGAAGATGAACCGCTTTGTTTTGAAGTCTCATACTGAGCTAAAACCGAATCTAATGTGCTTTTTGTTGACATGTGTATATATTGTTAAATTGTTTCACATAAAATATAGACAATAAAAAACATTATGTCAATTACCATTTAAATTAAAAACGACCCTAAGGTCGTTTTATTATTAATTTTTGTTAGTTGGTTCGTTGTTTTGAAAGTTCCTAAAACTTTTTTTAATTTCACTTGGTTGATAATTTTCAACCTCGTCTTGCGTTAGAATATATTGGTCCTTCCCAGATTTTTCAAAATCATCTTGTTTGTCTTCAAAAAAATCACTAAGTTTTTGATTATAAGGCCCTGAATCTAATGTTCTTAACTGTATTTTTTCTTCAGGTGTTTTAATTCTATATTTTTCAATCTTTGCTTCTAAACTGTTAAGTTTATTAACAATAGTGTCCATGTCAGATAATTTACTTTCTAAGTTAGTTAATTGACTAAATAAATTTTGAAAATATTCTTCTTGTTTTTCTTCAACATTTTTTTGTGAATTAACTAAGTCCGTTATATCAAGTTCTTCTTTTTTATCCGAATCACCATCAAGTTTTTCAACATCTGGGTCGTTTTTAACATCTACAGGAACTGGGGGAGTTGAAGTCTCACCAGTTGGCGTTTCTGGAGCTGGAGGTAATAACGGTAATTCCTCACCTGTTGGTGCAAGAGCATCTGGATTTGGGGGTAATGCCGCATCTTGCTCATTAATATAACTATTAATACTGTTATATCTTTTTAATTCTTCTAAAATTTTTATATCTATTTTCATTTTTTTATCCGTTTAAAAGTTGTTTTACCCCTTGCAAAGTTTCAACTTGAATTTTTTTATTTTGTTTCATAGTGTTATCAACTCTTTCAATTAACCCGTCTTTCATTCTAATAGTATAACAATCACCAGTATCTAAATCACATACTTCTTTAAACCCATTACCAGCATCTTTTTCAGTTGTACGAGTACTTTTACCTAAATAACCATCTAAAATTAATTTCACATCCATAACTTTTTTATTATAAATATTGCGACTTTTAAAAAAGTATTATTGAAGTCATTATTGTTGGAGTAATTGTTGATATAACACTTTATGTTTTTGTAACACTAAAAATATTTATACCTTGACTAATCCTTTGTTCCATAATCTTTTTTTCTTCAATACTAATATTATTATAATTTTCCTGACCAACATTAGAATCGCTTTCTATATTAATTACCCAAAACTTTAAAGCCTCCTCCGATTTTAACTGTAGTTTTTCATTTAAACTTAACTGATTTAATCGTATACTCCATCTATTAATTAAAAAGGAGATAGAATTTTTTAAACTATCAAATAGGGCAAATGGTTTAACAATATTAACATTATTTTTTAAACACACATAACTATTTTTATTGAAAAAATTTGAAGTTTCCGCCCAATCAGTTGTTAAATCAATAGACGCAAAATTATTATTTACCGCCGAAAATCCAGTTTTATTACCCGAGGTTAAATAAAAAGAACAAAATATAATTTGTTCTAATATCTTTTTATCTCTAGTTGACAACGCTGTAATACTTACAGTGGAGATTATTATTGTTTTAATTTCTTTAAAATTATAAGTTGTTATTACTTTATCAACACTGTCTAACTGATAGTATTTTTCATATCGTTTATATAAACTTTCATTACAATCAATTACCTCGGCAATTTCAACACCTTTAGTCGCTTTTGATATCACATATGAACTGTTATTTATAATATTACCACTACTTAATTTACCAGAGGACGCTTGTTGTTTTATAAGTTGTTCAGATTTAGTTATTAAAGATTGTTTTAATGTTGCTAAATAATCAGTCGGTAATGGTAAACTTGCTATAGGCTGTCTAACACCTTCAAAAGAAGTGTCAAATTTACCTGGAGATATTGTATGATTAACACTGGTTATCATATATGGGCCTGAAAACATTGGGACGTGTCTAAGATTAAAATACATTGTTGGTTGAATCATAGCATTACCTAACATATTAACAGTGCATTTATAAGACCTAGTTTTATATAAATCATATAATCCGGAACTTTGTGAGGATGTTCCTCTACCAGAACCTTGATTTCTCGTATCAAACAACATTTTATATGTTTCAGCGGTTTCTAATCTAGAATCTTGACCTACTGTAAACCCATTAAAAATTGATTGGTTTTGCGGACCAAATTCTACATTAAAGGCAACAACTTTATTTGAAAGAGCCCAATCAACTTTATTTTGTTGATTTTCAGATAAAGGATTGTCGCTAGCCCTTCTCATATCAAACGAATCGTCTTTATATCTACTAGAACTATTGTTATCTGTTTTTAAAAATTCACTAGCTTTACCACCATAAAAACAAACCATTTTTGATGATGATTCTCTATAATCAACATTTGTAAAAGTTCCAAATAACGTATTACCAAACTCTAAAGTGCCCTCAGCTTTTGGTATTGGGTTTTTTATAACATCTTGCACATTATAAAAATTAACATATGATGGTAAATTCATTATAACAAAATTAGAATCCATTATAATACTTCTAACCGTAGTTAATAAATCTACTTTAGGGTTAATTTTTGATAAATAAACATCTTTTACCTTGAAAATATCAATAATAACCTCTTGCCCTAGGTTTTTACTGGCCCTATCAAGCAATAATACATCCTCAAACAATGTTTTATTTTTAAAATCATTTCCTGAAATCCATTTATCATTAATTGCTTTAAAACTGTCATACAATTCATATTTATTTTGCGTCCCTTGAATCGTAGAATTTCTTGTTATTAGCGGTTCAATTTTTACCGTATCTAATTTTTTATTAAGGATTGAAAAAATATTATTGACAATACCATCATGAAATGTTATTGATTTGTCTAAATACTCATCCATTGATTGTTTAAACGCATAATTAGATTCAGATTGTTTTGTGGTTGGAATGTTGGGATAACTAGGGTTTGGCAATTTTACATAGTTAACAACAAGATATTTTTGTAATGCCGCTCTAGGGTCGGAAAATTTTGGTCCGTAATATTCAATAATAACTTCATCTACAATACCTCTAATTATTTCATCGTCAGTAAGATTACCACCAAAATTATTAATTAATGTTTTATTTGGTGAAATATATATTGTTTTACCACTCACATCTCTTAATATTGGAACAATATTGAAATTATTAGTTTTATATAAATTTAAAATTTCTTCACCAATAATATTTGATAATGTTGGCGTGGCAGATGGTACTCCAATTGAAGGCGTTGGAGTTATTGAAGGTGTTGGCGTTACTGATGGAGCTCCATTTGAAGGCGTTGGAGTCACAGTTGGAGCCTGTTTTATTTCAGCATACGCAATTAAATTTTTTTCAATTGCGGAAATAGGAACGGTCGGCGTTTTTGGTGTTAAAGATTGTAATAATTTTTGAGAAGAATATAATTTAATTATTGTCGCCAGTTTTTTTATATTTACACTTGTAAAAGCAACATTAAAATCAATAAAAAAATCAGTTATATAAGAACCATTATTACTATATGTTAAATTTTCATTATTTGAAAATCCAACATACAATTCTAAATCTTTCCAAGCTTGTGAATAGTTAGATTTTGAGACTTCTAAGGAAGGAACCGAATTTCCTTTAATAGGTAACGCGTTTGGAGTTGTTGTTGTATACAATTCCCAAGTAATTGGTTCAATAATAAATTTATTTGAAAACGAATAAAAAAGTTTTTTATCAAAAAATGATGGGTTTCCATTTACAAATAAAATATCATTATTTAAAAAATCATTTAAAACGATATTGGTATTTTTAATTTGCGATGTTTGTATTTTTTCTAATAAACCCTCATTTGTCATCCCACTATAAAAAGTTTCGTCATATGGAACCGTTAAAATACTCTTAATTAAAACTTGAAAATTTATATTTTTTAGATTTGTTTCATCAGATATTAATTTTGAATCAATATTTGTTTCGGAAACACAAAAATTTAAAAATTCTTTTTCAAAACCATCTAACATATTTTTATCAAAAACTGAAAACATCTCTTCAATACTTGAATAAGGAATATCTCTCCCATTTATTGAATAATTTTCTTGTTCAGGTTGACCAGAAAAAATATGTTTCATGTATTCATTTGGCGTTGGTCTTGTTATTTTTTCAACGTCAAAATACCCAAATTGAGAAGCCGCCCAAAATAATCTAATTGACCCATTATGAATGGAATCATTTTCGGTTACATTTTGTATTAATTCATAGTTATTATTAGTTATTTCATCATACGCTTGATTTTTAAAAGAGCCGTGAGAAGGTAAAATGTAAGTATTTGTTTTATCGTTATTATAAATAATAGAGGTCCATGGTGTTATTGAGAAATCTTCAAATTCAGAAATTATTGCGTCATTTATTAAAAACGTTTTAAGTCCTGGACTTCCATCTATAGACATTTTTGATTGTATCTCTTCAGAAATTTTTTCAATGTCAAATAAATCTTCACCCGTTAAGAAAAAATTAAAATCGTTAATAAGTTTAGGATAAAACCCCACGTTTATAGAAGTAAAATTAACGTTACCAAAAGACATATTTTTTTCTAAAACAATGTCATAATTATTATTAACCCCAGTTAAATAATACGTAAGTTCAGGATTATTAGTTATTGGGTCATAATTATTGATATAACTAAACCCAGACCAAGATTGGTTTAAAATATCATTACCAGTTTGAACATGTGTCTTATAACGATGCCAAATTGACCCTATTTTTAATATCCAAGCGTATGGTAATTTATGAACACCCGCAAATTTTTTCAACGACGCAAAAATATAATCTAAATCTTCAATAGAAGATGGTTCAGCCAAAGTTTGCGGATTTAATGTCTTATATTTTTCTTTTAAAGTAGACAACGGTAAACTATTTAAAAAAAGATAAGCCGCGGAAATAAATGGAGTGTTCCCAGAATTTTTATAACTATTAATTCCTTCTTGTATGGCGTTAATAAAAAATGGCGTGTTTAAAATTGATGTTGTTTGATTGTTCCCAACAAACCCACTATAATTAAAATATCTAACATTACCTTCAGTTATAAATTGATTATTAAACTTTCTATCTTTATAAAATTCACTAAAAAAATTATCATTAGAATTTAAAACTTCAGGCGTTATCGATTGTCCAGTTTCAGTTAAAAAATTAACAATTGGTCTTCTTATTAAACTAGTAGTGTCAGAATCAAAATTAGTAATTGTTTTTAAACTTTTGTTATATTTTAATGTTGTTTTTGTTTCAAATCCATTTTTTTTTACATTTTTACCATCCGCAAGATAATTTTTAACCCAATTTATATTTATAAACGGTTGTAAATCCGTAAAGTCAAAATTATTACCAGTGTCAGATTTAAGAAATTCGTCTATCTCCGTAACATTACTTAAAGAAGGTTTTGGTTGATATGCGGTATTTGATAAAACATTAATATTTAATATCGAATATTGAGCATTTTTTAAAATACTCTGTATATACGGAGTTACAAATTCACCCCTTATAAACATTAACCAATTATCCCCACTTCCTTGATTTGAAGAGTCTCTTAAAATATCTTGGAAATTATCACTTGTTATATTTTTTTCCTTTAAAACATTAACTAAAAATGGGCTATTGTTACCTAAAGCCGTAATTATATTATTTGACTCAACTTCGGTTACGGAAAATAATAATTTAGAATAATCATTTGTATCAACCGTTCTAGATAACCTTGAATAATTTGCCGTTAAAAATATTCTTTCATATAATTCATATAAAAATCTAACAACTTCTTTATTTGAAAAGACTTGATTATTAATTGGGAATTCGATAATATTAAAACTAAGTCTTTCAATGTCAAAATCCGAATTTAATGTTGGCGGTAAACCTTGTGATATTTCTTCAGTTTGAACTAACGCGTTAACAAATTCTTCAACAAACTCAACTTCAGGCCAAATATTATAATTATCCCCTTTAGTCTGACCAATTAATTCTGGGTCCCCAGGATATTTATGATAATATCCATTTTCTTCTCCCACAGCTGGAACCATAAATGATGGCCAAGGATAAACCGGAGTGTCTTTACCTTCAAGAGCATCTGGATTTGCGTTTTTTGTTAGAGGATTTAAAACACAGTTAACTCTATCATTATCTCTACTTAAACTCCAAGCTTTAGTATGAACTTCATCTAGAAGTCTTAAAAAAGCTTCCCCATTTGCAAAAAACACAGACAATATATTTCTTAACGTCGGAGCAAATTTTATTCCAGTATCTCCACCACCCTTAACAAATTTTCCAAGTGCAGCAGTTATTTCTTCTTCAATTTTATTTTTTTTATCTACAAGTTCTTTTTTTATGTTATTAATAATTGGAGTAAAAGTGTTTGGTATTAGATTACCATCATCAAAAATAAAAAACATTTGTCTTATTTCGTTTTTTATATTTCCTTGGTCGTCTTTAACTTGTTCAATTTGTCTAGCTCTTAGTTTTAAAATTTCACTTTCATACGCCTTTTTTTGTACTTCATTTGGTCCAGAATTACTACCTGTCCTTTGTCTATAAGTTTTTTCAATATCAATATTACCAGGATTAGTAAAATTATAAACAAATTTTTCATATGTTATATTTTTAACATTTGAAATTTCCGAACTTTCTGGTTTTGACTTATTACCTTTACTATCATTAATAACATATGTGCCACCAGTACCAAAAGTTTTATTACTTAATAATTTATCATTAAACTCAACTATTATTTTTTTTAATTTTTCTTTTGCTTGATATTCATTTCCTTTTTCTAAAAAAGAATCTTTTAACTGATAAAAAATGGCACCATTTGTTAAAACAAAAAACCTCTTCATATCTAAATGTTGTTTAGCCCATGAACCTTCAATAGATGCGTCACCAATAAAAATTTTTCTATTATACTCATTAACTGTATCGTTGTAAGTTCTAATATCTGATAAGGGCCCTAAATTTTGTTTACTATAAGATTCTATAACATTTTTTGCAAAAGTGTCTAAATACGCTTTAAGTTCCATTAAACTATATTCAGGTAAATTATTATCAATTAATCCTTTTATTTTATATTCACCATAAACCTCACTTAATTTTTGTTTTCCTAAAGTAGTTGTTCCATTTGTAACGTTTTTACTCCCATCATTTGAATTTGAACTAGATGTAGTAGTAATTGTTGTTTTAAACATATGAGGTAAAGCTAAAAGATTCCCCATGGTTATTTCATTCAATATTGAGTATTTGTACGTTAAAAAATTTAAATCAATTATAAAATTCCCAGTTTCGTGAGAATACCTTGATGTAAATTTTTGTAACATTATTTCATATCTAACCGCTTTTCCATAATAACCCTTTAAAGTTAAAAAAAATTTTGGGTATGGTAAATTAAAAAAAGCTGCGTATGGTGAATTATCTCCAAGTTCAAATAACGCTCTTCCTTTTATATCTTCTAAACCAATTGAAATTGTTGGTAGAAAAGATGCGTTTTGTTTAATTATAATGCTTTTTATTCCCAACAATCCATTATTAACAGAACCTGGTTTGCCTCCCGAATTAATTGATTTTGAAATATAATAATCTTCAGGTAAAGTACTTTTTTTTGTATAATCAACTTGATTTTGACCTTTACCCTCAATAGAATCTTTACCAGTTATTTCATCTGTCCAACTATTATCTAAAAAAGTTTTATCTTGTTGTTTTAAAAAATTAATTGTTGCTAATGAAACTATATTTGCACTATCATACGACTCCCCTAAAACTAATTTACTTCTAGGTATCATTTTACACTCAAGATTAGCATACATAACAAGATTTTCTTGTTTCACAAATCTTTCGCTTACTATTCCATTTTCATTTATAACCCTATTAGGGTCAACAACAACAATGTTATTATAATCAAATTCTACAAAAATGTTTTCTGAATTATCTTCCATAATAGAAAAAACGGTTTTCTAATGCCGCTTTATAGTCTTGTAATGAACTTACTAAAGGATATGGAATAGTCAAGATAGAATTATCAGGTATCGCCCACTCTTGACTACCAAATTGTGGGTTCGCCATCATAATTAACCACCCAAAATATGGTGTTCCATAATAAAGTTGAGACACTTTATCCATTCTAGATTGACCAGACTTATAAATGTAACGTTTATCTGTTGACTTACTTTGTATTAAAACAAATGGTAATACCGTTTGTTCCCCATTAATTATAAAATCAGAATATCTATTATAATATTGTCGTGATGCCATTTTTAGTTAAATTTAATTTTACCGTCAAAAGTAGTTGTATCCGGGTTAGGGTTTTGTGTTGCGTATAAATCTTTTATTTTCGTCTTTTGCTCATTGTCAGTACCAATTGGAACAGTCGTATATGTAAATTTTCTTGTTTTGCCTTTTACATATATATTTTCAATAATTTTATCAATAAATTCTTTTTTAACCGTTTCTTTACGTTTTCCGTATTCTTTAGTTTCATAGTCAAATCTATCAATATAAATTTTTGATACTTCATTTAACGAACTGTCAAAAGCTGCAATTTCTTTTTTATATTTTTTTACATCATTTAACATTATACCTAAAACATTTGTTCTAAATTCATTTTTTTTGTTTTTAAAAGTCTGAACAATAACACTATAAAAATCAGGCGGATTGCCCTTTCTAATTATTTTTAAATAATCGGACTCTATTGCTAACCCATTCACCTCATAAAATTTTAAAACGTTTTTACCAAACTTATCAAAATCATCAGTTAACTCTTTTATCGTATCAGCTTGTGTTGCTGGTTTAGTCGTTTCGTCTGTACCCTCTAAATTGTAAACCCGTATATTCCCACCACCAATAATAATCCCATCCGTTTTTTCAGATATTAAATTTATTTTTCTTATGTCTTGAACTAAAGACTCTTGTTGTGTAGATAAATTTTGAATAATTTGTTGGATTGAATTACTAAAATTATTTTGTACTTTATCTTTTATATAGGTTTTCATATTATCCTCAATTATTTTTAAACTAGTCGGCGGAATTGATGGCATTTTTGCTAAAATTCCAATTCTTATTGGATTTGACTTATCTATCTCATCATAAACGTTTGTAAAAAGACTATCTATTTTTGTTTTAATATCCGGTTTGCCAAAAATTTTAGTTTTTGCTCCACCTGTTAAAACAGTTCCACTAATAAAAAGTCTATCTCCTTTAAATAATTGCAAAATATCAAGATTATAAGTTTTAACAATTATCTCTAACTGATTTAATACGTTTGTATAATATGTTTTAGTATCATCAAGTAATAAGTCCATTATGTTTTTATATGAAATATCCCCATTTGAACCTACCGAATTTGATTTTGTTGTTAATATTTGCCCAATTGTAGTACCTCCATTATTATTGATTTGGGAAGACAGATTATTAACATCAGTTTTTGTTTCTCCTTTAACTATTGATTTAAAAAACTCCATATCCATAACTGAAGTGTCTTCAGTTGGTACTGCTCTTTCATCGTAAATTTCAGTGTTTGCGTAATAATTAAAAGACAACGCATTTTGAAGTTGTTCTATTGGTTTTTGTAATCCAGACCCTCCAATAAAATTAAACCCCATTGTTATTTTAGCAACCATTGGTTGGACTCCAATTCCTTCCGGATTTAAATCAAATAAAAGTGGGTCATATGTAATTCCCAATGAAGTTGGTACTATTTTGGTGTTATAAAAATCACCAATTCTAAGAACTAAAATTGGTGGAGTTCCAAAAGAAGTGTTTAATGCGTCATTAAATTTTGGCTTACCATCAGGACCAATTACCGGAATTGTGTCACCAGGTCTTACACATTGTTGTAAAAAAGTTAATCTTGAGTTTAACCCTTCAGGAGTCATTGAATGAAACGCGGGGTTAAAATGTTTAATCTTTTCTTTTATCGAGGCGTAAACCATTGGAGAATCTTCTTTAATCATTTGAAAATAACTAGCCTCGTTTAACAACCCTCTTATTATTTTTTTTGCTATCCCCTCTTTAAGTTTTGAAGTTATACCAATAACTTTTGATGGGATTATTGTTTTTTTAATCCCATTTTTTAAATTTTCAACAATACTGTCCGTTTTTTTTGTTTCGGATTTATCTTTCACACTTATTTCGGAAATTACAACTCTACGACAAGCCATAGCACTAACCGAATAAATTTTAGCTTCATTAGGCGTTTGTAAGTCGGTACAATTAATGTCCGTACCATAGTCACCTCCCCCACCTTTTGGGGTTACATTTTTTTCAGATTCTCCATTGGAATTAAAAATTATTTCTAAAGAGGTGTCCGCTATAGATTCTTCAAACGTTTTAGACGATGATATAAAATACTGTTTTATAGTTTCAACTCTTTTTTTGGACAACTCTAGATTGTACGCATTATCACCAAGAGCCGATGCTGAACCAACAAAAGTAATTTTTACTTTTCCCTTTTTATCTGATTTTAAATAATTTTCAAGGTCAGACATAAGATTTTTTTCGTTACCGATTGTCTTATCAATTTGTCTAAAATTATTAATAATTATGTTCTCAAAAAACGATTTTGTATTTTGATTAAAACCTATAAAATTTTTAGAAAACGTTTCATATGTTCCACTTTGTCCCGTATACTTATTAAATAAATCAAGATAATTTCCATCGCTAGCCTTATTATCAAAATAAAAACCAAGGGACGTGTAATCATTAAATGAATCGTTTGTTTTCGGTTCGGTTGTTGTAATTTCTGTTTTTGTTTCTTTAACAATCTCAGTAATTTGCTCAGTTTTTACTCCAGGTTTACTTAATATTTCTTGATAAGTAACCAAATCTTTTGATTCTACTTGAGGGAATCTTTTCGCTAATTCAATAATATCAAATTTAGCACATCCCGCAAAAAAAGATTCTACAATTGAATTTATTCTTTCACTATCAGCGTTTTGAAGTTGTTTTTTAACTATAAGATTTAAAATTGATGGGTGGTCAACAATTATTTTCCAAGATAAAGTTCCAGTTCTTGTTGTTTCTTTATATGTATATATTGGCTCTGGTCTTCCAAGAAAACTTGTTGGTGTAAAACTTGGATTACTGTTTTCGCTAAAACTAATATCATAAGGAGGAAACCACATAACTCTACCCCCATTTTGCCCCTTTTCTTCGGCAGGTAATTGGTCATAAGTAAATCCATCTCTACTAGATGTTCTCCAAGCTAAATTTTCAATTGAAAACATGTATTTTTTAACCGATTTTTGTCCTTTACTATTAACAACAATATTTGTAGAATCCTCTCCATTCATTGGAGCAATATTTAAATTATATGTGTTATCTAAAACCGAATTTGTAAAACGTCTGTTTTTTGTTGTTATACCATCTGTTTTTTGTAAATCACCATATGTAAAATAAGGAGTATCTTTAGCAAATACTCTACCATATTCAAAACCTTTTTCAAGACCGGTTGTATTATCTTTATATTTTAAAATTTTAGAACCTTTGGTTATTTCTTTATACCCATCATTAAAAACTTTACTTACTTGATTAATCGCATTACCAACATGTTTTAACCTAGTAATGCCGTTAACATTATCCGCAGAATCAATAAGTCTTTGAGTGTTATCTAAAATTGAACTTGATTTAAATGTTACGTTTACTGATTCACTTTTTAAATAATCACTTGATATTTGATTAAATTCTTTATCTAAAGAACCGGCCCCTCCACCAATTGTTGGTTTAAAACCAGCGTTATTTTTATATCTTGGTGAAACCCAAACAAATTGTCCCCCAATACCACCACCATCAGTCGTTGATTTACCTGCCAGACCAAAATTAAGTCTACCAATATTACCTTCATATAAATTACTTAACTCTGTTGGACCATAAACTGGCGACGCAACTTGATTCCCAAAAATGTTTGTAGGTATTTGATTTCCTGGTGATGTAACTAAACTAGGTTCAGCGTTTGCACTACCAACATAGTAACCTCCAGTTGGGTCACCAAGAAACTTTAAGGCGGTATTAATAACATTTAGAGTTGACCCAACAACACCACCTACGGTTCTATCTAACGATGGTTTATATCGATTTAAATCAATATTGGAAAATAAACTTGATTTTTGACCATCCCCAGTATTTGCTATAAAAATTTGTGAAGGGTTTCTAATTGTATTTAACGCTCCGGATATCAACCCACCAGTTAATTGATTTAAAGAATTTAATATTAAAGAACCTTGTATTGCTGACGCTCCAAGAACTAAATTAGGTGTAAAATAATCCCCAGGGATTGGTGATGTTGGATAAAACTCCCCGTTTAATCTTGTTTTTAAATTTGTTTGAGAGGTAGTTTGATTTTCTGGGACTGTAATTGACCAATTTTTATAAATTAATGGTTGCTTACCGGTGGCTAATAAACTTGCTTGATTGGGGTCTTTTAATAATTGTAACGTATTATTACCAATATTGTTACGCAATAATTCAGCATCAGACCTAACTTTAAATAAATCTTGTAAATATTGCCCACCTAATTTAGCAATAAATGAATCGCTAGATAATGTTCCATCACTACCATTTGGATTTTTATTGTTAAATATTTCAGATGAAGTGTATGTTGAAGGAACAAAACTTGGAGGTCCCCAATAATTCTCATAAAGTTTATTATTGTTTTGAATGTCTGTTATCGTTACCATATTTTGATAACCACCCGTTGGACCATAAACATTTTCATTATATGATAAATCAATAAAGAACTCATTTAATAAGTCCATTTTTGTGTCTTTTGGACTATACTCTCCCTGATTTGAATTAACAGGTAATGGGGCTCCATTATATGTAATATCAATATTATAACCCCCCTCAGGGCCATATTGATTTAAAGGATATAATTTTTTTGCAAACGGGTCTTCCGAAATATAAGAATCCGGAGAATCAATAACTGGCGAATCAGTAAGAATTGTTTCGTAATTTAAATTTCCAACTGACGGTGAAAAAACTCCAACAACTTTATAAGCAGCAAGGTTTTTTCCTACTAATAAATTTCTAAATGTTTTTGTTGACGCGAAAGATAAAAAACTATTACCCGGAGAACCAATTGAGTTCTGACCGTTTGTTACGCTATTTGGTGTGCCTTCAACCGCCATGTTTTTTTAATAATAAATAGGTTGAATTTAATTTTTTAACTAGGTCTACTACCATTAGTTACGACATCTTTTATACTTGTTGCAACAACTTGTTTTAATCCCATGTCATCTTTAAACGCTTGAGTAACTACATCCACTATTTTTTGATTTAAATCAGGATTAATATTATCGTTTGATGTGCTTACTCTAACCTCAATAACTACTTTATTTTCGTTTGATGACACATTTGTTGCCGAATTTTTAGACATATTTTCCAACTCTTTTGTTGGCATATTTAACCCTCTAGATATCATCTGGGTAAAGTCAGTATCAATAGGGTTACCTCCTTTAATCATTTTTGCAATATCATTAAGCCCAGTACCGGCAATAATTGTGTCTTTTTCAAAAAAATCAATATCACCATCTTCGGTCCTAATAAAATCAAACCCTGTTTGTGTCTTGACCTTTTTTGATATTTCCGATAAAACATCCCCAATACCTACACCTAACAAACTTAATTTTTCAGTTAATTCATTAATTACGATATTAAATGGTTCAGGTAATTTATTGGTTTCTACTTCCATTTGTTCAATACCTTTAGGTAAATTAAATAATGATTCCTTAAACTTTTTTAACATGTCATCCACTCCCTCTTCCTTATCCCGTATTGGATTAAAACCATCTCTGTTTTCTGTAATTTCTCTAGTATTCCCACCTCCAAGTTCTCTTAATATATTTGCAACTGATTCATTAAACCCCTGACCCATTTTTGAAGCATCAATTGTTGATGCCGCAACCGCTTGTCCTAACCCTCTACTCACACCGATAGTCCCTAAAGTGAATTGTATTAACTGTAATTGGGTTAATTGCTCTTGAGCTAATTTTTCAACTGTTTTTGGTTCTAATTTTTTTAACATGTCATTACTAAATTCTCCATTTTTAGTTGACCTCTCGATAAAATCATTCATATTTTCTTCAACACCATTAACGGTAATTACAAATTCATTTTTGTCATTTAAACGTGACATATTTGCAATTAACGTTTTTTGTTCTTCAGTTGCCATTTCAGGAAATTTTATAGATGATAATTTACTCTCTAATTCCGAACCAGCTCTAGCCATATTTGTCAACTCCGTATAAGGAATATCTAATTCTTTACTAATCGCCTGAAGTCGTTCTCTACCACCTGGTAATATTTCCATTTGACCTGTTACCTCATTTAATTTACTAAAACCTTTTGTCATCTCAACAATTTGTTTTTGAAGTTCCGCAGGGTCATTTTGAGACATATTCATTAATCTCATTGGGTCTAATAAATCAGATTGGACAACTCCTAATCTTTGTAACGCCGCTGCAGTATCAATTGCCGCTTCAGGATTTAATAATTTATTCGCTAAGGTTAATGTTGATTCCATTCCAACCCTCATTTGAACGGAAGCCGCCGCCATTTTTGTAAACCCATCAATTCCACCTTGAAATGTGAATTTATCCATAGCGGACATATTACTAAGCATTTCATCACTTATTTTTCTTCCATTAAGTCCTCTAGCCATTGCAATATCAAAAACTTTTGCTGTTTTTTCTGAAACCGCTTCTAAACTATATCCAATATTAGTGTAATTTTCAGTTAACACTTTAACAGATTTACCAGTAAGGTCTGACGATGCTCTTAAATTTCCAAATAACTTATCATTATATTGGGTGTTTTTTCCGGTAACCACACTTAAATCAACAACCATTTCTTTAGCAATTTCAATCGCTTTTTGAGCCCCATACCCAAGGTTTTGGATACCTGCTACTGAACCGGCAATATTTTTTCTAATCGCGTCAGCAGATTCTGCTCCCGTCCCAATTTCTCTAGTCGTTTCCGCAGATAAATCGTAAACAGTTTTGAAAGTTTTTTTAAGTGTTTCTGTACTTAACGAGTCGGCAAGTTTTCCAAGGAAACTACTTAAAACGTTCTGTATGTCAGCTATTTCAGTTAAGACTGCCTTTTTTTTGTTACCGTTTGGCATGTTATTTTTAATTATAAATATCTAAAAACTATTTTTGAGACTCTAATAATTTGTTCATTAAAAAAGTTTTTACATATGTAGGCATATTTAAAAATTCAGAATAACTGATATGGAGTAATTTCGCAAAATAAAAATATTGGTTTAATACAACCTCGGTATGATTAGAAGAAAGGCCGAAAAAATTCAACCCCGAAGGTAATATTAATATCTACCATTTCTCCTGACGGGGTTCTAACTTTTCGTTTAAGGTCTAAACCTGGGTTATTGTTATTTAAAAATTTTCTTATATGTTTAGAATCCATAATTGGAAGATTTTCAATATATGTAGAAATAAAAATTTTATCTTCATTACCGTTAATACTTACAATTTCTTTATTAAGTCTTAAAGTAATAGACGGAACTGTTCTTCCAACTGGATATTGATTAATTATTGATTCTAATTCTCTTTGTTCACCATACGACATTAGTTTTAACTTAATAGTGTCACCACTTCTTGGAAGAACGGTAGTTAAATGTCCATTTTCATCTGGATTAACTTCAGTTTTTTTAATGTTTAATTCATCTAAAAGAATTGAAGATTCAAATTTTTTATTTGTTTTTGTATCGGTAATTGAAAAGAAATATTCATGTCCAAAAGACGTATTTCTTAAAAAAATTAATATTGCTTCAATATCCCCGTCTAAAAGTTCTTCAACTTTTAATTCTGGTTCATAAAGTTTACTTCTAATTAATGTTGTTATTATATTTGCAGATGGGTTAGACAATGCCGACGCAATTATATTTTCATCAGAAGCGGTTAAATAACCCACTTTAACCACCTTTTTTTTTGATTTATAATAAATCCCACCTGATGGTAATGTTACCAAATCATGTGGTAAATTCATATTTTGCGTTCCCGCATTAATTAATTCTTGGTCCATCTTTTTATTTTAAAAATAAACCTTTAAATAAATTAATCAATCTTTTTATTAACTTTTTTTACTTTTTTTTTATGTCTATTTTTAAATTCTATTTCAGTTTCAAAAATTTTTCCACAATTTGTGCAAGTATATCCTGTGTTTATATTTATTTCCATTTTTTGATTTTGTATTAAAACTTAATTTTATTGTAAAAAAAAACCCATATAGTTTAATATATGGATTTAAAATTTGGGTATAAAGGATTTATAATATTTTTAGTAAACTAAGATACAACGGTCCATTCTTAATGAAGTGGAAATTGTCGCTAATTTATCGTCAGAATAACCAAGTGCCCCAAAATCGGCGCTAGTTAAAAAACAACCTTCTAAAATCCATTTTTCAACCACAACACCTGTTGGGTCCAACATTTCAAGGTCAACATTTTTTTTATATCCTGCCGCGTATCCCATACGACCTGTAACAGATTCTGCACATAATCTAACCCATTCCATTAATGCTTGGGACGCTGAAGGACCTATAGGGTCTCTAAACGTGACCGCAATTTCATTCCATTCAAATCTACCTGCAACATAAGTTGAAGTGTTTAAAAAAGGAATTGCTGTTGAGTTAATTTTTATACTAGGTCTTTTTGCGGTTTCAACAAACCATTCGTTTATACCTAACGTTGAAGGAAAACGCATAATAAACCTGTTAGCTCTTTTTGGTTCATACGGTATGGGCATTTTCATTAATAAATCGGCCATGTTATTTTGTTTTAATTGTTTTTATTTCTTTTATTATAAATATACTGTTATAAAATTTTTCTATTTACTTTTGTTTTTTATTTTTTATCATAACAATATAAAATTACTGCAGTTTTTTAATTCCTCCATATGTAGAATATGTTTTAAGATTATTTTTTGGAATTTTATCAAAATGTCCTTTTATTTTTTCTACATTTTTTAAATCATCATCAGAAAAACCAATCATAGGCTCTCTTTCCATAAAAGAATTATTAACTTTTGTTATAAGTCCTCCATTTTTAATTAATTCTTTTAAATTACCGGCATTATGTTTAACATATTGTAAAAATTCAGTTAAAGCGTCAATTTTACCTTGTTCTGGAGAAGACGCTTGATTTGAACCAAAACTTACCGGGTAAAATTTACAAAGATTTAAATATTCATTAACTAATTGTTCTTTAGTTTCATTTTTATTAATAGGTTCATTAGCAAGTTTTTTAAATTTTATAATGTTATTTACCACTTCATCAGAATTGATTCCGTTATGATTTGACATTATATACATATAAACTCCCTTTTTAAGGGTATTTGGGTTATGTCCTCTTGCGGTTACTATTGAAAAAATTGAAGCGTGGTTAATAGCTTCTTTAAAATCTTCCCAAGCTGGACCTTCTTTAGCGTTTAAAATGTCTTTTAAAAACTTAGAATCCCCCTGAACTTGGAAATTTCTAAAAGAATTGTCGGCAAATCCAGTAATTTCTTGACCTTCGTACATGAAGGGTGTTTTACCTATTTTACTTCTATATGTTGCAAAATCTTCAGTTGACATTCCAACTTCGTCACCTTTTGAATTTTTAAGTATGATTTCAGTAGGCATTGTTACAATATTATCGTCCCAATCAAATGAATAATATTTTAAACTTGGTAGACCTTCTTTATCAAAATTTTCATCTATTAAAAATTTAAAATTTTGATATTGTTTTGTTGTTAATTTAAAGTTCATAATGTATTTTATTTGTTAACTTATGTTTTCTAATATTTTAATTTGTAATAATAACATAACGGCTAATTAAAAAAACAAGTTGACATTACATCAACTTGTTTTTAATTAAAATTTATATATTCTCAAACGATGCTCCAGTTGGAGTAATGTAAAAGGTTATATCAATAAATTCAAGTGACTTAGTTGGTTTGATATAAATCTTACCAGTCAATTGATTCCTATCTAAATCAGCCGCGTCTGAAGAAACTGTTACACGAAAATCGTATAAACCTCTGTCTCTTCTAATAGCGTCTAATATTGGATTAACTGCGTCTAAGAAATCTTGTCTTACTTTAGCGTCGTTTTGTTCAAATAATAATCTAACAGAAACTGCCGATATTAATTTACGTGCTTGTAATAATAATCTTCTTACGTTTATTCTATCAAGTGCTGATTCTCTAATTTGTAAAGTTTTATTTCCCCAAATAACAGTTCCAACATCAGAAAAAGTTGCAATTGGATTGATTCTACCTTTATATAAAGTATCTCTATCCTCTTGTGTTAATTTTTTTCTTGCTTTGATAGCGTTTACTAAACCACGTGTATAACCAGCCGCTGCGAACCAAGGGAACGCAATGTTATCGGTTAATGCTAAGTTTCTTGTAACCTCAGCGGTAGGTGGTAGGTAAATTTGAGTGTTATTAACACTATCTCTAGTTAAAACCCAAGGGTAATAAGTTGCAGTATAGTTAGAGTCAATTCCAGTACCTTCTAAATTATCAACCGATTCTTGTGGGTAAATAATGTCAGTTGGTTCTCCAACTGTAGGTGTAAACAAATTATAATCCGGTGTTGTACAAATATATAATGAATCAGCTCTATCGAATTCAATCATTTGAATTGCTCCTTCAACTAAATCAGAATTACTTAAATAATCAATACCAGGGGTTACAAATAAATTAATATTAACCGCTTCAGGATTAGAAAATGTGTTTATACCTAAAAGATAAGCGTAATAGTCAGAATTACCGTATTCAATTGTGTTGTCACCAACAGTTATTTGTTTAAACGCTCCCCAACCTGTTGCTGTAGGATATTTAATTGATGGACAAGCTCCTTTTAAATAACCACTTCTTCCTAAGACAAAATTGTCAGCGTTAGTTCTATATTCTCTGTAAATATCCCAACCGTCAAAACCACCGGTACAAAGTAAAGTAAATTTACGAGAGAATAACCTATAATATTGGTTTGACTCGTTACTAGGGTCTGTTGTAAAAGGTGATGCTCCAACAAAAAACAAAGGAGTTCCACTTGTAGTGTAATTACTGGATATAGTTAAAGCACTTGCGTTAACGTCCATATGATAACCTCTTGTTTTATAAGCCCAATCGTCACCAGTACTATCCGAACAAACACTAAGAGGTAATTGTTTACCTTTGTATTGTAAGAAATCAGTATCAACTCCAACCGAATCAGAAATACCTAAATAAGTTCTTCTTACTTTATCACCGTTACTTCTAATTGCATCATCAGCTCCTGACGACAAACCAAATGGTGGGTTGTAAACGACTTCTCCAGGATAATCATATTTTGTTTTATAAACTGGGAATGGAGGTCTTACACCAGCGTATTCCCTAAATTGAAAACCTTCAAATCCACAAGGTAACGCGTCAATCGGAGCGTCATCATTCATTTCAACCATCACTAATTTAGAGTTTAATGTGTATTCTCCGTTTTTAGTTCCTATTTTCTTTCCAACAAATCCATTATCGTTTGGATTCATATTACAATTTGTGAATTTTTCTAACACAACTGGTGATTCGTCACTATCAAAGAAATCTCTAATTAATACGTCAAAATTACCATTACCAAATGAAATATTTGCGATTGAAATTTTAATTTCAGTGTTAGCCGCATTACCGTCAGCAATTGTTGTAAATTTAAATAAATTAGAAACTTTATTTCCTCTTAATTCAGAAACTACCCAAGGTGATGTTGGTGATTGATATTGTTCTAAATACCAACCAATACTTGTTGGGTCAGAACCCTGTCTTGCGTCTGGTAAATAAGTTAAGTTAGAACTTACCCCTCTAATATAACCTTTTCTATAACCATAAGTTAATAACGCTCCAAATTGTTCTTCAACAAATAAAGGTACCGTAGTCCTTGGTTTTGAAAAATTAGAAGCTCCAAAAACTTTTGATACATAATTAACATCTGAAATTTGAAAAGAAGTTTCAAAAAATAAATTATTTCCGTCTTTGTCTGTAATGTTAACACCAAAAGGTGAAAATGGATTTTTAGATGCTCCAGAATAAGAACCTGAAAAATCTAAAGTCATTCCAGTTTGTCCGGTAACTTGATAAACCGCTCCAGTATCGGTAGAGTAAGTTGCTAACCCTCTTGACCTCATTGTTGCGATAACTAAATCATCATAATTTAAGTAAGGAGTTCCTGAATAAACGTATATTGTACCGTTAACAGTTCCGCTAAAGTTAGTAATTATTGTTCCGGTAGAATTATTTCCGGTATTACCTGTCACACAAGGATTACAAGGGTCACTAATTTCAACATTAACTGTCCAATTTTGAGTGACCGTAGTATCTTCTGACACTAAAACGTATGTTTTTGTTAAACCTGTAAAATTAACAGTACTTCCAGTGGAGTATTGTGTTACAGAATTAAGAGTAACTCCCGTTGTACAAGCACTAAATGTAACAGTTAAAGCAGATAAATCATTAGTAGTTGTTGCAGAAGGAAGACAAAGTGAAATTGTATTTGTAGTGTAATTAATACTACCGCTATGTGTACTACCACTAAGAGCGGATGACGCTCCACTAACCGAAAACGAATAAAAAGTAGCACAATTTGATGATGTAGATGTTTGAGTTAAACCTGTAATATAATTATAAAACGAATAACCACTATATGTACCATTACCATTATTATCAAATAATGCATAGTACCAAGGGTCGTTATTTGGGTCATTAAAATTAGCATTTCCTGAATTAACATAATCTAAATTAAATACATTTGTTGACGCTGTATAACCACTTAATGAATTATAATCGGTTTGAGGTATAACACCAAAATATTTTATAGAATAGTTCTCAGTATCGCTATTAGATATTACACCATAAATTTGATTTTTTAAATCTGAACTTAATGTTGATGTTGTACCGTTAAATTGTTGATAAGTAGAATTTAAGTCTTCATTTAATAACCAAGGAAATGTTTCTGTAAACCCTACCGAAGTAACATTATCATTATTTCCTGTAAAAGATACAGAGTAAGAATATTCTTCAAATTCAACACAAGTTGTTACACAATCAACAGTTGACGAACTAAAACATTTTTGACCAACAGTTGTTGTATCAACGTTTGCAACAGTTGTAATACTCCAAGATGGACCGGCATCATAACCAGATAAACCCAAAACTCTAGTAACAAATAGTTGGTTTGATTGTTGTAAATAAGATTTAGCTATATATGCCGCCTCATATTTAGGGATTTGTGTGTTTATAAATTTTTCGGCGGATGTTCCACCAAAATACGTTGAAAATTCATCAAAATTTGTGATGAAAATAGGTTCAAAAGCGGGACCTTTTAATGTCTCACCAACAATACCTAAAGTTGTAACGCCAACACTTTGCGCAACAAAACTCAAATCAACTTCCGAGGTATATACTCCCGGGGACACGAATACTTTATTTGCCATTCTTAATTTTTTTTAATTAGTTATTTATTTTCTAATAAATATTTCATTAAATAGCAAAAAACTTGACTTTACAATATGTATTAATAAATTAGGTAGACTTTTTTCTGCCTTTTTTATCTTACCTTGCAAAACGAGTCAAAAATAAAGAATTTAAAAATTTCAAAAGAAGCACATGAAATTTTAAAAACGTATTGCAACAAAAAAGGAATTAAAATTTATAGATTTATTGAAAAATTAATTTTAGAAAAATGTAAAAATAAAAAAGATATTTATGGAGATAATCTAGATTAAAGAATTTTCATATAAAATTTTAGATTCTAAACTACCATTTGTTTTTATAATAACAATTCTTAGAGTGTCTTTATTATTTATTTGTATCTCAATTAAATCAGACCCATAATAATTGTTGTTGATATAAACATCAAAACTACTAATATTAATTTTTGATTGTATTAAAATATTTGTATTGTAATCATAAACTTGAGTTATAGTACTATTACCAATAATAAACAATATTTCTTTTGGACCTACTATCACATCTTCTTTGTTTTTTTTACGATTAATAATTTTTCGATTATCTAACTCAAGAACTTTAAGAATTCTAGTTATTGCGGGAGAAACTTCAAATTCGTTTTCATCTATTAAAAACCCCAACATTGTAAATTCATAACTTTGAATATAATACTTTCTTTTTTCAAGACCAGATTCGGACTCATCAGTTATATTACCCATAACAATTGGAATATAATGACCTTTTATTTCAGCATAAGCTTGTTTTGATGAAAACTTTTCTAAAACATTCTTATTAAAAGAATTAATTTCTCTCATTCTATTACATATTATTTTAACAGAATAGGTAATATCAACAGGAACTGGTTGTGGTATTTTATATACGTCCATACCATTTCTTGTACCATCCCAAGTAGGAACTTGAGCGTAAAAAAATTGTTTTCGATTAGGTATTGTGTAAAGTAAAGATGGGTTTGTTCCGTATTTAACTTCAGGTATTCTAACTATAGTTATAAAAGGAGGTTCAACATTTTTATCAATATTTTGTAAATCCCAAGTTTCGGTAAATTGAGCCCAATTTTGAGTTGTTAACAAGATATCAACGGTAGGGATAATCTTACCATTAACAATTGTTTTAAGTTCGTTTTTTACAAAAGATAAAAACCCCCCATCTAAATCTGCATGTAATAAAGATTTTGGAAGGTAAGTTCCATCCATATTAATTTTTTCAACTAATTCTTCTCGTCTAGAAAATAACGTTTTTTGATTAGTTAAAGGTATATTTTTTTTTATTTTACTTGGTAACGCCATTACATATCTTTTTTAACCCAATTATAAAATAATTCAGATATTTCTTTTGGGTTTGTTATATTTTTATTTTTTAACATCATTCTAACTTGACTAATTAACCCAACAAAATGTTCTGGTGGTACATTTTTATAAAAACCCTCAAAATTTGCTTCGTTTGGTTTAATTATTCCAAATTTAACAAATTCTCTTAATTTTCTTTTTGCAAATTCATCCGCAACCATTTCTATTTTTTTCATAAAAATTGCTGCCTCAATCAAACTAATATTACCTAAATAGCACTCATACATTTTTTCGGCTCCATATTTTTTAAATTGATATTGATGAGCGATTTCGTGAAATAATATAAATAAAAAATTTGGTAAACTATTGTTAAATATCGTTGAATTTAATATTACCCTATCATCTAAAGAAACCCCCATCCCCATTTTTAATGGTTCAACTGTTATTTTTTGACATTCAGAATTTTCTATAAATTTATTTATTTTTTCAATTTGGGTATCATCAATATTAAAATTATCTTTAATTTGTGACAAAAAAATGTCAATACCTAAAGTTTCTTCGGTAATTAAATTATATTGTATTTTATTAATTTTATATCTCATAAACCTCAATATTCATTATTAGTTACCGTCTTAACAGGTAAATTAAAATAAAATTTAAACCATTCTTTCATTGGTTCCTTCCAATGGTGACTAAACATAGAATTTAAATGTTCAGAGTATTTACCTTGAACTTCTAAAATTGGTGATTTATCTCTAAATGGTTTATGTGATACGTTATTTTTATCGTAGTAATCAACATCAAAATAATGAAAAACAACATCTGAATCTTCTTCACCTTCCCAATCTCCATTGTAAAATATTAAAAAATGTTCGTTTTCATCTAGATAATCGTATTCGCTTTCATCAAAATTTAAACCATATGTCCAATTAATTTTATTACCCTCAAGATAATCATCGATATATTTACTAATTACATCGTGTAATTTATTTTTACTTATAATTGTTTTCATTATAATCCTCTAAATTCATTATCAACAACTGCGGATGCTATTATTGTCCTATAAAATGGTTTGTATCCGGCGTAATTATGTTTATTATCAGATATAACTCTACCGTCATTATTAACTGTATAGTATCTTACACGGTCTTCAGTTTCATAATAACCGATATAATCTCCATAACTAATATCAATATTTAATTCGTCAAGATGTTTTTGGTACACCGAAACACTTAAATTACCCGGTTCAAGTTGTTCTATTTTTGAAGTTCCGTAAGTTTTATTTTCTGGAGATAGTATTTTAACATACCCTTTAAATTCAACCGGAGGTAAAAATTTAATTCCATCGGAAACGGATTCACCGTAAACATTATCTGTTTTAGTTTTCATTCGGTCAATCCTATATAAAACTAATGTAAAATTTAAATCGCCATAAAGCCACTCAGAACCTACTGACGTGTCTAAATCAAAATCTTCTTGTGAAAAAAATTTTCCTAACCTTGTTATTGGTACTTTGTTAACCATTATTGATAAATATTAGAATAAGCCTTATTTTTCATTTAATTGACATCAATAAAAAATAATACAATTGAACAAAAACCATTATCAATTCTAAGTGATTATAATGGGGCCAATAATTATATAATTAATTTAAAAATAAAAAAAGAAAGTAATCATAAATTTTATTTAACCCCTTCTCAATCAGAATATTTAATTAACTATTCAAAAATAACCCCAAAAGTCGCAAAAAAATGGGTAGACATTGACCCTTATTTTGCAAAAAAAATTGCCGACGAAAAACTATTAACTTTTATACCTGAAAAAATTTGGGTTGAAAAATTACTTGTTGAAAAAGAAAAATCTTATCATATTTGGGGAAAAATTTTATCTGGAGATACAAATTATGATTTTTGGATGCCAAAAGGGGCGTTTATTAAAACCCACGTTATTAAAGACGTAAAAATTGATTATAATAAATACTCTAATAGGTTTCCACTTGAACATCAAAAAATAGCGATTGAAAAATTGGCAGGGTCGTCAAGGTTTATTCTTGCGGACGACATGGGGTTGGGTAAAACTCTAAGTGCGGTAATAGCCGCGTTGGAAACAAATGAAAAAAGAATATTGGTAGTTTGTCCTGCAACGCTTAAAATAAATTGGAAAAGAGAATTTGAATTTTTTACAAAAAAAACAATTTTTATTGCTGAAAGTAAAACATTTTCTGACGATGCGGACATTGTGATTGTTAATTATGACATTCTTAAAAATTTTCACAATCCAAAAAACATTAAGGATTCTAGAATATATGATAAGTTTGATGTAATAATTGCGGACGAATGTCATTATGTGTCTAACCCCCAATCAAAACGAACTAAAATTTTTAATCATTTTGCAAAAAAATCAAAATATCTATGGTTATTGTCAGGAACCCCAATGACTAATCGTCCAATTAATTATTTTAATTTACTTTCCCTTATTGATAGTCCGGTAGCCCAAAATTGGGTAGGGTATGCGGTTCGTTATTGCGAGGGGTACCAATTCAACGCTGGAGGTCGTAAAATATGGAATGTGTCTGGAGCGTCTAATTTAGAAGAATTAAGAGAAAGAACATCAAGACAATTTTTAAGACGATTAAAGACGGAAGTTTTAGAGTTACCTGAAAAAATAATAACCCCAATTTATTTAAAATTAAAATCAAAATTGTACGAAAACTTAATGGGGGAATATTATGATTGGTTCGATAATAAAAAAGAAGAATCAACATCACTTACAATTCAATTTAGTAAATTAATGAAAGTAAGGCAAGTTATTTCCGAAGAAAAAATAAATAATACAATTGAATTAGCCCAAAATATAATTGACCAAGATAAAAAAGTTATAATTTTTACAAATTTTACTGACACATTAAATAGGATTGCTGACCATTTTGGTAAACAATCGGTTAGATTAGATGGGTCAACCCCAAAAATACAAAGACAAGAATCAGTAGACCAATTTCAAGAAAATGAAAAAGTAAAAGTGTTTGTTGGTAATATTAGAGCGGCCGGAGTTGGAATAACTTTAACATCAGCAGAAGCGGTTATTATAAATGATTTGTCTTTTGTTCCTGGGGAATTAGCTCAAGCTGAAGACAGAGCTTATAGGTACGGCCAAAAAAATAACGTTTTGGTTTACTATCCAATATTTCATAATACTATTGAAGGGGGGATATATGATATTGTTGTTAATAAAAAACAAATCATTGATACTGTGATGGGTGATAATTTAGATAAAAGTGACGTTGTTGCTGAAATCATGAACAGAATACAAGAAAAAAGATAAGGTACCTGTTATTAACAATTACGGTCCCTTGTAATATTTATTGTAAATGGAAAAATTAAAATTAAAATCACAAAAGATTGAAAAACAAATCTTATTAGCCGAAAAACAAGACGTTAAAGAAACCCTTATTACCGAAATGAAAAAAATCGGTATTGAAAAATTACCCTATTCGTACACTTCTTTAAAAAAATTTATTGACTCTGAAACAATGTCAATACATTATAATCGTCATTATAAAAATTATGTTGAAAAATTAAACAAACTAATTTCTAAAAAAGATTATCCAGATATGGAACTTGAAGAAATTGTTAAATCTATTAGTCAATTTAATAAAGGGGTTAGAAATAACGCAGGTGGGGCGTTTAATCACGCTTTGTTTTGGAAAATGTTGTCTCCGACAACTCAAGAACCTAATGGTGAAGTATTAGAAAGAATTAAAAAAGATTTTGGTACATATAAAAGTTTTGTTAATATGTTTCAAAACGCGGCAAAAGAAAGATTTGGTTCTGGATGGGTTTGGTTGGTTTTAACTAAAAATAACGTATTAAAAATACTTTCTACTGAAAACCAAGACAATCCGTTAATGAATGTTGTTAAAGACGGGGGATACCCAATATTAGGGTTAGATTTATGGGAACACGCGTATTATTTAAAATATCGAAATAAAAGAGACGAATACGTTACTAATTTTTGGAAATGCGTGAATTGGGAATTTGTTAATTCACTTTATAATTCAAGATTAAAGAAAAAAATTAATGAAACTGAAAATTTACGTAAACTTATTTCTGAAACAAAATCAAATACTTGTAGTTGGCCAGAGATTGAAGCAATTAGATTTATTTTTAATAACAATCCAAAAATTAAATATATGTACAGAACGGCTATAGATATAATTTTATCTGAAGTTTTTCCTGAACATTATTATAAAGAAAATGAGTATGAACCAAACAGTTTATATGGGATTTATGATTTAGAACAACCTGGAAGGTCAGGAATAAATAAATTAAACACTAATTATAACACTTTTTGTACCTTACTTAAAGATATAAATCTTGTTATTTCCCGTGAAAAAGGAAGTAACCCAATAAATAAAATAAATATTGTTGGTGTTAAACCATTTGAACAAATATTACAAACTAAAAAATTTATTGAATATTTAAACGAATATAAATTTCGAATCTTTTCAAGAAATTCAGAAACATTTAATAATTTAATGGTGATTTTAAAAGAAAAAGACTCTATTGGTGAAAAAAGAGAATTGTCAGTTGTCAAAAAACTTAAAGAAATTTATGGTGAAGAAAACGTAATAAAAGTAGGTGAATTAGGTAGTAAAAGAGATACTAAAGATGGTATAGATTGTGAAATAATTATAAATGGTGAGGTATTAACCGCTCAAATAAAACCATTTTTAAAAGCGGAAGATATTGGGGAAAATTTTAAAATGCACAATACTGGAAATGTAAAACCTTACAAAACAAATTTTATTATTTTTTCAACAATGAACAATAAAATAATGGTATTTAAAAATGATGATATTAAAATTGAGAATGGTAATTATATAATACCAAAGAAAAATTTAATTCATAATATTTATTAGCATGTTAAATGTTAAATTGTCAAAAAAACAATTAAAAGTTTTAGTAGAAGATATAAATAACGATATCAATTACTCATATAGACTTTGCAAACAATCAATTGACAAAAAAATTAAAGATTCCCCTTGGTGTGAATTAAAAAATGTAAGTTATCAAGCATCAGATGTTTTAAATAAACAATTACAGGAAACTTTAAACACCTTACTCGATTTTTTTCCTAGACATCATACAGGTATTTTACCTAACATTATTAAAATTTCACAACAAGACCAAAATAGAACTATTTCGTTTTTAAAAACAATTGCCGATTTTATAAATGACCCATTGTTTAGTAATGACCAAACTAAAAAAACATTACAGAATCTTAAAACACTTGATGAAATACCAAGTAATTTAGAAGACCTTTTAAAAGTTGTAAGAGCAAAAGAATATTCAAATTATGAAAATTCTTTTATTGGTGACGAATTTACACTTAAACGAGGAATGTTAAAATTAGATTACAAATGTGGTGATTTAACAGAAACTAAAAATTTTTTTGAAATAATTAAAAAAATTAAACAGGATACTAAATTAGCTTCCGAATATTGTACAAAAATTATTGAATGTATGAAATATTCAATAAATAACGTAAATATCCCACAAAAAGGGGATTTAATAACTAAATCGCCTTTATATGTTACTGAAAATGGTACCAATAAAAAGATTTTTGATGCTAATTCTTTTTTTGAAGTTAAAAAAATGGACGTTGAAATTGATAGTTACCTTTCAGAATTTTTTTCTATTTTCAAATCAACAGAGTTAAAAAATTTAAAGCCGGAGTATATTCAAACATATAATAAAGTGATGAACGTATTATATTTGTGGGTTAAATCTTACGGAAATGAATTTTTAAATAATGTAAGTAAATCAATAAATGGTATAATTTATGATGAAAACATAATTGTCCCAACTGAAAATATTGAATTTTATTGGTCAAACAAAGGACAACGAGGTTGTGATGAATTAAGACTTTCTATACGATTTAGAATTAAACCTCAAATTACAAAAATTAATGCGTACAAATATACTAAAGGGTCAAATGTTCTTGAAAAATTTATTTTTCAAGTGAAACAAAAAGACACTGAGCAAATAATTTGTAAATAATTGAGAGTTTTCAATAACTTAAATATTTATACAATAAATACTTTATGTCAATTATCGCAGAACCGCAAAGAACGGAACTTTATACAAGATTGAGGCATTTACTTGGTGCTCCTCTTAGAAGTGTTGAATTAGAAGATGAGCAATTAGATTCTTTTTTACAATTATCAATCGATGATTATTCACAATATGTTCAAGACTGGTTAATTGACTCACAATGGGCGTCTTTGGATAATCTTAATTTATCAACACAATCATTATCTAAAGCTTTTTTAACTAAAAGTTTAAATTATGAACAACGTTATTCCTACGCATATTCAAAAATAGTTGGGTTACAAGCCGGTGGAGATTCGGTCTTAAAAAAAGATTATATTGTTTTAGAGCGAAACCAACAAATTTATGAAATCCCAGCTGGAAGAGAAATTAATGAATTATTATGGTTTTCTCCAACAGAATTAAATAACGCTATGTTTGACCCTTGGTCTTTTGGGTCATTAGGTGCTGGAGGTGGATTAGGTGGTGGAGGTGGATTAGCTCAACCGGCCGGTATGGGTGGGGGGTATTTTATGATGCCGGCATTTGATATGTTGTTAAGAATGCAAGAGATTAACATTCAACGAAGAATTATTGCTGGAGATTTAACATATAGAATAACCGCGTTACCTGATGGTAAAAAAGCAATTCATTTAATGAACACCCCAGGTGGTAAATTTGATTTTGGTAACGGAACTTTAACTAAAGGTAAGGTTTGGTATTGGTATTATGATGTTGGTCCAGACGATAGAGACAAATGTTTAAAAATGAATCCAGATATTATTAAATTACCATCAGACGTACCAATGGATAAAATTTACTGGGAAGAACTTAATAGCCCATCCCAAATTTGGATTCGTCGTTGGTTTTTTGCATACGCAAAAGAAGCTCTTGGAAGAATTCGTGGTAAATTTAGTGGTAATTTAAAAACACCAGATAGTGAACTAACTATGGATTACGCATCGTTATTTACGGAAGCTAAAGATGAAAAACTTAAATTATTAGAAGAGTTAATTGGGGTTGAAGGTAGATTAACAAGACTAAGGCCAGAAAAAGTTATGGAAAGAGAGGCATTAATTGCAAAATCTTTAAACGACCAAATGAAATTTAGAGCGTTTCCAAGACAAATTTATGTAATTTAAAAAAATAAAAATATGAGTATAATTAAAAAAGGTAATTTTATAAGAAAAACAATTGGTGAAAAACAATTTAAAGTTGATTCTTTTGTTGATGAAGGTAAAAAATTTATAACTGAAGAAGTTTATAATACTAATGGAGAGTATCTGTTAGTAATAAAAAACGTTGACACATGTAGAGTTACTTTAGATTCGGAAACAACTGACCATATTATAATTAAAGCGTTAACAGGAACATATATTGTTCCAAAACAAGGGTTAATTGATGACCAATATGGTGAAATTTTTATTGATAAAGGAGCTTGTGTTGAATTTTATTCCTTAGAAAACCAATGGTTTATAGTGTCTTCAGATGGACTTAAACTAGATGAAAATTAATTTAAAACTCTGAATAAAAAACTTTACCTCGGTCAACAAAATCTTCGGTATTTTCGTTAAATTCTAATTGAATATTATTGTCAATAGGGTTAAAAATAAATTTACCAAAAGACCCTTCATTTATTTCCCACCCACTATAAAAATTACGTAAACACTCATATAAAAAATTTTCAACATCATTATCGTAACTTACGTTTAACAATCCATTATTTTCATCATAAACTGACGTTTCTATATCACCACTATCTCCACCGCCATGAAATTCAACATAAGCAATAGGAATACTAAATTCTGTTAATAGTTTCATAAATTTTATAATTCCTTTATTATCTTTAAAATCGGTAAAATCGTATTCAGTGCCGGATTCACTTGTGCCAAAAACTCTTTCATTTAAAGTGATTAATATTTTACATTCTACCGCATCAATATTAATATCTAATTCGCCACTATTATCACAATCAGAAAAAGATTTTGAAGATAATTCATTATCTTCCATAATTTGATTAATGACAGAATCGATAGCGTCGTAACTATCAAAAAAACGTCCAGTAGATGAAATCCATTGGTCATTAAAATCGTCAATTTCACAATTGGAAATCCAAACTGTTTTATTAGTTTCGGTATGACCATGTGATTGTACATAATAAGAAAATAATTTTAAAGTTTTTTTCTGAGTCGGGCTTAAATTATCAAAATCTTCTTTTGTGTTATTCATAAATATTTTCTTTTCTTATAAATATTATAAATAATCTAAATATTAACATTTAAACAAAATTTTGCCAACCTTCAGATGCGAAATCATAAATATAATCAGGAGAAACATTTATATTTTTCCAAAATGTTTGTTCATCGTTAGTAATTTCTAATAAATCTTCAATAGTGTCTTGATTTTCAGTTTTAAATGGGTGACCATTTATTAGTTCACATTGTTCTTTAGTAAATAACCCCATATCTTCCGGATTATTAACTAACAATGAATCTCTAACAATATCTTTAAAAACCACCAATAATGGTTGAATTCGTTTATTAAAAGTGGCAATAGCTCTAGCAACATTATAATCACCTTTCATTTCTGGATTATTTTCTAAAGTTTTTTGTTCTAACAAATAACAATTAATCTGTATTTCAGTTTTATCGGGAGGTGCCGGTTTACCGTTTTTAATTTCATACAATTCTCTTTGTTTTTTTGTCATTTTAAACGCAAAAACTTTTTGAACATCTCCTTGAGAAGCTTTATTTGCATTGTTAACATAATAAACTACATCCCCCAAATTAGGGGTTAATTTATTTTTAATGATTAATTCCATATGAGCCATCATACTCATAGCTCCTCCAGACTTACTTGTTTGTTTAGAACGTTTTACATAATCACTTATACTTAATTTAACTTTGGCTCGTTGAGCAATTTTCATTAATGGAATTTGTTTATTATATATAACTGACAAATATTCATAATACCAATCAACAAATTGTTTACCATTACCCTCAAGTAACATCCTAACACCTTTATCTAAAAAATCTTCAATATAAAGAGGTAATTTTTTTGATTTAATAGTATTACCAGTTAATTTAATTTTCCCTTCATGTTCTAAAGTGGCGTAATTTTTTCTTGCTAAATTTATACACGATTTCCAAGTACCGTCACAATCCAACCCCATCGCTCCTCTCATAAAAATATCGTTAAATTCGGCAACATCCGCATTATAACCAGTATATTCTTTGTCTTTTTTTACTAACCAATTAAGACCTTTACCAATGTATTTTCTATTATCAACCCCATCATTTGGTAATGAAAAATTCATACCATCTGTATCACAAACAAGTGGGGTGTATCCTCTTTTCATAAAAAATTTTAACATTTGACGAAGATATTGTCTACCGGTACAAGTAATTTTTTCTCCACAATCCATATCCCCCCAATTAAAAACGTGAGGGGCACTTAACGAACCAAAAAAAGCGTTTATAAATATTTTTAATGGTAATTGTTTACGTCCATATGATAATGATTTTTTATAATCAATAGATTTATATTCGGACGCTAAATTTTTATACATAATACGAGAATCCCTAAAATAACCTAACATTCCTTTCATTACTCCAGTAACATCACATTTAGGAAAAACATCATGTACTAATTGTATTGAAGGGTAAAGTGAAGAATAGTCAAGTTTTAATACGTCTTTAGAATAACCAACTTTTAATAACCTTGATAACCCACCAACAAAATCACGTTTTCCTTGTTTTTTAGGTATTGCTAATTTGTGTTTATATGACCAAGCTAACATAATCATACGCCAAAGAGTTGCAGTCCCCATTGTCGACACTCTTTCATATGTTGTGGGTACTAAAGAAGCTAATAAAAACGTACCTTGGTTAAATTCATCATCTACTAATAAAGTTTCTTCTAAGTCATCATCAAGATATCTTTCAACAATATTATCTCCAGTTACTTTGATATACGTTCCCGGAAATCTTTTATCTAAATCATTAAATTCTGGTTTATCGGCCATTTTATATTTGCCATTGGTAACGTTTAACCAAAATTCGTTTTTTTCTTTATACATTTTCCCAATTTCTTCGTGATTTATATAAACACGGTCAGGAGCCTCGGCATCAATATATTTTGTAATGTATTTTAGACCTGCGGATTTTATACCAGAATTAATTGCTTGAGCTCTTCTTACAGAATGGATAATGTCAATTACATTATATCCCCATATACCTACTTGATTGTATCGTTCAACCTCATTAGCTAATTTTAATAAATTTTCGGTTTGTTTTATTTTATGGTTTGGATTTAAAGTTTTACAAACTTTTTTAATGTCAACATTAAGTGATTTACATCTTTCAAATATCCAAAACCAATCAAAATTTGCGGAATTATATCCACCAATAATACTTGGTTTAATTTCATCAATAATATTAAAAAACTCAATTAAACCTGATTTTTCCTCTTCTTCATTAGAACATTCAATAACTCTTTGTAAACCTTTATTGGTTTTTATACCAATCATGAAAATACGACCATCTTTAGGCTCAAGGGAAGTTGTTTCTAAGTCAAATACTAATCTTGTGATATCGTTATACTCACTATACCCTTTAAATAATCGTTTTTCTTTTTGTATAAGATATTGTTCTACAGGAGGTAAAATAGTAATTAAATCTTTTGTATTTTCCCCCCAAGGTTCAAGACCTCCATCTTTAAAAAATTGGATTAATGAACGGTACCCTTTAAGAGATTTAACCATAAACTTTAATCCCGATTCCAATCTTTCGTCCCCTTTAGTTTCAAGTTTTTCAACCATGATACCGTATTTAGACATCGCTTCTTTTTGAAGTGCTTTGGACGATTTATAAAAATTTAATTCTTTTAGGTCTCCGACCCAAGCAAATGCGGTAAAAGTGTCTTTTTTAATTGTTTTTCCTTGACCAGGGATTTCTTTGATTTTATAAATTGAATCTGACATATAATCAAATTCAATTGACACTATATGTTCTTCTGGGTCATTACCTTCTAAAAAAGACTTTATTTCTTCTTGACTAATCATATTATATTTTTTTAAAATGACATATTAGCTCTGATTTTAAATCAGGTTTGTCTTGTTTCTATAAATATATTGGAAATCTTTAGTTAAGTCAAATAATAAAAAAAGACCCGAAGGTCTTTTTGTTTATAAAGGTAATCCTGACACGTATTCTGATGTTAGGTCAACCCAACCACCGTTAATACTATATTTCCAAAATTGGTCAATGTTAACATATGATTCATATCCATAATCAGTATTAATAAAAATACCACTAGCAAAAAATATTTCAAGAGAAGGTCTTGATGATAAAACACTATTTGTTGCCCCAGATAAATTAGTTTTTAAATAATCAAATGCGTTTTCTTTAATTTTATTTGTCGCAAAAACCATTCTTTTATTATATATTTGTTCTGTTGTTCCTGTAAACCCTGTTAATGTACTACTAAACGGCCACAAAATATCAATTAATTTATAAAACTCATAATCACCGGAACCTGAATAAGTACTAAATGTTGGTGTACTAGCACTCCAAGTTGTTAATACCTCACCTATTGCTCCGGCTACGGCTCCACAAGTATTGTCAGTAATACTATCTGTTTTATCTTTTCTAAACATTCTACCCGCACGACCATCTATTGTAACACCAATGTGTGGAGTACTTGTAATAAATAAAGTTCCGCCACTTGTAATGTGACTAGCCCACGCCCCTAATCCAACAGTCCCAACAAATGGAAACCCAGCTAAACCTCCTGACATAAACGGACCAAGAAATGTGTTCATAGACGTTGGAAATTGTCCAATATTATCAACACCAGTAAATACAGGTCCATCAACATCATCAGAACATATACCTTCGGCATAAATTATATCATTAGCAGAATAACCTTTACTAGTAATAAAACCTTTTGTGTATTCCCCCCAAGATTCAGATAATGTTGAAGATGAATACGATAAACCACCTTCCGGATTAACAACACTTCTAACGGTAGTTGTGTAACCAGATTGTAATGGCGCAGGTTCTGCCACATTAAAATTATAAATGTAATTATATTCTAATACATTAATATTGTAACTACCATACGGGTATGAAGTTACGTTATTAAATGGTATTGTTTTGATACCTAAATTTTGTAATGTTCCACCTGACGCTGGTGTAAAGGTAACCGCGGCTGTTTTACCTATTAAATTATTACTGATAAATCTTAAACCAATTGACATATTTGTTTTTTTTGTTTTGTTTATAAATATCCGTAATTATAATAAAATTTCTAATCTGATATCATTATTTGGTATAATGTCATCGTCTAAATTATTATCAGGAATATTATATGAAATTATATCATTATTTGGTATTGCAATATCTGTTAAATCATTTGATGGAATATTTGTTGGTGTTGGTGTTGGATTAACTGGGTCAACACAACACGGAAAATCTGAAACATAACAAGATGTAAATTCTAAATCGTCAGCAATAAACGAATCTTGTATATTAATATACAATTTTTCTCTAGTTGGAGTAATTAAAACACCATCACTATTTCTTAACATGAATTGACCTTCAAACCTTCCCGTTTTACTAGTATCTTTTGAAGTGAATTGATAATAAATATAATATTCGGGTTCAGCGTTTGGTTCATCAAAAGTTTTTTCGACAAACCCTGCAGGTCTAGATGAAATTTTTGGTATTCCACTTTCAATATCGGTCATTGAAAAGAATATCGATGAAACTTCAATTAACTTCATAAAGTTATTGTAATCACTTCTACCGTCTTTAACAATTTGCAATTTTAATAAGGGTAACGTTGAATTTTTTTTAATTATAAATTCCATCTAAATTTTATTTATAAATACCTGAGAAAACAAAAATATTAACATCCGATATTGGATGAATTTAATTAAAAAAAAGTAATAAAGATTAAATTAACATTCTTTTCTTAATTCCGCCGCGTAATGATGAAATCTATGATGCTCAGTAGGCGTTAATAATAATATTCCGGGTTTTATTAGACCTTTTACTGTTTCTTGATAAGCGTAGGACATTAATGTTTGTTCAAACGGAGATTGGAATTTTGTTTCCAAATAACATCTAAAATTACCTTCTTTTGTTAAAAGAATTGGCCAATTACATAAATAAATATCACCTGATGCGTATGGTAATCCTTTATGTGATTTAATGTTTTTGAATACCGTATTAGGAGCATTTGGGTCTAATCCTTGAACAGGTAATTTTGGTTTTTCAGGCCAATTAGTTTCTCTAAATGATTGTGGGGTATTATACCAAGAAAATTGGATATCGTTAGACCCATAAAATTCAGTAAAGTTTAATTTTAAAAAATCAAAATTTTCTTTCTTTAAAATCTCTAATGATTTTTGATATAGGTTAGGAACATATCTATTGAAACCATTTCTACAAACCTCACCTTTTTTTGAATAAAACTCCATGTCATCCTCGTAAAAATAATAGGCTGATAAATCTGTTGTATCAAAATGTTCAGCAATATAAACTCGGCCTCTAACAATACCAAGATTTTCACCAGTACCAATCCTTTCAAACCCATATTCCTCACAAAGTTCTTGGTATCTTGGGGTTGTTGTTAAATCAGTAGAATTATCCAGTAAAAATTTTCTAGGTTTAAGTATAAAATCTTTATCGTATTCTAACATTGATTTAACCAATGTCTCAAATTGATTTGGGCTATTAAAGGTAATAACATAAAGACCTACTTTATTTACGTCTAAATTATTATTAAGTAATATTTTACCTTCTGACTTAACTTTTAATTCATCGTTTTTTAAATCTTCAAAAAACTTACCAATTAATCCGTTTTGTTCAATTTCAAAATAATTTATTATGTCTGGATGTTTATAACACATAATAGAAAAAAGACTTTCTTCAGTTCCCATGTACCCTTCATCTAATGTTGACGATAATAATCCATAATAAATTGAATTAATGTCTGATATAGTATGTTTAGGACCACCAAAAAATCCACCTCTAGCGACTTTATCAACTTTATTACCGGCAATTGAATTTAATTTATTAAAATCAAATCCGTGAATTTCTGTTTCCGCTTGATATGGAAAAGTTATAAAAGAAAATTTTGAAATATACTTAGAAAGTTTATTTAAAACCTTATCATGTGTAAAGTAACCAGGGTGAACAGTATTTGTTAAACCGGCATCAATCCAAAACATGTATTCGGAATCAAATTTGTCTAAAATTTTAGCGTCATGAATTAAAAATATTTTACTCATGACTAATGGATTGTACATTTCTAATTTAGCTTGAGTAGACTCACCTAACCAACCCGCTTTATTGTACCAATCAGGGTTTGTTCTAATAGTTTGTATTTTATCAAAATAATTGTTTGATTTAAACCAAGACACATCTCTTAAAATAAATTGAGTGTTTGATGGTGAACGTCTTTCCGATACAAATTTTTCTAATTCAGAATCCCCAAAAATTATTAAATTATTATCAATTTTTAATAATTGGTCAAACTTTTCTAAATAATGTGAAAATGTTCTAGACCAACCTTCAGTAAGTTCATCTCTTTTAATATTCCAAAGACCTGTAACTAATGTAATATTATCCATAATTATTTTAATTTACAAACCCAAACCGCTTGAGAAAATTTATTTTGATTATATGACTTAAGATTATTTTCAATCACAGATTGTTCAATATCTGACTCAGTAATTTCACACCAGTTCCAGATTTTATCTTTAATCTCGGTTTCATAAACTTCTTTACTAAACGAATAATCATGGGCTAAAATATAATCGCCTTCTTTAATTAATTTTGAAAATATTTTAAACTCACCAATTTTCCAACCTCCATCACAAAGAACAATTGTAACACCGTCTTGTTTTACAAAATCAACAACCTCTTGTTTAACACCACTCCAATCCTCATTAAAGATATTTTCAACTCTAACATCAATCCCTTTTTCAATCATTTGGTGGTACCAGGGTCTTTCAGAAATGTCATAAGACAAAATCTTGGTATTTAATTCTAATTCATCAGTAATAATTTTTAAAAATTCTGTAAACCCTCCTAAAGCAGTTCCAATTTCTAAAATTCTATTTGGTTTAACTTCCGAAATAAAATCATAAAAAACTTGGTAAGCGTTATGACTTTGTTGTGCCGTATGTCCTTTAAATGCGGACAAACTATCGTTTTGTTCAAGGTTAGTAAATCTTGTTATATTTTCTTGTATATTCATAATTAAAATCTTATATGTAAATTTCCTGATTTATCGTGGAATTCAAAACAGTTTGGAATAAACCCCCTAAAACTGTTCCAATCCCAATTCATTTCGGCCTCTAAAGCCGATACTCCAATGTCAAACCCATCTGGGTAATTTCTAATATTATTATGTATTGAATACCATAAAAATTCTTCCCATCTTCTAACAAAATATCTAAATTTCCAATTGTTTCTGAATACCATAAATTGTTCATTTACAACGTGAGCTTCATCCCATTTTGTATGTTCAAACACATGATAATCATATAACTTTCTATCAAAAAAACAATCATTCATATTTTTTTTATGGTCGCCTACTTTTGATGGTCGTTCAAATAAAAAATCTAAATTATTTTTTTCCATATGATTAAATAAATTAAATAATTTATCTTCACTGAAATTATCTATCATTCTCCAATCGGCATCATTGTAAATAATATAATCATATCCTTTATCTAAACAATATTTCAAGGATAAAACTTTTAAATTTAAAAAAAATGAAAACCCTGGATTTCCGTCATCATATCGGTCAAGTTTAAAAAGGTCTAAATTTACTTTTGGGCCCGCTTCGCAAATTTCATTAGTGGTAATGTTAAAATCTGCGGAACATTTTTCACTGTATTTAGTATAACATTCTGAGGCATTCTTTACATATGACTCTCCAACTGCTAGTGTGGTAAAAATATATTTCATTAGGTTTCAATAATTTTTTCTAAAAAATTTAGTGTGTAATCAAAGTCATAATAATCAGGTAATTTGTTGTCTACAAAAATTGGAGATTCAATATACTTTCTATATAATGTTTCGTTATTATCAATTTCTTTAACTAAAGATAAAAAGTCATTTAAATCAGTAAAGTCATGTAAATTAATAAAACTTTCAGGATTAAAACCTTCTTCTAAAATATGTTGATTACCAAAAAATATTGGAATGGCCCCACTAAAGAACGCATGATATATTTTTTCTTGTAAAATATAATCTGTGTTTGTATAATGAATTGACATGTTAAACTTGTATTTTTGAAACAGACCTATCTTTTCTCTATAAGTCAAACCATCAATTCTACCAAGATACAAGTGATTTTGCCATTGGTACTTATTTAATGTCTCGTCACCATATAGTGTTTGTCTCCAAGGACCTGACGAACTAACCATTTTATATTCAGATAATTTATCAAAAACTTTGCTCCTAAAATCATTATTTGATGCTTGAGTTATTGAACAAAAACCTGTATTTCTTTTTGATATTACATTAAAATTTCTTTTTTCTGTTAACCAATTTAAAGGACTATCAACCAATCTTGATTCATCATACAAAGTCCAAACATCAAAAACACCAGATGGTTGTCTTAAGTATTTGGCATGTTCAAATTTATTATAACCTAGAGCCCATTGATTTTCATTTGCCAAAATTGGACTTCTAAAATCAGCAACTTCACCTGAAACATATAAAAATTTTTTATTTTTATCTGATTGATTATGGTTTGTTGGTAATTTACCTGTATACGTATCAATTTGATTTTCATTATAATTTAAATCAGAATGGATTACAATATCAGGATTTATTGGGTCAATAATTACATTATATTTTTTTGATAAAATAAATTTAAAATAATTCATCCAACTATGTTGACCAACATTTGGAAATCCTTGTCTAGTTATTCTAATTGTTTTCATTTAAAATTTGGGTCAATTTAAGAGTGTTATCAGTATATGGTCCATTATCATGTATAATATACGCTTCCAAATTTAAAAGTGAAACTTCCTTACCTATTATCTTAACACAATTTTTTGTGTCTAATGTGCTAAAAAAGAAATCACGTTCTTGGTCAATAATAATATCGTCATTAAGTAGATATTGAATTGTCCATCTACCTTGGTCATCAATACCTGTCTGGTATTCTTTTTCAATAATATCTTTTAAGTGAGATACGATTTTATCGGTGTATCCAAAATAAGTACCAGAATTTAAATACTTACTATCATTAATGGCTCGTTTGTTATCATATAGATGAGTATAGTTTGTTGGTGGCCATAAACCTTTTTCCGCGCCCATAATAAGACTACAATTTAAAGATTTAAACTTTTCTATAATACCCTCAGGAGATTTAATAAAATTGGTGTCTGTAGCATCTAAAAATAGAATATAATCATATTTCCCAACAATATGAGATTCAATATATTCTAAAACTTTTACTGTTTTATAAAAGTATAATTTATCATAATAAGAACCGTTTGTTATTAATCCCGAATGTCTAACAATATGAATATCTTCAGGTGAAAAATACTTTAAAGCGTTCTTATAAAAAGATGGTTCATAATGTTCGGGGTAATCAAACAAAGAAGTTATTAAAGCAACATTTTTCATATTAATTAGTTGATAAGTCTTTATAAAATTCATTTATTAAATCCGCGTCACTATAAAATATTTTATCTTCCGCAAAAAATTTATAAGGTATTTCGTTTTCCCAAAATATAATAAGTTCTTTACCTAATGAATTTTTTAATAATTCATTTGATTCTTCACAAACTTCAATAAATGAAAATTTTGGATAAATGCAGATTTTATTATCTTTCACATCAATTATTTGTTTATGGTGAGCATTACCTCTATATTTGTTATTCCACAAAAAAGAAAATTCGTCAAATTTAGAAGGGATTGCGATATAACCTTTATTAGATATTTTTGGTAATAAATCTAACAATTGAATTGGGGTTATAACGTCTTCTAAAGTATGAGAACAAATACTATAGTCAAATTTACCATTTTGTTCTACATAATTTAATAATTCAGACCAAGTATTTTTATTTTGAATATTAAAATCAAAAAATTTTACGTCTTCTTTTTCAATTTTAACAATATCAGCAACAAATTTACATTCGGGGTACGACCAAAATTGTAAAGACGCTCCAATATCAATTGTTTTATATCCATTATCTGAAATTATTTTTTTTACGTCACCGATTAAGTCTTTAACCGAATTATTATATTGCCAATGTGTTATCATATTTTTTATTTAAGAAAAGTATATCTTGTTGAATTAAGTTGTAAGTCAAAGGGTGATTTATGTTACCAATAAGTTCAACAGGTTTAAAACCTATTTTATCCATATAATCATAAACAAATTCCTTTGTAGGGGCGTTTTTATTGTATTCAATTAAAGATATTTCCATTAAAATACCTTTAGATTCTTTAATAATTTCTAATCCCCCGTTTATAATATCAATTTCTGAACCTTGAACATCAATCTTAATTAAATCAAATGTTTGTTTATTTAAAATTTTTGAAAGTATTTGTGTTTGTTTTTTTTCTATAAGAATTTGGTCGTCATCATAAAAAGAGGTATTTTCACGATAAATTGAATTACCAGTACATCTTGGTTCATTTTTTCTAATATAAAAATCAACTTCTTTTTCATAATCACTTAATAAACAGATTGAATAATCAACATTTAAAATTTCCAATGCCGGTTCGCAATTTTCACTACCTTCTATTAAGTAATAATAAGCGTTGGGGAATATCAATTTACATTCATTATAAAATTGGCCAACATTTGCGCCAATATCTAAAATTGAATTAGGGGTAAAATATTTTGTTATTAAATTTAAATTCATTTTTTATAAATTACCTGTTATTCTGTCACACCACCCTTTTGATTCTGAATGAGGCCAAACTACCCAATATTTTGGTTTTTGAGTTGTTGGAAACTCTCTCCATACTTTACAGTAATTATCTGGGTCGTTCATCATACGTTTAATTTCATTTATATCGGCATCTTTTCTAAAAATTGTTTCGTCTTTTTCAGTATGAAAAGCAACAACCCAAAAGTCATAATCTTTTTCAGGGACTTGATGAAATCCAATATCTATACAATGTTTAAAAATACTTGAAAAACTATTAATCCACTCTTCTTCTGTTTCGTAAATAGTTGGGTTTGGTGGGTAATTTTTATCTAACGTGTGTTGTTGTACCGCTCTTTTTGAAAATAATAAACCTGAATAAATTTCATAATCTTTTAAACTTCTTTCAGTCCCAAATCCATATTTACTAAAATCCATTGTAATTTCTTCACCATCCATACCAAAAAGTTGTCTGTTTTTTTTATGTGATGTACTATTTTTTATCCCCCATTCTTTATCATCGTCCCATTGTTTTGTTCTTCCTTTTCTTGTGTATTCATGCCAAATAGCAACTTTATGTGGGTGAAATAAATCGTATCCGTGAGTAAAAGCTCTAACGGCAATTGAAATTTCTTCTCCATGAAAATAAAATTCTGGGTCATGTTGTACTTCCACAGAAAATTTTCCTAATGTGAAACAGAAATGAGCCGAATAAAATCTAGCAGGTACTGGTTCTTTTAAATCTTGCCATCCTGGGATTGATTCTGGTAAGAAAAACACCGCTCCTTCTGGAATAAATCTATCAAACGCCATTCTCCAAGGTTCTCTAACTCTTTGTTCAGGGTCATTTTCAGGGTTAAAAGATGAAACATATCCAGTTAAAAGAGGTTTTTCAAACCCTTTTTTTTGTAATTGTTTAATCATTTTAATAAAAGTTTCGTCCCAATTTTTTTCAAATCTCATATGAGAATCGATTTGTAATGTATATTCTTCACCACCATAAAGTTGTTGAACTTGATTTCTTGCCCAACATACCCCTTTTGATTCGGAATATAATACATCCGTAACTCTAAATCTTTTATCGTTTTTATATTCATCTAACACATCAAATTTATCATCCGGATGATATTGCCTACAAATACCAATAATTAATTTTTTTGGATTTTTGGCATTTTCAATCATACTTTTTAAAGTAGGAATTAATTGAGGGTCTCTATAAGACGCAATTTGGACAAAGATGTTATTCATGTTTAATAATTTTATAAAAATAATAACTAAAAATAGAATAATGTGTACATTTTTAAAAAATTATTTTGAGATAATTTGGTTATAAAAATAACCATTAATTTGACTAAAGGTGTTGAGGTAGGTTATACAATTTCATACGAAAAATCATCAGTTTCGCATGAATCTATAAAACAATTTGGACAATCAGGGTTAAACATTCTAAATGTAGTATTACTTATTTTAAAATTATGTTTAATTTCTGGCGAAGAAAGAGGTTCAACGTACATTCTAAATTGTGAAATACCCCCATCAAAAGACCCTGCAAAATTTTGTTCGATTAATATATTAGTGCTTAACCCACTTAAAGTTGTACCACTTAAATCCGAATTCGGTAAACATTCCGGGTCTTGAAAAAATGGTGAAGACAATCCGGTTAAATTTTCTCTAAGGCCTTGAGTTCCTCCACCCCAAGAGATATTAAAAGGGACTCCAAGTTGTTTTTCTTTTTCAGTATTTAATGCTCTTGGTATAATTTCTTCAAAATCTTCAATCGTATGAAAAAGTTTACCGTTTACGTAAAATTTTAATTTTCCTTTTCTATATTTTTTATCAATCAACCATCTTTCATTTAGATTAACAATCTCAATTTTTTCTGGAATTTTACCATCTACCTCAGTATAAGGAACTGTTATTAATGATTGACTATTATTAACTAAAGATTCCAAAAATTCTTTTTTAGTGATATTATCTAAACCTCCTTTATATTTTAAATCACAAGTTTCAAACCAAGTATATCTTTCCCAAACAGCGTTAAATTGGAACCAATGTTCTTGTTCAAGAAAATAAGAATTAATTGATTCACAATAATCATAAATTCTATTTGTTGAACAATATTCATTAATAGTGTATCCAGTACTATATGTTATTCCAGTTGTTGAACAAGTCCCTGTTGTAATACAATCACCAGTAAATCTTAAAACTTTAACACAAATTTTAGGGTTTTTAACGTCTCCTGATAATCTAAACGACATAGCATTTGATATGGAATCATATAGTGGGTCAGTTTCGCACGTATTTTCAATTGAAGTGAAACCAGTATAACATTGGTCACAAACGGGACAATCCGGAGTATGCGTTGAACAAGTTGGGGTACATAAAGGGGTTGTAGTTGTACATGAGGTTGGTGTTGAACTAGGTGTTGGAGTTGGAGTCGGCGTTAATTCAACTTCAGACTCACATATATGTGTTTTACATTCCCATCCGCAAGTTTCACACGGATTATTTTGACAATCACATCCACAATTGACTTCTATTGATTTATTAACGTCTCCATTACAAACTGGACACCCATAACTTAAATGAGAGTCATGTACCCCATCCTTAGACCTTTGAGGGTAAACAAATAAACATCTTGAGTTTGTTATATTTCTGTTACAACATGCACATGTTTCAAAATTTTCCATTCCTTCGGTTACTCTAGTATAACCTGTGTAACATTTTGGATTTCCACTAGCATAATGATAGAATTTATTTTCGGCTCTTGTTCCAAAATAAAAAAAAGTATTTTTATTTTCTGGGTAAATTTCATTTAATGTGGTTTGTCCGGTAGATGGGAAATATTCATCAATAAGTCTTGGTTTTAAAATCATTTCAACGGTCCAACCTTTATTGACTCTTTCCGGAAAAATTTCATAATCATGACCAAATAATTTATAAAACCCTTGATAAAACCCACCATATAAATCATGATAATGTCCTCCATAAGGGGTGGTTTTACTTACAACTTCATACAAAACAGTTTTATCAAAACCAGAAAAAGAACTATTTTGACTGGTATATCCTGTTATTTGAAATAATTTAAGTTTTTTATCATATGATAATCTATTAAACATTACTTCATCGGATAACACCCCTTTAGTAAACGTGATAGATTTCCCAGTTATTGAATTAACTAATCCGTTATCAATACCGGTTAACCCAATATCACATACGGTTGTTGATGTCATACAATTCAAATCATCATTATTAATGTTATAAAAATTTTTAGATATTAAAACATTATTTAAATTGTACACACCATAAGTTAACGTTTGCATTTGACAGGACCCGCTATAATTAATATCAAAGTATATTGGTAATTTATTACCGTATGTTTGAGCAATTAAATAAGGAGAAAAAACAACTTCTTGATTAAACCCAGTTTCATCTGAGGTTAATGACATGTCATATAGTTCCAATTTTAACTTTGGAAACAAATTTGAATTAACGTACTGATTGATATTTGAGTATGCCATTTTTTTTAAATAAATACTTAATAACGTAGTATTTATAATAAAAAATAATATGCTTTCATATAACAAACTATACTTTAATGATGAAATTTCTTTTTTAATTAAAGAAAGACAAGATACTATTGACGTATTTTACGCTATAAGTAATATTTTAAATGAGACTAAAAAAGAAGTTTCAAAAAAAACATTTAGTAAAAAAAATGAAACTTCCGTAAAAAAAATGTTAAATGCTGCTTTAAAATCCAACAAAAAAACTTCTAAAAAAGAATTAGGTGATAAATTAGATAACATAGAAAAAAATGGAGAAATTGAAGAATTGGTAGATTCAGATGGAGCCTTAAAAGATTCTAGCGTTCCAATTTTAGATATGGCAATGCACCCGAAAAAAACTATGGACCAAACAGTTGTCATGGCAAGACCTATGAATGACCCTATAAAAAGAGGGTATCGTGTTTATTGGGGAGAAAGTGAAGATAAAAAAGACAATATTGTGTCAGAAGTCGATTATTCAGACGCGTTTGGTTATGAAGAGACTGAAGATATGGATTATAAAAATACTGTTAAAACATTGAAAAAAATGGGGGTTGATAACCCTAAACATAGGGCCGATGAATTTGGAAAATTACCTAACGCTAAAAAAATAAAAGGTAAATTAAAACAAAGACTTTCGGAAAAAGAACAATTAGAAAACGCACAGAAAGAAAAAATGGTAAAAATGGTTGAAGATATTATTGTTAAAAAAGGAGATGAAACCGATATTTCAAAAAAATCAAAACCATTAAATAAAATTATATTTCAAAATATTAAAGCCATAAAAAAATTAGCTGAAAAAGAAGGTGTTAGTATGTCTGAACTTATTAAAGCCCTAAAACAAAATGAATAAAGATTTATATGGACATAAAGTATCTATACCTGAAGAAGTTATAATTTATTTAGGTAAATGTAATGATTCGGCAGTTAATGCGGATAAAAATACTGAAGGTTACAAAAGAAATCAAGAACTTAGAAATTCTAAAGAAGTTACTTACCAACAATTAAAAAGAATGAAAAATTGGTTTGATAATTTTAAAGGAGATAATAATGATTTATCGTTTATATTAAATGGTGGGGATTATGTTAAAAAATGGGTTGAAAATACTTTACGTAACATGAGAGATGACATTAGTGGTACAAAAAAACATACTTCTGTTGTTTTACCAAATAGGTTTAATGATGAACACGATAAAGACAATATTAAGGATATGAATAGACCGTCAAAATCGCATGGAGATTCATTAAATTATTACGGTTTAAAAATTACTGAAAATCTTGAAAGAATAAACGAAATAATAAAAAAAATAACATAATATGGCACAAAAAGAATCGGTTGATTTATCACAACCAGTCAATAAATTATCAGCATATGCTGACGCTGAAAGAGCAAAATTAATTCCGAAAAACGATTACACGTATAAAAACGAATACTCCGCAGTTAATCCAGACGCTCTTGCAGATGGAGATGAAAGAGGTAAAGGTACTGGTGGTGATTTAGACATTCATAATTTTTCTGCGGGAGCAAAACAAGATATTCTTGAAAGAAAAAGTGAATTAACTACTAATTTATATCAACAAAATAAACCATACACCACTCCAGGGTCATAATGAAACTTTACAATTCGGTAAAATCACTTATTTTAGAAATAGCGTCAATAGATTCAATTGTTGATGCAATAAAAAAAAGAAATAAAGTTATAATTTATTATAATGGTGATGAGCCGGGAGGAAGAGGATTAAGACAAATAGAACCCGTATGTTTTGGTTATAGTAAATCTGATAATCCTGTATTAAGGGCTTGGGACGAAGAAGGAGCCTCACATACATCGTATAAAGGACAACAACCTTTACCTGGATGGAGATTATTTAGAGTTGACAAAATTATGTCATTCAAACCTTCAAATGAAAAGTTTAATCAGGTAAGGCCAGGATATAATCCAAGTGGAGATAAAGGAATGGTGAGAGTTATTATAAACACAAAATTTGACGACCAAATAGTATAATTTATGAATGAAAATGATTTAATTAATAAGTTATTAATTTCCAAAAAAATAATGGAAAAACATAACGAAATACCTAGAGCAGGTAATACAAATTTAGGTTTAAGTTCTCCTACGGTTGATGATTATCAAGCTCCACAAGCAAAATATAATTTACCAGAAGATGTTATGTTGGAAAGCTCTCCAAAAAAACAAATTGATTCTCCTCAAGTAAATTCTAAAGACAAAATTTTAAATTCAAAATTACCAGACGAAATTAAACGGTTAATGATTGAACATCCTATACATCAACCTAAACAATCAACATCGACCTTATCTAATGATTTAATTGATAAAGCATCAAGATTAATGAATGTTGACGCATCTGGTAAAAAAACAGCCCCATTATTACAAAAAGAACAATTTTCAGACTCAACTAATCTTAAAGAATTAATTAAAGAAAGTTTACGTGAAATCCTTTCGGAAGAAGGTTTATTAGTAGAATCTGTTAAAAAATCAAACGATGTTTTTTCATTTAAAGTGGGTAAACATTTGTTTGAAGGAAAAGTGACTAAAATAAAAAAACTTTTGTAAAATTATTTAAAATTTTTTTAAAACCCTCCTACAGTAATTGTTGGGGGGTTTTTTGTAAACAATTATTTCCTTTTGATAACACAGGACTATTTATTAATATGGATGAAAAAACAAGAAAAAAAATTATCTTTGAGTATAAAAAAGGTAAAAGTAGTATTGATATTATTAAAATAGTTAAACTTTCAAAACCAACAATTCTTAAAGTATTAAATGAGAATGGGTTGATTAGAAAAAGAAATAGGTGTTCTAAGTTAAACATTAAATTTAATGGTCATGTATATTCCGTTAATAAAAATTGTCCTAAATGTGGAAACCAAATAATTACAACATCAAAAAATAAAACAATTGCTTGTAGAAACCATTTTAACTCAGTTAGTAAAAATCGTAAGTGTATTAAATGTATGTCAGAATCATTTATTGGTGAAGGAAATCCTTTTTATGGTAAAAAACATAATAAAACAACAATTAAAAAAATTTCTAAATCAAGGAAAGGTAAAGGAACAGGGGAAAATAACTCAATGTCAAACCCCGTATGGAGAAAAAAGGCGTCAGATAATTTAAAAAAGAAATGGGATAGTGGTGAATTAGAGTCAACCCGAAAATTAATGTCTGAACATATGAAAAAAACAATAAGGTCGGGTAAAATTAAATCGGGTGTAACTTCAAAAAAAGAAAAACAAATTATACAATTTTTAAAAGAACTTAATGTTCATTCAATACAATCATATAGAGTAGATACTAAAATATGTGATATTTTTATACCAGCTTATAATTTAATTATTGAGTATTTTGGGGATTATTGGCATTGCAACCCAACCAAATATGATAAAAATTATTTTAACCAAAAAAAAGGAATGTTATCTAAAGAAATTTGGGATTACGATAAAAAAAAGATTGATTTAATAATAAATTATGGTTATAATTTAGAAGTAATTTGGGAGAATGACCTCAAATACGACAATAAAAAAATCATAACAATTTTAAATAAATATGACACAAAAAACAAATTCGCCCCTGAACGGTCGTCAAAAGATACGAGTATTAGTACTCCCGTCTGACCGTACAGGGGTAGGTTAAGGCAAATTTCGCTCTATTGACCCTCACATACATTTGCAAAATTTATATTCGGAGGATTTCCATGTTGATATTGATTATGAACCAAAGATTAATGACGTTAACTATTGGAAACAATACCAAATTGTACATGCTCATAGAAGTATTGGTAACCAATATGATGAATGTCCTAAAATAATTAAATCACTTAAAAGTTTAGGTATTGTAGTAATAATTGACTTAGATGATTATTGGTTGCCAACAAAAGAACACCCAATTCATAGTTTAATAGTACAACATAAAATACACGAAAAAATCATTGCAAATTTAAAAGAGGCTTCTTGGGTTACAACAACAACTGAATTATTTGCCGATGAGATTAAAAAAATTAATAAAAATGTTATTGTACTTCCAAACGCAATTAATCCAAAAGAAAATCAATTTAAAGAAAAAACGTTGGATTCTAAAAAAATTAGAGTTGGATGGCTTGGAGGTTCTTCTCATTTGCACGATATTGAATTATTAAATGGGTTTGTCCAAAAAATAGGAGATGAAATAAATCAAAATATACAATACGTTATTTGTGGTTTCGATTTAAGAGGGACAGTAACTGAAATTAACGCTCAAACAAAAGAAGAAAGAAAAAGAGATATTAGACCAGATGAGACAGTTTGGGTAAAATATGAAAAAATCTTTACAGATAATTACAATATCATTCCAAATGATTATAAAAAGTTTTTGTTAGAATATAAAGATAAAGAATATATTTCACAAGAAGAATTACCTTACTTACGTGTTTGGACAAAACCAGTAACATCATACGCTACAAATTATAGTAAGTTTGATATTTCATTATCTCCAATAAAAAACCATATTTTTAACAGAATGAAATCTCAATTAAAAGTAATTGAGGCCGGATTTTATAAAAAAGCATTAATTGCTTCAAGTGTTGGACCTTATAATATTGATTTAAAACATTGTCTTAAAGAGGGTCAATTTCATGATGGGAATGCGTTATTGGTAGATGAAAATAGAAATCATAGTGATTGGGCAAAATATATTAAAAAATTAGTACAAAACCCTAATCTTATTGAAGACATGGGAAATAGATTATACGAAACAGTTAAAGTTAAATACCATCTTGATACTGTTACAAAAACTAGAAGTGAATGGTATAAAACCTTAGTTAAATAAAATGATAAAAATACCAATCACCAAAATTCTATTCCTTGATATTGAAACTGTTGGGGGATGTAAAGATTATGAAACTTGTAAAGAAAGTAATCCTAAAGTTGCCAAACAATTTCTTAAATATATTGATTGGTTTAAAAAAAGATTTCCAGAAGACTCTTCATTAAGTTTAGATGAAATCTTTATTAAACGAACATCGTTAGTTCCTGAATTTGCAAAAATTATATGTGTTAGCGTTGCATTTGTAATAGATAATGGTGAGATTAAAAAACAAACTTTTTCTGGTGATAATGAAAAAGAACTTTTAATTGACGTGCAAAAATTATTAGATAGGTGTGGTAAATTGGACTTTTTTCTATGTGGACATAATTTAAAGAATTTTGATATTCCGATGATGGCCAAACGTATGATTGTTAATGGGTTATTACCACCATCGATACTTCCATCTTACGATACCAAACCTTGGGAGATTAAAGCAGTTGACACTAAAGAAATATGGCAATATGGAGCATACACCGCAATTGGGTCTTTAGATTTAATGTGCGCTTGTATGGATGTGGAGTCATCAAAACAAGGGGATGTTACTGGAGATAAGGTACATGATTCTTATTGGAATAAAGACATGTTAAAAGAAATAACTGAATATTGCGAAAGAGATGTTGAAGTATTAATACAAGTAATAAAGAAATTAAAATTATTAAAGTAATTATGACCGAAGAAGAAAAAAAATTTATGGAAGACTTTCAAAAAAGAATTTTTGAAGAAGACGTTAATTCTAATTTAGATATTGAAAAATTATATAGTGAATTTGGAATTGACATGGAAAAATTAGAAAAAGATTTAATGGAAAGTTCATCCCAAAAAGTACAATTAGGATATACTAAAATACATCCTGACGCTATTTCACCTTCATATAATTATGAAAGCGACAGTGGGTTTGATTTATATTCAACTGAAGAGGTTACTGTTGATGGATTTGGAAGAGCATTGATACCAACCGGACTTTCTTTTGACATTCCAGAAGGGTTTGAAATTCAAGTAAGGTCAAAGAGTGGGTTAGCAATAAATCAAGGTTTAATGTGTTTAAATTCGCCTGGCACAGTAGATTATGGTTATACTGGAGAAGTAAAAGTTATTATTTTTAATACAAATAAAACTCCATTTACTATAACAAAAGGAATGAAAATTGCTCAGTCCGTTATAACTAGAGTCGCAAATGGTAAATATGTTGACTTAAATGAAAAAAATAAAGTAGCAAATAAAGATAGAAATTCAAACGGATTTGGGTCAACCGGATTATTTTAAAAATTATGCCAGAATTATTAACAGTCGGGTTTTCAACCAGAAATCACAATCCAAATTTTATTGATTACCTTAAAAAAACTTCAGGGTTTAAAAAAATTAACGTAATAGAAAAAATAAACACCGGTGAAAAATCATTGAGTGAAGTTTACAATGAAATTTTAAATGAATCAAAAACCGATATTGTTATTTTATGTCATGATGATATCTTATTTGACACAACATCTTGGTATAGTAAAATATTAAAACATTTTGAAAAAAGTGATTATGGTATTTTAGGTATGGCTGGAAGTACGTCTTTAACCGATTCAGGTAGATGGTGGGACGAAAGGAAAAAAATGGTTGGGATTGTAAACCACGAAAATGACGGCAAAAAATGGGAATCAAAATATTCAGAGTCATTTGAAAATGGGATTTGTCAAACTTTAATGGTTGATGGTTTGTTTATGATAATCCATAAAAAAAGAATTAAAAAAACATTTGATGTGGATTTTAAAGGGTTTCATTTTTATGATTTTTCATTTTCTTTTTTAAATCATTTAGAGGGGGTTAAAGTAGGCGTTATTACTAATATAAGACTAACTCATAAATCAATAGGGCAAACAAACGAACAATGGGAATCAAATAGAGGTTTATTTGTTGAAAAATTTAAAAATAATTTACCATTAAAATTACCTTTTGATACAAATAGAAAAATTAAAGTTTTATTTTCCTGTTTATCATTTAAAAATTTTACCGGCTCGGAAGTTTACGTTTATGAATTAGCTAAAAATTTAAAAAAATTAAATTGTGACGTAACGGTTTTATCAGAAATTGGTGGACCATTAACTGAAATGGCGAAAAAAGACGGAATTAAAGTTTTACCATTTTCAAATCCTCCAGGGTTTAAGTTGGGAGACGGAAAATGGGGGTTTAATACTCCTGAAGGAGTTAAACCAAGTCAACCGGATAATATGTATAAAATATCTGAAGCAAATTTTGACATAATTCACGTTCAACATAAACCAGTTGCTGAAAAGATGTTTCAAATGTATCCGGAAATAAATAAAATTTATACCATACATTCTGAAGTTATTAGTTTAGAAGACCCAGTAAAAAATATTACTGTTAAAAAATATATCGCAATAAGACCAGAAATAAAAGATTACATTAAAACATTTGACATTCCTGAAAAAGATATTGAAGTTATTTATAACCCAGTAGATAATGAAAAATTTACAAATAAGAATATTTCTTCAGGGAATTATACATTATTTGTCGGTACTATAGATTATTTAAGGGAGAACACTATCAAAGATTTAGTTGAAAATACAAAAATAAGTAATCAAGAGCTTTGGTTAGTCGGAGAAAATAAATCAAATTATTTAGAGTTAATTTTAAAAAATCCTCATGTTAAACATTTTCCGCCAACATGGGATGTTCAAAAATATGTTAAAAACTCAAAAGAAACTGCCGGTATTCAGTTAGGTAGAACCACAATTGAAGGGTGGTTATGTGGAAAACCAAGTTGGATTTATAAAGTTGATAGTAATGGGGATATTATTGAAAAAAATAAATTTGAACCTCCATTAGATATTGAAAAATATCACGCATTAAAAGTCGCAAATCAAATAAAAAACGAATATTTAAAAATTTTATGATAATCTTAACAACAACATATAATTGTGAAAACTACATTGAAAAATGTTTATTTAGTATAATGAGTCAAAAATTTACTGACTTTAAATGTTATATAACTGACGACCTTTCTACAGATAAAACGGTAACAATTATAAAAAACACTATTAAAGATGACTCAAGATTTATTTTAATTGAAAATACAAAAAAAATGTTTCAACCTGGAAATTATGACCAAGTTATTAGGGGGTTAGATATTGATGGTGATGAAATTTGCGTTGAGGTTGATGGTGATGATTGGTTACCAAATTCAAATGTATTAGGGTACGTAGATAATGTTTATAAGGACAAAAATATTTGGATGACAAGCGGTTCTTTTAAATATCATGACGGTAGACTTGGATTTTCAAAACCCCCAAGTCAATACGATAATGTAAGAAAACAAACATTTACTCTTTCACATATTAGAACTTGGAAATCTTGGTTATGGAAAAAAATAGAACCTAAAGATTTAAAAAACGAAAATGGTGAATATTGGGACGTTGCCGGAGATTTATCTTTTATGTTTCCAATGTTTGAAATGTCAGGTAAAAAACATTACTTATTTATCCCTGAGACGTTATATACCTACAATGAATTAAACCCTATTAATGACCATAAAGTTAATATGGATAAGGTTACAAAAACGGTAAATAAAATACGTAATATGTCTTCTTATAAAAAAATATCTAATGATGATACAAAAACTATCGATATGGTTACTCCATATCGATTTGATGTAATAATTAAATATTTATACGCAAAATCAATTATTGAGGGATTTAAAACCGACTATTTTAAAGAAATGTATAAAGAACATTTGCGTCTTTGGAATGGATTTAAAGAATATGACAACCCAAATAAAAATACATTTGAATCGTTTGATAATGAATTTAAGTTAATTATTAATTCAATACAAAAAAAAGGGTTTGACCCTGAAGTTTCAAAAATTCCAATTACTGAGGATAAATACATTGTTAATGGAGCACATAGATTAGCAGCGGCATTAGCGTGTAATAAGGAAATTGTTACAAAATCGGCTAATATGCCAACTGACGGTCAAAAAGATTGTAGTTGGGATGGGTTATTTAAAGGGTTAAATTTATCAGAAAAATACGCAAACCAGGCGGCAATAGAATATTCCAAACTAAAAAATAACGTATATGTTGTTACTTTATTTCCATCAACTAAAGGAGATTTTAAATCGGCAATCGAAATAATTAAAAATCATGGTAAATTAGTTTATTATAGACAAATTAATTTAAAAAATAATGGACCTCTTAATTTAATGAAAGAACTTTACGTTGGTGAAGAATGGGCTGGAGGTCATTTTAATAATTATAATGGATTTAGACTTAAAGAAAGTCTTTGTTTTACGTCAGAACATCCAACGTGGGCATTTTTAGCGGAATTTGATTCCATTGAAACAACAAGAATTGTTAAAAATAAAATTAGAGAAAAACATGGGGTTGGAAATCATTCGGTTCATATAAATGACACTCATGAACAAACATTACGTTTGTCAAAAATATTTTTTAATGATAATAGTATTCATCATTTAAATAATACACCTCAATTTAATTATTTAAAATTTGAAAACACAATTTCTAGTTTTAAAAATTTAATTGAAAAAAATAATCTAGATATTGACGACTATTGTCTAGTTGGAAGTTCTCCTTTATCTGTATACGGACTAAGAGAAGGTGAAGACCTTGATTACTTACACATTAATCCATTTAATATTAAAGACGATAAAGATTTAATTCATAGTCATAATGAATATGGTAAAAATTTATATGATTTAAATTACGATGAAATCATATTAAACCCTGACAATCATTTTTACTCTAGAGGTGTTAAATTCGCATCTTTAAACGTTATTAAAAACATGAAACAAAAAAGAAACGAAATGAAAGACGTAATCGATGTTAATTTAATAAATTCAATAACATGAAAAAAATATATTTCGCAAACACAACTTGGAACGAAAGTCCCCAGTTAATTGAGAATTTTATTCATCAAACACCGGAAAATTTAGGTGTTTGGGGGAATATTACATATACTCTAAATAAAGATGAAAGCGATTATATTATTGTAATGGATGAAACCACAGAATCTGTTGACCCTAAAAAAGTTATTTTTTTTGGGCGTGAACCACATTATATAGGTCTTAGAAAATGGACTCAAGAAAGTTATGGTAATTATCATCACGAATTAGGCAATTCATGGTTGGCAATGACATGGTGGACTAAAATTAAATTTAATGATTTAGTTAATATGGAACCAATAAAGAATAAAGATTTAAGTGCAATTGATTCTGGTAAACGACATACCCCCTATCATAAATTTAGAGCCGATTTAATTACTTCTTTTTTAAAAAAACACCCAAAAGAAATAGATGGTTATGGACATATATGTAATAATGTTTTACCTTATAGAGACAAAACTAAAGGACTAATGGATTACAGATATAATTTAGTGTTAGAAAATGGCAAAACTGATTTTTATTTTAGTGAAAAATTTTGTGACCCTTTGTTGTTTCTTACAATGCCAATTTATAAAGGATGCAAAAAAATAGATAAATTTTTTCCAAAAGGGAGTTATATTGAATTTGACGATTCTAAAGGGATTGATTACGCTATCGATATGATTTTTGATTATTCAAAATCAAAGTATAGAGAAGAAAATATTGAATTATTAAAAGAAGCTAGAGATTTAACACTAAATAAATATAACATATGGAACACCATTTCATTGGCAGTTAATAATAAAAAAATCATATAATGGAAAAAATATATTCTAAAATAAATCCTGAAAAATTATTACATATAATTGTTCGTAAAGAAGACATTAAATCATTAAGAGAAGATATAATACCTGAAAATAACTTTTTACAATGTTCTACTTTAAATTTACATAAAGGAAAAACATTTAAACCACATAAACATATTTGGAAAGAAAAAAATCATAATGTTATTGCTCAAGAGAGTTGGGTCGTAATACAAGGTAGTGTGACGTGTTTTCTTTATGATTTAAATGACGAAATTATTTCAGAACCAATATTATATCCTGGTGATGCTAGTTTTACTTTAGAAGGAGGTCATAATTATTTAATTAATGAAGAGAATACTTTAGTTTATGAATATAAAACAGGACCTTATGAAGGTCAAAAAATGGATAAAACTTTTATAAAATAATCATGATTATAACTTTTTTCTGTGTAGGGGCAGTGATATTTGCGACCTACATGTATTTCACAATTTGGAATAATTATAATCCACAAACAAAGTCAAAAAGAAAAGATTATTCCAATCTTGGTGGTGAAAGTGTCGATTTACCAGAAAATATCCTGAAATTTACGGATTTTAAATACAAATACGAAGAAATTGTAAAACACACTTTTAATAATTCTTTTTTTAAAAATTATTCAGTAAATGGTATTGATAAATTAAGAGAAGATAAGTGGAGAGAGACTTTTCCGGCAATATATGTTATTGGGCCTGAAAATAATATAAGTGATATTATTAAGGAGGCAACTAAGGAGGGGTTTATAAATTTGATAAAATTTTTACACCCTAAACTTATGAAAGAAACAATTAAAGAAATTAATGGATGTGACGAATTTACTTCTTGGATGACTAAAAAAACAAATTTAAATTGTTTTGGTTGTCACTTGTCACATGTTATAGTTGCTAAAGATATAATTGATAATAATTATGATTATGCTTTAGTTTTAGAAAACGATTGTAAATTTGAAGTATCAATTTCAAATGAGATATTAAATCAAATAAAAGATTTATATAAAAATTATTCAAAGGATTTAAATTACTTAAATTTAGGAAATTCTAAAAGTGGTGAATTGTTTACAGAGACTAAAAATTTAGAGATAGTAAACTCCCAAACTTTTTTAACTCACAGTTATATTATAAACAAATTAACTGCAAAATTTTTATACGAATCGGTTGACATAAGTAAACCCAAACCCGACCATAATTTAATGGGTGAAAGTTGGGACCATGAACAATTTTATAGGGCAGGAGCTGATGATTTTTTTAGTTGTTATGTGAATTCTTTTACTTTATCTAAAGGTTTTACATTTCAACAATTTATTGGTGATAACAGACATTTAAAAGCATTATGATGAAATTACATTTAGGTTGCGGGAAAAGGGATTTTGGTCCTGAATGGATTAGTATTGATGGAGGAGATTACCCTCATCTAAAATACCATGATATTACATTATTACCATTTGAAGATAATTCAGTTGACCTTATATACGCATCACACGTTTTAGAATATTTTGATAGAGAAGAAGTTGTTTTAATACTAAAAGAATGGCGTAGAGTTTTAAAACCGGAGGGTAATTTAAGAATTGCGGTTCCTAATTTTAAATCTATTTGTGAATTGTATCTACATAAAAATATACCTATTGAAAAATTTTTAGGTCCAATTTATGGAAAAATGAAAATGTTAAATAATACAATTTACCATAAAACAATTTATGATTTTAATTCTTTAAAAAATTTATTAACTATATGTGGATTTTACGGTATAATTGAGTATGATTGGAGAAACACGGAACACAGTAATTTTGATGACCATTCTCAAGCTTATATTCCTCACATGGACAAAACAAACGGAGTTTTAATAAGTTTAAATGTGGTATCAAAAAAAAATAAGTTATAAAAAAATATGAGCGATTTTAATATTATAACAAAATTTGAAGAAGAAATGTCAATTTTTTTTGGTTCAAAATATGCAATTGCCGTTGACAGTTGCACACATGGTATTGAATTGTGTTTAAGACATTTTAATATTAAACAAATATCAATTCCAAAAAATACTTACATATCGGTCCCATTTTTATCTAATAAATTAAATATCGCCCTTGAATGGAGAGATGAAATTTGGGAAGATTATTATTATATCACCCCAACTATTATTGACGCAGCGGTATTGTGGAAAAAAAATAGTTATGTTCCAGGGACGTTTATGTCATTAAGTTTTCAATATCAAAAACATCTTTCTTTAGGTAGAGGAGGTATGATTTTAACTGATAATGAAGATGTTGCAAAACAATTAAAAAAAATGTCGTACGATGGTAGACTCCCAAATATTCCTTGGAGAGACCAAGATATTGATACCTTTGGATTACATTATTATATGACCCCTGAAACCGCAAAATTAGGTTTAGAAAAATTAGAATTAGCAATAAATACAGAGCCTCGCAAATGGAAATGTTCCGATTGGCCGGACTTAACACAAATGAAAGTTTTTAATTATGAATTATAATATTTTTGATTCGGTTTGTTATACAAATTTGGACCCATTAGTTCCCTTTACAAAAGTTGCGGAATACGATACACTTAATGAAGTAAGAAACTTTTTATCTAACTCTAACGAATTAATTAAATATTTTGTGTGCGATAAAAATAATAACATATTATTTGATAGTTTTACAAAAATTTATGAGTCGCCGGACAATGGTAAAACCATTTATGAAAGACATATTTTACAATTAAATAAAAAAATTAAATGAATAATAAAAAAGCTTTTATAACAGGTGTAAATGGTCAAGACGGAAGTTATTTGGCCGAATATTTACTTTCATTAGGGTATGAAGTACATGGTATGATTAGAAGACATTCTATGGCAGAAAACCAAGATTCTAGAGTTACCCATCTAACAGATAAAATTGTAACTCATTATGGTGATTTATTAGATGAAAGTTCTATTGACACTATATTAAAAAAAATAAACCCAGACGAAATTTATAATATTGGGGCTCAAAGTCACGTTAGAATTAGTTTTGATATTCCACAATTTACAGTAAAAACAAACGCTCTGGGGGTATTAAATATGTTAGAATCATACCGAAGAGTTTGTCCTGACGCAAAATTTTATCAAGCAAGTTCATCGGAAATGTTTGGTAATAGTGTTGATGAAGATGGATTCCAAAGAGAAAGCACACCTATGACCCCAGTAAGCCCTTATGGTTGTTCAAAACTATTCGCATATTCGATTGTTAAAAATTACAGAAACTCATATAAGTTACACGCGACTAATGGTATATTATTTAATCATGAATCCCCAAGACGAGGTTCTAATTTTGTAACAAATAAAGTTGTTAAAACCGCAGTTCAAATTAAATTAGGTTTATCTAAGAACCTTGAACTTGGTAATATGGACACTTACAGAGATTGGGGACATTCTAAAGACTATGTTAAAGCAATGCATATGATTCTTAATCATGAAAAACCGGATGATTTTGTTGTATCTACAATGATTACTCATTCAGTAAGAGAAATGACTGATTACGTATTTAAAAAATTAGATTTAAATTATAAAGATTATGTTAGTGAAAATATAATTTTAAAAAGACCTGAAGAATTAAAATATTTAAAGGGGGATTCTACAAAAACTAGAACAATTTTGGGATGGAAACCTGAATATACTTTTGAAAGTATGTTAGACGAGATGATAGAATATTGGTTAGATAAATTTAATTAATTTAAAAAAATGGAAAAAAGAAATAGAAAAAAAGTAGTACAACAAAATACCGAAGACGTTACCGAAAAAAAAAGTAAAAAAGAACTAATTTGTTCAATAATAAAGAAAAAAACAAAAGAAAAATTTTTATCTGAAAATCAAAAAATTTATTATGATAATTTAAATAAAAATCAAATTACGCTATGTTCTGGACCGGCAGGTGTTGGAAAAAGTTACATTTCCATGAAATGTGCCATCGACTTATTATCAGACCCTGAAACCCCTTATGAGAAAATTATTATTGTTAGACCCGCAGTTGAAGCGGAAGAAAAACTTGGTAGTTTACCTGGAAATGTTGAAGAAAAGTTAGACCCATACATTTTTCCATCGTATTATTTGTTAAATAAAATTATTGGTAAGACCTCTAGAGAAAAATTAAAAGAGATTGAAGCAATAGAAGTTTTTGCGTTGGCATTTATGCGTGGAATGAACATTGATAATTCGATTTTAATTTTTGAAGAAGCTCAAAATTCTACTCCAAGTCAAATGAAATTATTATTAACTAGAATAGGGTATAACTCTAAGTTTTTTATATCTGGAGATTTAGAACAAACTGATAGATATAAAGATATAAAACAAAGTGGATTGTACGACGCAATACAAAAATTTCAAAATATGAATGACGTTGTTGTTTTTAACTTTGAAACTAAAGATATTGTGAGGAACCCATTAATTAGTAAAATCCTTAAAAGATACGAAGAATGAGAATTGGGGTAGAACTTAATGGTGTCTTAAGAAACACTCTTGGTAAAATAGAACAAACTTACCAAAAATATATGATTGAAAAAATGGAAGGGGTTGATGATGAAAACTCATTTAAGTATGAGTTAAAATTACCTATAACTTCTTTAGAACTTTCAAATCATCTAATGTTTGAAAATGAAGGTGATTTATATTCATTTCTTTATGAAGAATTTCCTATGGAAATATTTGGGCATTCACAATCAACAGAATATACCACATTTAATGATTTAAATGAACAATATGTCAATTTAAGAGATTCTCACGATTTATTAATAGTGTCTGACGAAATTGGAAAATCTAAACCATCGTCATTATTTTTTCTTTCTAAATTTGGATGTCAAATGGAAAAAATAAAATTTTATAGTAATTCAACAATTAATTCAATGTGGAATGAAATAGATGTTTTACTTACTGCGAATCCTGTCTTATTATTAAACCATCCTGAAGATAAACTTGTTATTAAATATGAAACAATTTATAATCAAGAAATAAACACAATTCATAAAATTAAAAAAATAAAAGAATTGGAAGAAATTATTAAACAAATTACAGCATGTTAAAAATATTAGGGGAACATTATTATTTAGACCTTGATGAAATTGAAGAGTATATTAATATCCCTCAAACAACCGCAACAACTGAAAATCATATTAGTATTGTTAAATATGAAATAGTAAAAGTCCTTATGGATACAATATTAACGGAAAATGAACCAGTTGATGAAACGTTAGGTATAAAATCAAGCGGTAATATGACCATCTCATTTAAAGTCGCATTTAACACCTTATTAAATAAAAAATTATTAAACAAATACTAAACATATGAATACAGAACAAATTTTAAAAATTAAAACATCAATAGACAACTTGAAAGAAAAAAAATCAAGGATTTATTTTTTAGTTCAAGACACTAAAGGTAACGCTAAAGCGTCAATGGCGTACATTTATAGATTAGCCCTTACTTTAAAGAATAATGGGTATAATGCAATTATTTTACACGAAAAAGTAGATTATACTGGAGTTTCAACTTGGTTGGGAGAAGAATTCATGGAAAATTTACCACATAAATCAATTGAAGGTGAAAATTTAGAGGTGTCTCCGGAAGATTTAATTGTTATCCCAGAATTATTTGGTTTTGTAATGTCTCAACTTACTAAAATGCCGTGTGGTAAAATAGTACTTTGTCAAGCTTATGACCATATCTTAGAAACATTACAACCTGGAGCGACATGGACTCAATTAGGTTTTTTAAAATGTATAATTACATCAGATTATCAAAAAGATTTTGTTGAAGGTTTAATGAGAAATATGTCATTTGACATACTACCACCTTATATTTCAGATTCTTTTGAAAAACAAATATTACCACCAAACCCAATAATTGCAATACATTCTAGAGAACAAAGAGAAAGTATAAATATAATTAAATCATTTTATATTAAATTTCCACAATATAGATGGGTAACATTTAGAGATATGAGAGGGTTAAGCGAACAAGAATTTGCATCTGTTTTAAAAGATTCGTTTTTGTCTGTTTGGATTGATGAAACAAGTTCTTATGGGACGTTTCCATTAGAATCCATGAAAGTTGGTGTACCTGTTATTGGTTTAACACCTAATTTAGTACCTACTTGGATGAATGAAAATAATGGCGTTTGGGTAAACAATAAAATTCAAATTCTTGATTTTATTGCCGATTTTTTACAAAATTGGTTAGAAGATAACGTTAAACAAGATTTATATACTGAGATGTTAAAAACAGTTGAAAATTTACCATCAAAAACCGATTTTGAAACTAAAACAGTTGAACTTTTTAGTGGATACATAAACACAAGAGCTACTTCATTTGAAGAGCAATTATCTAAATTAGAAACCACAGAATAATATGACAAAGACTACCGAAAAAAAATTTACAATTTCTGTAATTTTACCAATTAAATCAGGTAAAGCAAACGGATTTACAGATTACTTTACTAAATGTATTGAATCTATTAAAACACAAGAATCTAAAATTAACGAATTAATTATTGTTCATACTAATGAAGATTACATTACTGAATATCTAAAAAGTTTTGATTTTGGAGACATAAATGTACAATTACACCCTTGGACGGCAGAACCTAATTTTGCAGAACAAGTAAATTATGGTGTGGAACAATCTAAATCAGAATGGATATCATTATTAGAATTTGATGATGAGTATTCTAAAATTTGGTTTAAAAATGTTGAAAAATATAGTTCTGTTTACCCAGATTGTGACGCTTTTTTACCAATTGTTGTTGATGTTGATGAAAAAAGTATGTTTGTTGGTTTTACAAATGAAGCTAGTTTTGCTTTAAATGTTTCATCCGAAATGGGAGTTTTAACAAATGAAACTTTACATCAATTTCAAAATTTTCAAATTGCCGGAATGGCGTTTAAGAAAGAAAAATATATTGAATATGGTAAAATTAAACCAAGTTTTAAATTAACTTTTGGATATGAATTCTTTTTAAGAATGACATATAACATGTCAAAAATTATGACAATACCAAGAATTGGTTATAAACATATGAATTTACGTGAAGGTTCTATTTTTTGGAATTATAAAAATGGTGAAAATGTGCTATCTGAAAATGAAGTTAAATTTTGGATAGAAAGTGCAAAAAAAGAATATTTTTTTAATAATGATAGACAGATAAAATATGTACCAGAATCTATTTAATGTTAGAAAATATAACAGTCACCGGAAATACTGAAAATGAGGTAAAGAAAAAAGGGAGAAAACCAACCCAAGTTAATTATTTTGATGTTAAAGAAGAGTTAGCAGTTGTTGCATTTATAAATGCTAAAACATACGAAGAGAAAAATAAAATATATAACGAATCTTTACTAAAACCTTTAGATAAAATGATATCTTCAATTATAAGAAGGTATAAACTTTATAGAAGAGATATGAATTTTAATGAAATTCATACAGACACTCATTCATTTTTAATGACAAAGATGGATAAGTTTAAACCCGCAAAAGAAAAAAAGGCATATTCTTATTTTGGGACCATCTGTAAAAACTATCTTATGGGTCAAATTATTAAAGACCAAAAAGAATTTAATAGAAAAATATCTTATGAAGATATTTCATCTTCAATTGAAAATAATGAAAGTTATTCTTATGAAATTGATTCGGATTTTTTTGATACCGAATCAATTATTAAAACTTTTTTATTAGAATTAGAAAATTTTATGAAAACCGAAAATTTAAATCCTAACGAACAAAAATTAGGTTTGGCTCTTTTCGATTTATTTGAAAATTACGAGTCTATTTTTATTGGTAGTGGGAATAATAAATTTAATAAAAACATTGTTTTATTATCTCTTAGAGAAATGACAAATTTAAACACAAAAGAAATTAGAAGTTCAATAAGAAAATTTAGAAATTTATATTATGAGTTAGTTACTAAACTTATAAAACAATAAAACAAATATTTATTGTTATGGGAAGACCTCAAAAAAAAGAAATTAATTTAACTAAAGATTCAATACTATCTCTTATGCAAGAAATATATAATGAATTAGTTGAACAAAGAAATACTGCAATTAGAATACAAAATAAAATGCTATCTTTAATGAAAGATTCTGAAGATATGCAAACTATAGGTCCTATTATTAAAGAACAACAAAAAATAGTTAACGATTGTGTTGAAAAAAAATTAACACTGTCTAAATTACAATCATCTATTTGGGAAAAATCTTCGAAATCAACCGAATCGTTTTCTATTACTGATATGGACATGAATGATGATTTAATTAAAGATTTAATTGATAAAGATTTAACAAATATCAATAAAACTTATAAAATGAAATAATTTAACATGGCAAAAGCTAACGAACCTCTTGATTTAAAAGATTCTTACCAAAAGGCTCAAAATGAAATTAATGCCGTTAAAACATATATTGCATTAAAAGACCAATATAAAGACGCCGCTCGTTCTGTCGGAAATTCATTTGAAGAGGCATCTTCAAAACTTGCTGAAAGTATTAATGGTTTTTCGGAAAGGTCAAAAACAATTAAACAAAACGTTAAATCCCAATTTGAAGAATTACTTGATATTAATAAGATAACTGGTGGTTATGGTAATTCATCAAAATACATCAAAAAATTATTAATAATTGCTTTAAAAAATATTAAACCAAAAATTTTAGAAATCTTAGTTGAAGAAACAATTAATATCACTGGTTGTGACCAAAACAAACAAATAGGGAGTTCTCAAGCAGTTCTTAATCCTCCACCTGTTCCTTTCCCTACACCTCCTATCTCAGTAGGATACGCAGGCCAAGTAATATATATGAATGTTGAATCTGTTGATATTGGAAAACTATTAAAGATTGACCCAAATTCAAAAGTTGGAGAAATTCTATATGAACCAAAACCACTTCAAATACAGAGTAATCCTTTTTCAATGAATAGGGAACTGCATGATTTAATTCAAACTGGCGAAGCTTATTCGGCAACATATAATAAACAATACATTGGAAGTTCTGGACAACCTTTATTTGACATACAATATGTTACAGAAAAAACGGAAAATAATTTTACAGAATATGGTCATTTTTTTAAAATAACAATTATTAACCGTATAGGAATAGAGGGGTTACAAGGATTTATACGAGATTATTATTCAACAATTGAGCCTTATGAATTTCAATCAGTCATTTCAAGAATTTTTGATTCTATGTTAAATTGTATTAAAATTGATGCTAATATTGGAGTTTCACAGACTAAAGACATGAGCGCTTTTAGTTTACTTATAGCGAGAATATTTGGATTATGTTCAGATAATGACACTGAAATAAATGTAAGTGGTATTTCAAAAGCGGGTGAATTAGATGGTCCAATTAATGACTCATTTTTTAATTTATCACCAATCGATTTAAGAAATATTGACCAAACAGTAAGTAATGTACAAAATAAAGTTATTCAATTTGTAGATTGTGGTAACGTAAATATACCAGTTAATTCCACACAAATAATTGAAAGTTTATCACAATTAAACTTTTTAGATGGGGATGCTTTAATAAAAAAAACAGAAGATTTAAGTAATGTAATATCAAATGACCCTCTATTAAACGCATTATCACTTAATGCAGATATTAAAGCGTCAATTGATACCGATTTTATAAAACAAATGATTCAAGGGTTAGTTTCAGCGTTATTTTCACCAAAAGTTATCTTAGGTTTAATTTTACCTTTAAAACTAGTAAATGTTGATATAAATTTTAAAACGTATGTACAATTTATGAAAGACTTTAGTAAATATGTTATAAAGGTAATAGGAAGAATTGGAGCGTTATTAGTTAAAGAAATTGTAGATGTAATAAAAAAAGATTTATTCAATCTTTTACAAGTTATAATTGTTGATTTAGCTAAAGAAAAGGCGGATAAAAGAATTATAATGGTTTTAAAATTAGTTCAATTATTAAATACTTTAGCATCATTTATTAGTGATTATAGAAAATGTAAAAGTGTCATTGACGATATTCTTAAATTTATAAAAATAGCCTTAACTGGAACTCCATTTGACCTTCCATTACCATTATTATACGCTTGTGCACTATTACCAGGATTTTCTTCAATAAGAGCAAATGTAAACATAATTAAAGAACTACAAAAAGTTGCTTATAATACCTCATCATTACCAAGCGGGGCCCCAAATAAAGATTTATTATCAAAACAATCACTTGTTAAAGGTTATTCTGACGAATTTGCTGAAAATAATAAAGTTTCTATTGGACTTCCTCCAATACCTGTTGGTCTTGTTGTATCGTCACCAATGCCAGTTCCATTTGGAAAATGTTTTTAAATTATATGAAAGAAGAATCTAAAAAAGCGTTAGAAATTATTAAAAATTATAAATCTTCACCAAATAAAGATTTAATTTTTATTTTAGAAAAATTACAAGATGATTTTGACCAAACAAAAAATGCAATTATTAAACTTACACATCATTTAGATAAAGTAGAAATAACTTATAATTCAATATTAACTGAATATAAAAAAAGAACAAATACTGAATAATGAATATTACCGAATTAAATCACCATCAAATTATATTTCAAGCTAGGGTTGAAGATTCTGAAGACCCTACAATGTTAGGTAGAGTTAGAGCGGTTTTAACATCAAATGAAGACCAATCCGCAATTACTAAAGGGGTTGATTGGAATCCTGAAAAAGATAAGTGGACAACTAAAGACCCTTTTATTTTTTTACCAATATTACCGTTTTTTTTATCTCAAATACCAAAAAAAAATGAATTAATAAACGTTATATTTCAAAATAAACAATCACCATTAGAAAATAAGTTCTATATTCAAGGTCCATTTTCGTCGCCATTACGTACAATTTTTGAAGAATCTAACGGAGCTCAGACATTCTTAGCTTATGGTGATAGGGTTAAAAAATCCCCAACCATTAGAAATCAAAACGGTAGTTATAACGTTGGAACTGAAGGGATTTATATAAAACCTGGAGATGTTGGAATTATGGGTAGAGGAACTTCTGATTTAATTTTAAAAGAAAATGAAGTAATTCTTAGAGCTGGTAAAATTAAATCACTTAACATTAACCCACCATTAAAATTCCCTGAAATAAATAAAAATAGGGGGTTTTTACAATTATCATATTTTAGTCAAAATAGAGTGTTAAAAAACACTAAAACAAAAAACAACATAATTGAAACCCCATTAAAAGTAAAAAAAATAATAATTTGGAATATTTTAAATTTAGAAAATGTTAATCCAAATGAAGACGGTACAATTGGAATTTTTAATGGTAGCGTTGGGCTTTATAATGTAGTTTCCTCAGAAAAAACAACAACTAAAACATTTGCGCAGGACACAATTAATGATTTAGAAGTTGGAAAAGATTTTTCAGGACCAATTGAAGAAATTAATTTTACCGAAAAAACTTTAAATGATGCGATTTTAATTATTAATAATTTTATTTTTAGTTTATTTACTAGTTCAATACAATTTAACGATTATCCGGTTAGAGATACATTTAATTTTAAAAATGGTTTCCCATTTGTTGTTACTCCATCTAAAATAACTTATATGTCTGGAGGGGTTAATAGTACTCCAACAAACGCCGAACAAATATATAAAAAAAGAAATTATAATGCGATATCTAATAAAATAAAACTTGATAATAATTTTAATGGTTTTTTTATTGTTTCGTCAAATAATAATAATATGCCTGAATACGGAACTCCAACGAGCGTTGAAAAGAATGTTGTTAAACAATATGATTGGGAGAAAGACCCAAAAAGTTATGGGATATTAGGGTCTCAAAAAATTTATTTATTATCTCAAGATTCTAAAAGTAATCGAGGAATAATTGATTTACAAAACACAATATATGGTATAAGTCAAGAAAATTTTTTATCTGGGGAAAACGCAATTGATTTAAAAACTTTTAGTTCTGTAAGAGGGGAAGAACTACTTCAATTATTATCAAAAATAGTGTCTTTCTTAGTTGGACATGTTCATAACCCTGTTGAACCACCTGACTCAGTTTCAACTGGAAATGGTGTTACAGTCAAAGATTTACAAAAAGCCTTACAATCTGCGAATGATGTAATTCTTAATCAAAATATTAGGATTAACTAATATTTATTAAGAAAACGAAATGTCAATTAATAATTCTTATTTTAACAAAAATAACACACTTATTTCAAGGAGTTATACTAATACAGGTAGAAACCCTGTTACTGAAATTTTTTATGGTTCTTTACCAACGTCTGATTATCCAAATGGATATAGTCGTTTCATTTTTAATTTAGATTTAGACTTATTAAAATCTAAAGTTCAAGATGGTACTATTTTTACTGGTAATACCTCAACAATTACACATACTTTACGGATGACAAATACTGTCGCATTTAATCCAGACACACTTAATACCACAACTTCACAAGCAAGACAAAGAGCAACATCTTTTGACTTGATTCTTTTTAGAATACCAAACGCTCAATATTGGGATGAAGGGGTTGGATATGATTTTGCCGATTTAAAATATAACTACGTAGTAGATAAAAATTTTTCAAATAGACCTTCTAATTGGTATCAAACAACCACACTTAGTGCTTGGACTGAAAATGGGATTTATAGTAACGATAATACCGGAACTATAAATTATAGCGGGTTAACAATAGTTGATATTCAAACATTTGAATTTGGAAATGAAAATATATCGTTTGACATGTCAAATGAGATTGCGTCAATATTAGATGGTTCATTGCCACTAATTTCAGGTTGGGGAATAGCATTTAAACCTCAAATTGAAAACTTAACAGGTCTAACAGACGCGTATGAAGTTTCATTTTTTACTAGGCATACTCAAACATTTTATGAACCGTTTCTTGAATCATCGTATGATGATTTAATTCAAGATGACAGAAATTTATTTACTCAAGGTAAATTAAATAAACTTTATTTATATCTATACGATAACGGAACTCCATTTAATTTAGATTATATACCATCAGTTGACATTTTAGATAACGTAGGTGACGCAATACCCGGTTTAACAGGGTTAACTCCTTCTCTTAGAACAAAAGGTGTTTATGAAGTAGTAATCCCGGCATTAATAGGTTATAAAACACCTTGTACGTTTTCAGACAAATGGTATGATATGACTTTAAATGGTTTTAATTTACCAAATGTAACTAATGATTTTGTAATTTATGCCATGAAAAATTCATTACAAATCGGTACTAGTACAACTGAACCAAAAATTTATGGGTTTGATTATTATGGTATTAAACAAGATGAAAAAATTTATAATACCGATATTAGAAAAGTGGGGGTTATTATTAAACAAGCCTATTCCACTCAAAAATTACTTCAGAAAATTAACGCTTTTTATCGCGTTTATGTTAAAGAAGGGCAAACTGAAGTTAAAGTTCAGGATTGGACAAAAATAAATAAAACTCCTAACGAATATTATTTTATTTTTGATACTAGAGATAAAATACCTAACGAATATTATATTGATATTAAAGTAGAAAGTACTGGAGAAATAAACACATATAAACAACAAATAAAATTCCAGATTGTTAATATAAAAAAAGATTAAAATAAATTAAACTACACAAGTAAATATTTTTAATTAAACGTATATTTATAAATAAAAATTAAGATGACTCCAACGCCTTCTATAACTCCAACAATAACTCCAACAATTTCTGTTACCCCAACAATTACGCCCACAAAAACTGTTACCCCAACAATTACACCCACAAAAACCACAACTCCAACAATAACGCCAACAATTTCTGTTACTCCAACTCATACTCCAACACCTACTCCATCAGCAACTCCATTATATAACGTGTTAGTTACTGCTACAACATGTCATGGTGAAGTCATAAATTATGTTATTGATAGTCGAGAGATAACAGATACCAAAGTTTATCAACTAAGTAACGGAATTTGTGTAACATTAAATACTGGGGCTCGTACCACACAATCATCAACAATGTCGTTTTCATATGGTCCTTATAATAGTTGTACTGAATGTTACACCCCATTAAGTGCAGATACATCACAAAACGGTTCAATTTTTTGTAATCAAGATACTTACACTGGAAACACTGCAAGTAAAGTTTACGCACCATCACCTATTTACACAAACGAACTTGGTAAATCGGTGGTACAATTAAATGCTGTTGTTATTGGCGGAAACGGATTAAACGGTTAAATATTTAAAATAAAATGAAAAAAACGATTAGATTAACAGAAACGGATTTAACAAAACTAGTCCAAAAAATTATTAACGAAACTGAAGAAACTCCTAATTACGAAAAAGGTAAATCTGGAATGAGAGCCGCAAGGTCAAAAGCCGATTTTGAACCTTCACCTAAAGAAAGTGAAATTATGTCTCAACTTTTTGGTAAATATCAAGACGATATTCCTCCAATTGTTGTTAGATATCTTAGAAAAATGGGGAAAGCTCAGTTAACAAAACGTTTAATAAAATTAAACATGATTGATGATAAAACAGTGATTGACGAATTTGACATAACTGAATCTTAATCCAAAACTTTAATTAACACTATGAAAAATTTTGAAAATACACTTATTAAAAAACTTGTTAAAAAAGTATTAAATGAGACTCATGAAAAAAACAATGATAGATATATGTTTTTTTCAAATTTAGAACAAATTCATAGACAAACCGAAATTTTATTACAAGAAAACGAAGAACAAATTCATAATATATTAGAAAATGGACATGATTGGGCTCAAGACCATATTGCTACCGCAAAAGAATCTATTGACCAAGTGTTTGATTTTTTAATGAATGAAACAAAATCTTCTGAAAATAACTTTACTGACGATATGAATCACCATGAAGATATTGTGGGAGAATCAGAAGAATTAACAGAAAAAAAGAAAAAAAACACCGCGACAAATCAAAAATTATGGAAAGCGTCGTTGGCTTGGGCAAAATCTAGATACAAAGTTTGTCCAAGTGCTTATTGTAATGGAGCGGCAGTCAAACATTACAATAGTAAAGGCGGAAACTGGGTTAAAAAATAATAAAATTTATTTTTTTTGATTTAATCAAAAAACTTCTTATATTTGTAGTATATTCTATTACAAATGAAAACCAATTTTAATAAACATAAATTTAGAAGATTTTTACAATCTTTATCGATTAAGTATTATAAAATACTGACCCCAAAAGAATTAAAAAAACGAGGTGAGTATGATTATGAATGTTTTGCAATATGTCATAATTTAATGGAGAAAGAATCAACCAGTTTATTAATATCACCAATTTCAAAAAAAAGATATATTAAAAGCGACGAAAGTCAAATTTTTATAATTATAGAACCCAATCAAATGACAATAGTTAACCATAACTACAGTTATAATATTGATATTTGGGGTAGACCTTACGATAAATTAACCCATATTTTTGACCATGAAGTGGAACGTAGACGAGAAAAGATGGAAATGGAAATAAAATCCAATGTAAAACATTCATTAACTAACATATATCAAAATCTATTCAATGACAAAGTTTGATAAACTATTTTATACGGGTGTTTTTTTTATAATAATACCAATATTTTTACTTATTCTTGTGATACTATCCAGTAGCGATTTGTCATTAAAAATAAATGAAAAAAAAATAATTGTGTTTGACACAGTTAAAGTAATTAAATTTGAAACTGGACCTTTAATTAAAACTGATAGTATTAAAGTTCTTAAAAAAACAGTTAAAAAAATTAAAATTAAACAAGATTCTATTCCAAAACTAGTTACAGACACAACAATTAATCGTATTTGGTCTAATAAATTAGATTCCGCAATGGTTAAATAATTTTACGAAACGTTTTTAGCTTTTAAATATTGTTTTTTAACAAATTGTGCTAATTTATCGTTTAATGTTTTAGATTGTTCTTTAAGGTCCTTAAAAAACATCATCAAATTTTCGTAACCCTTAGAATAATTAAAAGGACTACCAGTTTTAGCAACATAATTTAACATACCATCAACGTCAGTTTGTTTAATATATTTTAAATATTTAGATTCCAAAGCTAAATCAGTAGGAAAATTATATTCTAAAAACGCCTCAACTTTTGGTTTTGTTGTTAAATTTTTATTTTTAAATGTAACCCCACCAATAACTAATTCAGGTTTGGTTAAAACATCCTGTTCTTTTATAACTTTTTTTACTAAATTAATTAAATCGTTTTCGGTTAATTTTATAATTTTTTTCATTGTATGACTATTTTATTGATAAATATAATTATTTTAAAAAAAATCACCGAATTAAAAAATAATTATTATATTTGTATTAATTATTAACCAAATAAAAAAAATACATATGAAAAATTTAATTTTAACAGTATTACTAGTATTAGGAACTAACCTAATTAAAAGTCAAATTTATACCTTAACTATTGATACAATGTTATGTTATAATTACGATATCAAATTTAAAACTTATGACAACGCTTTAGACAATAATAATTTAGAAAGAAAGGGGATGTTTGTTTTTACAAATAAATTCGCAAGAACGGTAATTGTTAATTTAAATAATAAAACAGTAAGATATTTGACTACTGAAAATAAAAAAGTAATTCAGGATGAAACCGCTCCTATTCTACAAATTAATACTCCACAAACATATGGTCTTGTTGATGTTTTCTATGAAGACAGAGACACTAGTGGTAACTTTAGAAAGATGTGGTTAACTATTAATCAAGACGAAACTGAAACTCAATTTAGCGTTTTATACGCAGTTACTGATAATATGGAGTACGTTGGAAAATTAACTAAATTTTACGGTAAGTTTGACCATGACGTTAAATACACCGTAGATGCAACTAAAAAACATAATTTTCCATTGAATAAACCCTTAGTCCCATCAAAAAGAATTATAACTGTGGACTGTTATAAACATTAAATATTGTTATTTTTTTCTTGGGTGATATGACACCATTTTAGGAGAATTCCCAGTTCCTGTTTTAGGATGGGATTTTTCCGATTTTCTTTTTTGTGAACACGCTGACCTTTTTTGTGAATCACTCATCTTACCCGCAACTCCGGATGCTCTACATTTAGGGTAAGCCTTATCAGTCGCCTGATTACGTCCACAAGGAGGGTGTTTTCCGTCTACTTTTTTACATATGTTAACCCAAGGACCTTTTGGTTGAGAACTCCCCTTAGGTTTAGTTTTTGTCCCAAACCAAACCGCTAAATCTTCACTTATAGTATGAACATCATGTGTAGGTACATCGTATGTGCCATCAACACCTTTTTCCCACACACCAACATCTCTTTTATGATTATTTTTTAATTGTTTTTGTTTACTAATTTTATTTAATTCATTTTTAATAATTACATCAAAAGGTGATAATGAAGTTTTATTCCATTTTTTCAAACCAATTTCTAACGGTCCTGTATACTCGCCTGAACTAACGTCATTACTGGTGGCTTCAATAATTATATCGTCTTCATCACTACTTGTTGAATTTGTTCTTTGAATTATACTATCAAAAGCAATATCAATTATTGTTTTTTTATCCATTTAAAATATAAATATCTTATTAATTGATTTAAAATTTTTTTTAACTTATCTTTAATATTATGGAAGAAACTAAAATTTTTGGAAAACTTTTTGATAATATACCTTTATCAGATGAAAATCATCTTGATGTTATTCTTAATACGTTAACACCTGAAACCTCAATGTATATTATTGGACAAGCTCTTAATTACGGACTTAAAACAGGAATGTATACTTTTGCTGAAGCTGAAATATTATCAAAATCACTTAGATGTTTAACAAAAAAAAATAACGATTAACGAGCCCTTACATACCAAGGCTCAGTTGAAGTTACTTGAGCTAACTCATCTAACATCGAATCAAATTTTTTACCTCCTTTTAAACGTCCTATTTTTTGATAAAAAAGGTCTCTACAAGCTTTAACTTTATTTGCGTTTGATTTTATGTCAGATGGTGATAAATTAACCGCAGTTCCGGCTTTGTACCCTTGATAAAAAGTTTTTACTAATAACTTACAAGCTTCTGGAGTTTGGGGTATTTGAGCATTAACCGCTTTTCCAAGATATTCTGCAATATCTGCGGTACTTATATTTGCTGGTGGTAACCACATGTATAAATCTTCAGGAAACACCCTATCAGATTTTGGACTAACAAGTTGTTTGGTATATGTGTTTTTTTCTTCACCTTGTAATTCATTTTCAAGTTTAGCCCCCACGTTAGTTCGTTTCCAACTTTCAATAAATGATTTTTGTTGTGGCGTATATCCGGCAGATTGTGTTCCTTGTGAACAAAGTTCAACCTTCCATTTTTTAATTTCACCAGTTTTTGTTTTTACAAAATTAATACTTTTAGTAGTTGCGTCATAAACAGAAACCATTCCATCAATATACCAATATCTAAGACCTCCATTTGTTCCAGTAGTTTGAATTGAATATTTATGATTAGGGTTACCATCATCACTCATTTGAATAACCGTAGGTTTTATATCAGGGTTAAAACAAGAAAGCATTCCTTGTAATTTAGTACTCAATGACACATCTTGATTTTGTTCTAAAATAATATTTGACGTTTTATTTTCTTTAATATACGACTTTAATATTTTTTTTATTTTAATTCTACTTATTTCTGTTTTCATAATATAACGTATTAATAATCCCCAGTGTCAAATGTTTCGGGCTCTATTTTTGTTGGAGTAGGTGTTGTAACTGGTTTAGTTTCTATTTTAGTTTCTGGTTTGTTATCTGGATAAACAATTGTTAACGCATCATCATCTTCAAAATACGGAACAAGTTTTTTATCTGTTCCCATTTTATAACCGTCTTCGTAAAACTTTGTTCCTTTAATATCATAATATGTTTTAGCGTCATCATGAGTACCAGTTGTTTCAGTATGACTTTTTAAGTTATTTTGAATAGCATATAATTTAACAGATTCCCATGCATGTTCTATTTTAGTTTGCCCTGGAGTTTTTTTTCTGTTTAACACTGTACCATCTTTTTCTGGGTCACCTTTAATCTTATCCCACCATCTGCTTAACTCACTACCATCCTCATTTGGGTCGTCAATTACTTCATCTTTAACATCTTTAATTTTATCGATAACATCTTTTCCTTTTTCTTTAGCATTATCAATTTTGTCCTTAGTTTTTGAAGGGGGTGGGTTTTTTTCACTTGGTGCTTTTTTAAAATCTTGTTCTTTAATTACCAAACTTTTTTTTAAAAATTTGGACATGTTAGATTCATCGATAGCAATTTTATGTATTGATAAAATTCTATTTTTTTCCTCGTTGGTTATTATTAATCTGTTTTTCATATTTTTAAAATTATTGTTTAAATAATGGTCCCATTAAATAAAACGTTTTATCTTCATTAGTGTCATCATCTTTAACAGTAATATATGCTTCGTTAGGGTGCGTCATGGATAATCCTTTAATTACATATTGAGTATTCTCGTCATATTGATAAACGGGTATTCCGTCTCGATTAATTTCTATTTTATCAATATATTTAGGTAACACTCCAAATAATCTTAGTTCGGATTTAAACCCCAACAATTCAGCTTTGTCTAAAGTTTTTTCGCCAATTTTTCTATTATCTTTATTTGGACTTACTTTAAATAGTATAAAATTATACATTGATGGTACAAAATCAACTAAAGTTGTATAAGCAACCCCAATTGGGCCTCCCAAAACTCGATATAAAAACGAAGACCCTGACGCTTCAAATTTATTAGTCATATATTTAGTTGCATTTTCACTTCCTCCACGTTGTGCGTACCAATCGGCGGCCCAACTTGTAAGATAAAGTCCAGTTGACACACTTGCACATTTTCCCCAATATTTTAAAAATGCCGAACCGCTATCAATAATTCCAGTTTCCTTACTGAATTCTTTTCCTAAGAAAAAATCTTTAAATCTTTTTACTAAAATTTTTTTATCTATTTCCCTTGAAGGCATTTTTATATCTATAAGTTTTTCAAAATCAGTTATTATTTGATTTACTATTTCTTGACGTTTAGTCCCTATAGTATTATCTAACGACTTAATACAATAATTAAGCCTATCAATAGTCTCTTTTGGAATTTTACTTATTTCTTCGTTCGAAATTTTTACGACCGCATTAATAAATTCTTTTTTAAATTGTGGAATGTATTTTAATGGAATTTTTTTATTAATAAACGATTCTTTAATTGCTTTATTAAGGATGATTTCATCTTCATTGTCTAACACCTGATTAATTTTTACATTATTAAGATTATTTGACGTAGTTTTTGGTTTTGATGTTTTTATTTTTGGTGTTGGTTTTAAATTGTCAACATAATCACTAAAATCAAGTTTTATAATGTCTCTAGCATTAGAATCAGATATCATTGAATCTAATTTTTTATTGACAGTGTTTTTAAGGGTTGTTTTATCTTTATTTGAATATTTAATTAAAAACGTTTTAAAATCATTAAGTTTTTTTAATTCTTCTGGAGATATTCCATCATTAACAATTTTAATTAATTGATTACGAAATGTTGGGGTTTTCTTAGCATAGTCTAAAATAATCTCAAATTTTTTAAATACGTTTTTTTCAACTTTTAGTAAATTTATAATGTCTGGGTTTTTTTCAAAAGATTTAATTACTTTAGTTAACAATGTAGGCGTTCCGGCTTCTACTAGTATTTTTTTACCTATTAATTCTTGGATTCTTGTTATTTCGTTAATTATTTTTTTTTCCATAATATATAAATATCTTTATTTTAATTATTTTGAATAAGAAGTAACGCTTCTTAAATTAGTTACGTTTGGTTTTTCATCAATTTCTGTCTCGTTAGAAATTGAATCAAAACTTGAAGAGTCAAAATTATTAAAATCCACTTTAACATTTTTTAAATCAAGTACAGCGTCATAAATTTCAGGATTTTCTAATTGTTTATTAATACTATCTAATAATTGTTTTTGAACTTCAGGATTGTTTTCATAATCCTTTACCGCACTTGTAATTCCTAATGTTTTATTTACTAACGCTCGTAATTCATTTTTTTGACGGCTATTAAAATATTTTTCATTGTCTGCAAAAATAAGAAGATATAGTTTATCGATACCAAATACGGTCCCGCCTACTTTGAATGTTATTTTTCCTACCCCTTTAGAAAATTTATTTAAATAAATTAAAAAATTAATTAAATATTTTGACGATTTATTTTTTAAATTATTTTTTAATGTTAATAGCGATGTTTCAATAATCCCCTTATTAACTTGTTTAATAACTGAAGGTTCTTTAAAAACTTTTGTAAATTCTTTTAAGTATTTTACGGATTCTTTTTTTAAATTACCCGATTTATATGATTTAACTAACTTTTTAAGTCCGTTAACGCCAATTTTTTGAAATACTTTACTAGATTTGAATATTTTTAAAAGTTCACCACCTGGAATTACACTTAATGCCATCATCATAGTTCCCATATAAGGGTCATCTTCCTGAAAATATGTTACAGCGTCAGCTACTCCCGCAATTGTCGAAATTCCCCAAAAAAGAGGAGCTAATGGTGTTGGTAACATACCTAACACAGACGATGTGATTTCAACACAGTTTAAAAAATCATGAGTGTCCCAATCTCCAGGTGAAAAATATGGTCCATCATAATATGATGCCGTTGCCCCGGCAGATGATGTTACCGCCCTTAAATCTGATTGTTCACTAATAAACTGGGTGTTTTCAGAACGTGTTTTACTTATGTCATATTCTATTAATAAACGTATTTTCTCTAAATCACTTATAACGTATTTAACATCCATTCTAAAATATTTTTTTATTATAAATAGTTTGTTTTATATAAAAAAAATTAGTAATTTTGTTTTATGGAAAACTTTAATATTGGTGAAAAAATTATTTACATAGTTGATAATTCCGAACATACTATTGAATCGATAGAAATTTTTGAAAATGAAACAGTAATCTTTACTCAAGGTTTACAAACAAAATGTTTTCCTGTTTCAAAAATAATTAAAAAACCTTTTTTTAATGTTTCAAATTGTATTAAAAAAATGATTGAGAATAAAGAATTAACGAAATTTGAACAAGAAATTTTGTTTAAATTTTTATTTGAAGATAAAGAATTAATAATTAAACCTTTTGATGAAAAATTATTTAATGACTTATTAAATTCAAATTAACTATAACTTGACCCTGGGTTTAAATCATCATCTTCTTCTCCTTTTGTACCTACTGCCGGTGTTCCAGGTGTTTCAGGTGTTTTAGGAGTTTCAGTCGTTCCAGGTGTTCCAGGCGTTTTTGGAGTTTCAGGAGTTCCAGGTGTTTTTGGAGTTTCAGGCGTTTTAGGAGTTTCCGGTGTTTTTTCCTGAGCCGACGTTAAAACCCCCAACTTATCAGTTAAGGCTTTCAATGTGTTAGGCCCAAATTTACCATCAACAGTAACACCTAATAACTTTTGAGCTTGCATTACGTAATTACTAAAAGAAGTTTTAGTTTGCCCTATTTTATTTGAAACTGGAGCAACGGAGGTCTTAGTTTGTGATTGAGATTCTATTGTTTCTAACGGTATTAAATTTCCAGATTTGTCGAATAACTTAATAGTTGTAGTTCCTGGGTAATATTGGTCTTGCTCATTAATCAAATAATGACGTTTAGTTCTTGATTCATGAAGATTTAAAATTTGTCTTTTTTCTTCTTCCGATATATTGAAATTATAATTCTTTATCATAACATTTTTATTTATAAATATAACCAGGTTAACTATTTATTACTATGCGAGGTAAAAATATTCCGGAAAATTTAAAATTTGGTAAACTTTTAACAAAAATATTACAAAAAGAATATTCTTTTATCTCCAATGTTAATGTTGATTTAATAGACTACAAATTTAAACATTCTCCCACTTTAACCATTGCTTTAGTTATTGATAGAGATTGGTGGGTTGAAAATCTTGATATTAAATGTTATGACCAAACTTTACATGATGATACTTGGTATATGAGTTGTTGGAGTTTTAATAAGTGTTCTGGAGATAAAATTAATGAAAAAACAATTAAAGATACAATATTATCAGTATTTCAATTAACAATTGGTTTTGACGTGGTTTACAATTCTTCTATTTATTTATCGGTAGAATGTAATAATTACAAAAGTTGGTTAAATACTAATTTATAAACTTAATTCGTATTTATACAATCCACAATCCCATATTCTATCATACCCTAATTCAGAAGTTAATTCTTTTTCGGTTTTGTTATAATCC